CCAGCAGGATTGAGTCACAGTCATCGAACACGATAACGTTACCCTTCTCTGAATACTTGTACAATTGCGAGTAAAGACCCACAGCACTCATGGCGCCCTTGATCACTTCGTACTTGGGCTTGCGTTGCCCCAGCACATTGAACAGATCTTCTTTGCCCAGGACTTCTTCTACACCGTAGCTTTTGCCCACGCCCGGAGGACCCGTGACGATCATGGCACGTACATTGCCGTCCTTGACAGCCTGCGTCATGTTCTTAAGTACTTCAAAACGGCCACGCAGTCGTGCTTTGATCTCATCATCAGTCTGATCAGAGACCACAGCATCAGGCACAACATCCTGCACAAAGCTTATGACACCTTCGGGCTCACGGCGCAATGCATTCAGCATACTGGGCTCGGGGGCACCACTGACCACACGATACGAGTCTGCACTGGCGCATCGTATACGTATAGTCCTTTCTGGAAAGCCCGGTGAGCTAGCACCGTTGACAGTTACATAGCCCTGCCCGTCTGAGCCCTGGCGATAGTGTTGCACCAGTTCAAAAACAGCGCCAGCCACTGAAGTATCCTGTCCACGTATCTTGTATACGCCTTCGAGGATTTGGATTTGAGGTTGTGACATAGAGTCGTCGCTCCTAAGTTGTTAAAGGAATCCATATTATATGCTCACAAAAAAGCCCTGTCAAGCAGGGCGTGAACTATTCGTGAACAACAGTGTTTACAGCGTTCGGTAGTCCGAAACACGATCCCAGCGGAACGATCTCCATTCCATTTTCTCTAGATCGAACACGGGCTGCACCATCGGATTGGGCTCTTTTAAACCCTTGGGATGCTGCGAGGCTGGAACCCATCCCAGGTTAGTAGTACCACGCAGCACACGGCTGCTGCCATCTGCTTTGGTAAACGTGACCTCTACTTCGCCCTGTGCCAATGCCCTACGGACTTCATCGCGGAACTGATCCTGCTCTACTAGTGTGCGATCTTCAAATACTACTGCCATTTTATTCTCCAGTCAAGTAATATATTTAACCTTTGGTGCCCGGAGCCGGACTCGAACCGGCACAGCTTGCGCCGAGGGATTTTAAGTCCCTTGTGTCTACCTATTTCACCATCCGGGCTGTGGTGGGCCCCCCGGGACTTGAACCCGGACTCAACGGATTATGAGTCCGCTGCTTTAACCAATTAAGCTAAAGGCCCAACGTACCGCTATTATACAGGTTTTTTTGGAACAGTCAACGTGTTTGGGCCAATGACCTTATCACGATCAGGGTCGCGATATCCCGCAGCAGTGTTGCCCGCAGCAGCACGTTCTTTGCTGACGATCCATTCTACTACAGGATCCAAACGCTGCGCAACTATATCCGGCGCAGCTGCTGCCAACTGATCCAGGTCATATTGATTGGGATAGTGCCGCAACACTGCACCCGCCTGCGATCTGATCACAGCAGGCACCCCGGGAGTCTTCTTGGGATCCAGCAGCTCCTGTAGGAACTGTCTAGCGTAATTAATAGCGCGATATCTTTCGTCTGGTAATGTCATAATCCGGGCTCTAGCAGCGGGGTCTTATATCCAGCTGCCCTTTCTACATTGATCCTGCACACGATCGGGATTAACTTCCCGCTGCTGTAGTATATAGATCACCTGTGCAGCTTCATTCCAAGCTACATAATTGCCAAAGCTATAGCTGACAATGATCACAAGTGCTAGTACTACAGCTGAAAAGATCGTGCGCATAATATAATAGTGTATAAAGGATTGAGCGGGTTGTCAACTAGAATCTGTTGCATGTTGTATATATGCACATGTGTATACTTATATAGTGTATAAGAGCTTATATGCTACAGCGGGGTCTACCGTAGGAACACTGTCGAGGCGATCCCCCCAGTCGATCACGGTACTCTAGGGTGTAGAACTGTGTGATAAAGTGCAGAAAAGTGTGAAATCTGAGGTCTTTTGAACCGTTTGGACTATTTTCGTTTTAAATTAACTAGGGTTTTTACTGTCTGGGGATGGTGGTTTAAGAGGCTTAACAAAAATGGTTCTACACACGCACAAGATAGTCCCCACCCGGATATGCTACAGCGGGGTCTATGCTATACACTATATACTAGAGTAACTTAACCCAGATCCAACCTATGACTAGGCCCAGATCAAACGCTAGTACGCATATGCCAGCGAGTGCTAGCGTGTAGTACAAGTGATCTTCTACTATGCTCTTGATTTTATCCATCATATGAATATTTACAGCGGGGTCTATGTCTAAGCCGTTAAAACTGTTGTGTTATCGTGTATTATATACTCATGATGCTGAACCCATTTGGGCTACAGTGCAAACATACAACGGCTATGTAGAACCTAAGCTATCATATACTTACTTTTGGATCATAGAGTCTTATGCTAGTCTATTAGTCTTGCGCCACCCGGAACTGGTTCGCTATAGTAGTAAAGACTATTACGCTTGATCTTTAGTAAGGTACTCTTATTTGTGCGCAAACTCTACTGGGATCTTGTGGCAGATTTGGAAACGTTGTACCGCACAGTTGCGTACACGCTGATACGAGTGTACTGATCATTAGTAGTGTTAAAGTTTTAGTCATCGCAGCTTGCGGTCTAGTCTGTCTAATGCTTTACGGAATCTATAGTAGTTCTTATTGTCATCACGCATAGCTTCACCCAACTGTGCTTCAAGGAATCCAATTTGATACAGCATCTGTAGTCTGGGATTGTTGGGGAATAATCTGCTGGCTTTTTCCAACAGCTCAGTGCGTATATACTCTCTGTAGTTGCTCACAGTCGCTCTTCTGCTGTGTATTATCCCTGTGCACCTATGACCTGTATGCGCCCGGGTGCTAGATCTATGTTGATGTCAGTGATAGGTTTGTTCCATTCTGATTCGGGCAGTAGATGTTCTTCTCTGTACTGTTCTACACCGTTGTCCAGTACTACTCTAATGATGTAGCGTCCGTCAGCGCGGTTTTCTACGTAGGTTTGATTTGATAACATTGGGGGATCTCCTATAGATATTTATAGGAAAATTTGCTGTCCCGCTTACCGCTTCGCGGTCTTGTTAGGCCACTAGGCGCAGTCGGGGAGTCAAATCCTGTAGATAGTAGGCCTGTGCCAAGGGATCCCGTAGCATGGTGATAAACTTGTCATAGTCTATCTTTACGGTGCCCCAGTAGTGTGTTTGGAATGTGTTGAAGTTGGTGCTGTTCTGTAGTCCCCAGGGCCAGCGTTCAAAGTTGTCCAGGCTCATGTGATTTAGGCTTGAGTCCTGTGTCACATACTTGTGCTGCTCTAGGGTGATGGGTATGCAGCACATGAACTCAGTTAGGTCTCTAGAATTTTCCACCAGTGCTAGGTTCTTGGCACGGAATAGCGCACTAGGATCTAGATTCTTGTCCACTGATCTACCTGGGCTTTTGGTTTTGGTCAAACCCAATAGGAAACGATTCTGTTGTCGTATGTGATTAAAGTCTAATCGGAAACGCAGCTTAGGCTCTCCTGTGCTGCGATCTGGTACTGTGGTCCAGGCGGGCTCTCCAGTGATCAAGCACTCTAAAGGGGTATTGGGATCTCCCATGTACCAGTGTTGCAGTACTGTTAGATTGAGATTCTTGTAGTAGGCTTTCTTGATCTCTCCAGGCTTGAGACAAGTGGGTTGGAAAGGGTCTTGGGGGTTTACGATGAATTTTTGCATAGGTTACGGTGTCTAAACAGTGGTCGTCCTTTAGATATAATTATCTTCGTAGATTCTCTGCCCACTGCGGATCTGGCCGGAGATTTAATCTGGCACGGGCCTGCCGTCTAGTCTGCTGTGCTCGGGTGATGAGATTCTGTAGGTTCTGTTCTGCTGATTGATCTAAGACCTGCGGGGGTAACTGCATGATTTCCTCTGCTGAGGCTAGGGCACGATCTATGTGTGAGTATGCTTGGGGTCCCTCGCGGTCGTAGTCGGGATCAGCGAGATGTTGCCTTAGGGTATCAAACCCTAGACTCTCTAGATAGTCCAGTACTCCTGGTCTACTTATCCACACACAGGGGCTGCGATTGATCAGTGATCTATAGGTCTTTTCTGTTATGAACTCTGCGGGCGCGGCCCATTCTCTGCTGGCAGTTTCACAGACTATGCTGACCCTGGTGCTGGCGTATATTTCTGGGTCAAAAGGATAGCCTGGGCACACATAGGTCTGCCCCGAGCGGTGATGGTCTACACCGTCACGGGCTCCTAGATGAACTTCAAGCCAGGCCCAGAAATTAGGGTCATTGAACGGTTGGCTGCTTTTATGCCAGGACCTTAAGGCTGTGCTGTGGGCCAATAGGCCCAACTCAGCATCATCAGCTAGACCCTGCTGCCACAGTCGATAAATGGTGTAGAGCCTACTGGGTCTAGTTTCTAGTTTGCTGATCAGGCAGTTGACCCTAGGCTGTCTATGGCTGGGCAGAGTTAGACTGGGTGTGATCAGCTGTTGTTGCCAACGATATACAGCACTGAGCGCAAAGTAATCGATCAGTAGGTGTGGTCTAGATCTATAGCTGTCAGCTACACAGGGATTGACAAACCAACAGACTGGGCCCTCACGCCGTTCATACTCTTCAGCATAGGGCTGACCTGGGCCCGATTCATAGCTGTAGTCATAGATCAATTCTGTAGGCAGTCTACGCTGTCTGCGCTCTAGGATCAGCTGTTGCTTGCTCTGCTGATTCCAGCTGTCTATGATCCATAAGGGTCCTGGGTGTGAGCTTGCTAGATCAGGATCTCCAGTGCGCTGCTCTGGAGGTATGCCCAGATAGTCGGCTAGATCCAGATTAACACCTGCGCTGAGATTACTGTAATAATATAGATTCATCAGCATACTTATGCTGGTTAAATACAGTATGGCCAATCCTTTAGACCTCATCGTAGACACTGCACAGATCGCCTCAGTGTCAAATCCACAGCGTACCACAGTTAATCCTGCGGCCGCACAAATAGCACTGGCAGTACAGAATACCCAGGGCCAGACAGCTACCTTGCCCACGACCACTCCTACAGAGCCTGTGATAGTCACACAGATTACCCGGGCCCAGACCGCAGAGAGTCTACTGGGCGGTACTGCTAATCAAATACCCGTACAGACTGCACTGGACACCACGGGCTATATCACAGCACCTCAGGTCGCTGATCGTTATCTATATTGGGACGGCACCAGCATACGTTGGAATGCAGTCAGCGTAGTTACCAGCTATAACGATCTAACCAATAAGCCTAACTTTGCTGCGGTGGCCACATCGGGCAGCTATAACGATCTGTTGGACAAGCCCACTATCGTTGTAGACTATAACAATCTATTAAACAAGCCCACATTGTTCTCGGGCAGCTACACAGATCTCAGCAACAAGCCCACTATACCCGCAGCCCAGGTCAACAGTGATTGGACTGCCAGTACAGGAGTAGCCCAGATATTAAACAAGCCTACCCTGGCCACTGTGGCTACATCTGGACTGTACACAGATTTGGGCAGCTTGCCCACCCTAGCCACAGGCAACGTTAAAACAGTAGCAGTGTCAGGGCAGACCAGTGTAGCACTGGCACTAGACGGTACCCTGACACTAGCAGCAGCCACAGGCAGTGGATTTATAATCACTACCAACAACACTACTAAAACAGTGACCCTAGGACGTAGGACAGCCAAGACGGGTGACACTATTTCCACAGGCACTTATACTATGGACTGTTCCCTATACGAAGCTTGGTACTTTACAGCCAGCGGTTCTATCTCGCTGGCATTCAGCAACATACCTGCGTCAGGTAATCTGTTCGTGGCCTATCTGTTTATAACCAATGGTAACGGCTCGGGAGCTATCGGTGCATTCCCTAACGGTACATTCTGGCCAGGGGGCACTATACCCACATTGACCGCTGTGGCTAATAAGACAGACGTATTCGTGTTGGCCACAGCAGACGGAGGCGGTAAGTGGTTCGCTTCAGTAGTTGGCCAGAACATGTAATCTATGTACGCACCGCATAATCCTACTCTTAGTTTTACCAGCGTAGCTTCAGGTTTTGCCAACACAGCCAGTACGATCACTACGTTAACTACGGGCGTGGCAGTACCAGCAGGGTCTTTGGTAGCAGTTACCTGCCAGATCAATGCAGCAACATCTACGGTAGGTACTATCACTCTTACAGGATCTGCAGGAGGGTTTGGTACCCAGACCTGGTCCAACTTCCAGGCTAATGGTGCTGGTACTGCTTGCCATAGCCTATTAGTATTCAAGATCGTTACGGATATGCCCGCAGGCACTACACTGACTGCTACTAGGAGTGCCAACTGGCCCAACGCTGAAATACGCATGATATTGTGTTCGGGCTGCAACAGACTGAGTAATTTCAATACCATTTCCGGAACCTACGGAGCCAACGCCGTAGGCAGTAATACCCTGACCTACGCATCAGGCACGGTGTCGGTACTGCATCACAGCAAAAGCAGCGTTAACATAACACTGGCAGTAGCCGACAGCCAACAGGCCGTTGCAGGTATTGGTGGAGGTGGTAATCCTGATTATCTAGGAACCAATAGACCCCAGGTAACTACTATTTCTATAGCATCTAATCTATTAAGCACAGCAAATCCACACGGATTGAACATAGGACAGAGTATCATTCCTAGAACAACCACAAATGGACTTACATCTGGTACTAGATATTTTCTAATCGCTGACGGATTTACCACGACGGCTTTTAAACTATCTCTAACTGCAAATGGCACCGCAGTTACACTAACAGATGGAACAGTAACAGTGATACACGATGTAGGATATCAATCTATCGCTGTGCAGGGAGGATCGGGAACAGTTAACGGTGCTGCTGGTACAGGATTCCGTTATCTAGTAACTGCCACAGTTTATCCTCTAATAGGCCCTAATGTTGGGCAGACTTTTCTATGGCAAACTGGTGCCACAGTAGCACAAAACTGGTGTGTAACCACATACCGATTAATACCCTAGGAGAAAGATATGCAGAACTTAACTATTGAAGAAGTACAACCTCTACCAGTAGAGATCGTCAAAGAGCATCTTGAAAAGATAGAAAAAGAACAGGCAGAAAAGCAGCAAGAACAGCCCACTGATAATTCGGAACAACCGCAATAAATATTTTATTATGAAAAAGATCTTTATTCTATTGTTAGCATTTGCCCTTAGCGGATGTGCTGCCGTTGATTGGGTTAAGAAAGTTTGGCCTAGAGCACACGACCCGCAGTTAGTACGTCAATGGGTTGATGCTAGAACAGCACTAGATGATGTAGATTGTGAAAAGACTCCTACAGGATGGGCACAGGTTGTAGAACCTGCACGTAGATTAAGTTTGTATGCAGAGTTTCGTAAAGATCCGCAGCAGGAGAATCTAAAAGGATTGTTAGCACACGCAGAACGAATGAGCAAGGGTGGTAGTAAAGCGTTCTGTGAAATAGGTAAGAAGACAGCCGTCCAGCGATTAGATGCAGCAAGAACAGCCTGGGAGGGCAGATAATGGATCACCAGTTAGTAGTAGAAATGCAGACCATTAAGGAACAATGGCAAATAGGTAATCTCAGTCTAGAAGAAAGAGATTATCTGTTAAAAGAAATAAGAGATATTAGAGCAGCGCAAGAATGCGCAGGTGATGAAGTAATGTTCCGTTATGTGTATCAAACATGTAATCTTATAATGAGTATGACATAATCCAATAAATAAAAGACTATGAGAATCAGTGATATAATTTTTGAAACCGAGCAAGAAGTAGACGAAGCTAAGGCCACTCGTAAGTATTGTCTCAGACCTAAAAAGGACATGAGTGCCAGCGGACTAAGTAGCTGCAAGGCACAGGGATTCGTTCCTAGAGAAACAGGAAAGAGTCAGAAGGTTGGTAACGAACGTATCAAACTTGACGGCAAGAAGATGAAAAGCACCAAGTACGGAGGTCCGGTATCACCAACTCGCACAGGTTAAAGGGAGCTGACCTAAATGATAGATGAGCAAGTAATAAAGCAAGGCAGTTTACTTATTGCTCCACCCAGGATGCAAGATCCTAGATTCCGTAAATCAGTCATAATGATTAGTCAAAGTCGTGATTATGGACATCAGGGCTTTGTGTTAAATCGAAAAACAGACAATACCGTTAATCAATTAATAGAAGATACAGGAATACAACTTAAAGTTGATGTACCTTTATACTGGGGTGGTCCTGTCAATGTCCAGAACGTATGGATGCTACACGACAGCATGTGGCGTCTACCCTACACAATAGAAATAGATGACAAATGGTCAATGACCAGCCATAGAAGTATGTTCGAATATCTAGACAATGAACATAGGCCTAGACGCTATAGAATATTCTATGGATTTGCTGGATGGGGTCCAGAGCAACTAATTGGAGAACTAAGAGGTGATCCGCCTTTTAATCACAACACTAGTTGGCTGACCTTAGAAGAACCTGATCCTCATTGGATAACACAAAGACCAGCAGATGATCTATGGACTGATGCAGTCCAATTCTGTGCTGCTAAAACAGTGAGCCAGTGGCTTTAATCTGGTTGCAGAGTAAATCTGCTTAAGAAACTTTCCTTATAACAGCTAAACTCTTGACCTTGTTGGTTACGATAATGAACCCAAGTGTGTCCTTCAGCATCATCAACTACGTGGATGACAGTGAACTTCTTACCATCGGCACTGCTCCAATTAGTTTGAGGTTTAACAGTTTCCATTATTGTCCTTTCAACTCTTTTATAACCTGTTCTTTGGCTCTGCGATCCAGATCTGCTTCTTCGGCTTGCCAAATCTTATAGGCCATTAGATCCATGAATTCAATGATGGCTTCTTTACCATTCTCAGTTAAGTGACAATAGTTGCTGCCTACACTGCTTCTATAGAAATACTTATTGTTATTAAGTATCTCCTGTAGTCCTCCATAGACTAAATCTTTAATTGCTGTTTTCTGCATCTTATAGTTTTTCACCTTTCGCAAAACCTCGGAATCGGAGGAACCTGGGGAAACGTAGTGACCACACGTCCTCGCTATCCTGGCTCCTAGTAGCTGCATCTGCACGGACCTCCAGGACTTGACCAATGAGCGTATCTTTATCTTGCCAGAAATCAATGCGCTGATCATCGGAAAAACCTGAACCAACGTTAACTTTAATATACTTGCCGTCATCTTCACCTTCACAAATCAATGCCCCTAGGCGACCCTCATTACGGCCTGTTCCTTCCTCATAGGCAGTTACAGTTAGACTTACTTCGATAAATGGTTTCATCTTCAACCAGCTAGCTGAACGTTTACATTCATAAACTGCATCAACATCTTTGATCATGATGCCTTCATATCCTTCATCGACCATTTTCTTGTTATAGTCTTTGAATTCTACATCACCTACTAGAGTATCAAGATCTACTTCAATGTAAGGTACGACTTCAATACAGCCGCTGTCTTTGAAAATGTTTTCAAAGTTCTTGATAAAGTTCAGTCGGCGCTTTTGTCCTAGGGTACTCTTACCTTGTTTAAATTCTGCCAACGGAATCATGTCAAACAGATTAAACACAGCGTCACCGGCATTGACATTGTCTTTGCGATGTACTTGTTTCATAAGGTCCTGGAAAGTGTTACTCATAATCTCTCCGTCTAGCACATAGCTACGACCAAACTCGTCTAAGTAACCTTCGAGGTACTTGGTAATATGGCTGAAGTTCTCTAGGACTTTACCATTGCGAGTGTACTGAGTAACAGTACGACTTTCATAATCAATAACAGTAAGGCAACGCACACCGTCTAGTTTCTTTTGTAGAATCTTTTTACCAGTAACTTTGCTTTCGTGATTAGCTGAATCGTGTGCCAGCATACATTCGAACACAGGAACTGCGTACTGTGTCTTTTTTTGTTTTTTAGCCACAGTGTTTACAGTTTTTTCTGAAACACCGCAACGCAGATCTTTAATAAGGATACGACGATAGAAGTCATTCCATTGTGCCTGTGTAGCCACACCCATTGCTAGTAAGATAGCATCGCGGGCAGCGTGACCAGTGAGTTCACGACGATACAGACTATCAGTCAATTGTTTAAAATTTGCCCAGCTGAGTCCTTGACCGTTGTTTTCTTCTTTGATAGGAACTTGCTTAACACCAAAGGTGTATAGGTTATCTAAACACATACGGATGCCTTCGAAGAACTCATCAAGTCCTTCTTCCATTGCATCTGCTAAGATCTTTTCTTTGGCTAGGCGAGAGTTATCTGCTTCAAGTTTTTGGATGATAACTTCGGGTTGAGTACGCACAGTCTGCTCCTAGTTGTTTAACAATATATGTATTATATCGTCAGAGCTGTAGACTGTCAACTAGGTTCGAAGAGATTATTGATATGATCGTTGCCTGTAAACCTTTGGCTCATTTTGGCAAACATAGCAGGATCACGTTCGATTAGTATTGCTTTTCTATTAAGGTCTTGGCAGGCGATACCACAACTGCCGCTGCCAGCAAATGTATCTAGTACAGTGTCTCCTGGGTTCGAACACAACTCAATAAAGAACTTGAGTAATTCTACGGGTTTCTCTGTAGGATGTATCTTGTTCTTGCCCAATCCGCCACTGTAGGTAATAGTGTTAGGAACCACTGCGTGTACGATTCCGTTAGTAGTCTTTCTTGTGTTATACATTTCTCGGCTTTCTTCTAAAGCCATTTTAAAGATATCATCAAGAGACATCTTGCCTAGATTGTCTTTGACTGTTTTGTATACGATACTGCTCATTTTGTCAGCAGTAGCATAACGCTCAACATAGGAACCTATTGGAGTATCTGAATTGAATACACGATTTCCACCTGGCTTGATACCCCATAGCAGATATTCACAACCGCTTACAGGATTAACTGCACGATTAAATGGAACTGCCGCAGGCTTCTTCCAAGTCCAAACACGTTTGGGTTCAAACCCTTGTTGTTCCATTATCTTCCAAAGATAACTGATATACTGATCACTGATGAACACAGCAAATGTTCCACCCTTGCGCAGTTTCTTAAACCAAAACTTTGACCAATCAGTCATTTGTGTCAAGAACTCATCGTGTTCTACATTATCCCAATCCTGTTCAAATGCTTCTGAAAACTTTTGATTATGTATAGTGCTCTTGTTCTCGCCTGTTTCTTTATCGATCCAAACAGGTTTAGCACCATCCTCACTGATGTTGTAAGGAGGATCAGTGAACACGAAGTCGACAGAGTTATCTGCGATCTTATCGTCTTGTTCTAACATATCACCTTGGATTCGTTCAATCATTTCTTTTTCCTAGCTGCACCTGGCCAATTGTGGAATGCTGCTGTCGCTCTGCTCCAATAACAAAATGTCCAGGAGTTAACATCGGCGAACTTCTGTTCAGCAATTATAACACGTTGCGTATTTAAATCTATCTTAACATCATAGAACTTACATCCGGTTAGTATTCCTGCTAACACTTGGCTGACTTCCTGTGCATTCTCCTCGGCCCATACTTGTTGTATTAAAGTACATAATGTAAAGTAGAAAGGGCATTTATTATGTGTGTCACCGTTAGTCCAATATTCTCTTGCTGCCTTCTCGCCTTCAGGGACTCCCCAATGATTTAGATTCTTAGGATGACTATCGATCCAATTGTAGAATACGTCGTAGTCTGTTTGTTTGATAAATTTAGCAACAGCATCCTCAGATGTACCTCCAACCCATTCGGCAAGCTCAAGTATAAAAGAACAGCTCTCGCTAGATGCTTTGAACAGTTCTTCTTTATCCCAATTGCCACAAGCCCAGAACACACGTTCAACAGGAGTGTTCTTAGGAATGATAGATGCAAACTTAGACAGGTTAACCTGTCCCCCCATACTGCTCTTTACACTGACCGGAACACCATTTTCATAGAAATCTACCAATGCATTATTGATAGTGTTGACAAATGCGATAGTGCTTTCGTTTGAGCTTGCGTGTAATGCTGCTAGACTTTCACCTAGATCAGATTCTATCTTATTTCGTTCTTTGTTATCTAGCAGTATAGGATTAATAGTAAACTGTCTATCCTCCTCAAAGCTCATTACTAGATCTTTCATTACAGATTTGTGCTCATCGGAAACGATAGAAAGATTATCTATGCCGTTTAGAATAGTTTCCAATAGATCAGAATGAAGATGGTAGACCTGACCGCCTAGTCCTAGTTTCTCTGGACTGAATGTCTTGCGAGGATATACTCCGCTGGCTCTGTCTACAGAGTTTAATAAAAAATAAACATCCTGATCCTGCCAACGTCCTTTATATCCTCTACCATCATAGAGAGGACTTCCGCTGGCTTTAGCAGAAACTACTTCTGTTACTCCGCAATTACTCAACAATGTTCTAAGACTGTGCTCATTGTCGATCATTGAATCGGGATAGAAACGGATCCTATACCCAAAACGAGGGTCTGGTGAATGCTTTAGATTACGAGCGTTGAGATTTGGATCAGAATCTTTTAAGGATTTGATTAGTTCTTTCATCGTGATACATTATAGCACCACGATGAAAGTTTGTCAACCCAGATAATTGGACCAGCTAGGATGACGCAGATGGAATCCTCGCTCTCTCCTGCGTTCTACTAGTTCGTAGTAGTCAGGTTTGTGCGGCATCTTTTTTGGACGCATCTGTGTCTTGTCGCTCTTGCGATAGTTACAAGGTTTGCAGGCTGTGCTCAAATTGGTCCAGGCGCTTTTCCCACCCTGTGAGATAGGAACCACGTGATCAATCGTAGCTTCGTTGTCTTTGCAAACTGTACCGCAGTATTGGCAGACGTAACGATCTCGTAAGAAGATATTACGTTTGGTTAACCTTAATTGGTTTTTCTTTTTGAAATACTCATTTAGGATAATCACAGCAGGTACGGGCGTAGACCAACGAGCGGATCTCACGATCCAATCCTCGTGCCACTCTAGCACCCTGGCTTTTTCTAAAACCATGTATCGAATTGCTTCCTGCCATGTTACGGTAGAAAGCGGCAATAGGCTAACTGGTTGTGCGTCAGCGTTTAAAACTAATGTATCTGCCATTTTAATTCACTTTGAAAAAAGTATTTAACCCTGCAAGTGTATACTCTTTTTGCTTGACATACAACGGTCCGTTGTATAAAATATACATACTTTATTTGAAAAAGGATTAAAATGGCAGTTTGGAAAATCTCAAACAAGTCCAAGAAGAACTGCGAAGAACGTCAGTTCTGGACTAAAGACGGACAAACTATTGTTCGCATCGAAGGATTCCGTTGGGGTACATTTACTGTAGAAACAGATGATGACAATCCCCCAGAAGGCATTACTGCGGAAAATCCAGACGGAGTCGATATGTATAGTTACTCGGGTGAAAATGCTCCTAACGGTGCAGAGCTAGACATGATGGACGATGGTTGCTACGGTGACATGGAGTTCCCTGACGACATGGACGAGGAAGAACAAGAACGTATCCAAGAAGGTTGGGATGAAGATAGCTATGACTTTATGGAAGGCGATGGTTGGGTTAACGACGAAACTGAAGCCTGGTTATTTGGTGAACTCGACATTGAAAGGATTGATTAAAATGGCACTAGTACCAATGGTAGTTGAATCTACAAGCAAAGGCGAGCGAGCCTATGATATCTACAGTCGTTTGCTCAAAGAGCGGATTGTTATGTTAAACGGCGAAGTAGAAGATCACATGGCCAATCTTGTAGTAGCACAACTGTTATTCTTGGAAAGCGAAAACCCAGAAAAGGATATCAATCTGTTTATTAACAGTCCTGGTGGGGTAGTTACAGCAGGAATGAGCATCTACGACACGATGCAGTTTATCAAGTGCGATGTTGCTACCTATGTAATGGGTCAGGCCTGTTCAATGGGCAGTCTATTAGCACAAGCAGGTGCAGCAGGTAAACGATTTATGTTACCCAATGCTCGTCACATGATCCATCAGCCCAGCGGCGGCGCTCGTGGACAAGCCACAGACATTCAGATTCAAGCTGAAGAGATCCTTAAGATGAAAAAGAATCTTACAGAGATCTATGTTAAACATAACTCAAAAGGCAAGACCTATGATGAGTTTGCCCGCGACATGGAACGTGATAAGTTCATGTCAGCTCAGGAAGCTTTAGAATACGGGCTTGTTGATCAGGTTATTGACAAACGTGTTTGAGTGCGGTGATTAGATCACTTATCATAGCGTCATCATGAAATGGTGTAGGCGCAAAGCGTAAACGCTCTGTGCCGACATCAACCGTAGGATAGTTAATAGGCTGCACGTAGATGTTATAATCGTTTAATAAACGATCGCTCATCATTTTACATTTCTTAGCTTCGCCTACTAACAGCGGCACGATGTGAGTAGTAGAGCATTCCATTAAAGGTAATCCATTTTCTTTTAACAGAGTTTTTAATTTGTTTGCTCTTTCCTGATGCTTGACGCGAATCTCATCGTGATCTTTTAACCATTTGACAGCTGCCAGGGCACCTGCACAGGCCACAGGACTCATACTGGTAGTAAAGATAAATCCAGCAGCCACTGAACGAATAGCATCGACGACGTCAGCATCGGCAGCTATATAACCGCCTTGGACTCCAAACGCTTTGCCTAATGTACCGTTGATTATATCAACTCGGCTTTCCAAACCTAGTTCTTCAACCTTGCCACCTCCGTGGGTGCCATAGAGTCCTACCGCGTGTACTTCGTCGATGTAAGTGATAGCATTGTATTTGTCGGCTAAGTCGCAGATCTCTTTGATGTGTCCTACATCACCGTCCATCGAATAAACTGATTCAAATACAATACAAGGTGTTTGTCCAGTTAGAGTTACATTGATCAATTTATCTTCTAGATCTTGTAAATCATTGTGTTTAAACACAGTTTTGGCTGCACGACTATGACTCATTCCTACTATCAAACTGTTATGATTATTTTCGTCTGATAAAAAATGTATATCAGGAATGATTTTGCTAAGGGCAATCAATGTCCATTCGTTGGCTACATAAGCCGAACTGAACAACAAGGCTCTGCTTTTATTATGCAACATTGCAAGCTCATGTTCTAATGCCACGTGATAGTGGCTGGTACCCCCTATGTTGCGTGTACCACCTGATCCAGACCCTGTTTGGTCTAAAGCGGTGTGCATGGCATCTAATACAACCTTGTTTTGACCCATGCCTAGATAATCATTTGAGCACCAATTAACTATAGTTTTAATGTTATATGGGCCGTACCAAATTGCTTTAGGAAAATCTCCTCGCTCGCGGACGATGTCGTTAAACACACGATATTTTCCGTTATCTTTGAGATCTTTTATTAGTTGTTTGAAAGGTTCTTTGTTGATCATAGTAAGCTTATTTAACCGCTAAATATTCAATCGGAGATTTGAAATGGATATTGTACAACTAGATGTGCCTTTGTTTATACGGCTGTTAGAGCTAGCACGTGAAGATGTTAAGCAAGATGCTGATTTGCACGATGTAGCAGAAGCAGTGATCAAAATGAGCCAAAATGGTCCTGTGACTATGGCAGACTATGACGAGATCGTAGCGTTTATGAATAAGCAAGGAGAACCTGCTCCTGAACAGCCCGCAGAATCTTATGATGAACTAGATAGGATCAAGCATCTAGGAGGTCTATAATGGCCAACATTACTATTTCTGTACAAAGCTTTTTAAACTCAGCTAACAATCTAAGTATCACTATCGATAATGCACAGACTGTGGCTCAATTAAAAACTGCTATCAATGCAGCTGAAAGTACTCCGACCGCTATAATGGATTTGTTTCTAAACGGAACAAAGCTAACAGATGCAACAACATTAACAGCCAGCGGATTAATCTCAGGATCATATATTAAAACATCTAACAATTTAACACAGGCTGGGCTTTGGACTAAACAGGAACGACAAGATTATAAATTACAATTAGCAGCATTGAGAAGATCTGCAACTGGTCGTCGATCAACTTACGATGTTAACGAGCTGCCTAATCCTTATAATGGAAATGATAGTGCTCCGGACGACGGAGCATCTACATTAGTAGTTGGCCGCCCTTGGAGTTAATCTATGGGCGTTCGTAATAAGAATTCTACAAATTACGTCCATCCTGACGAAGCTAATATTTTAAACCTTCATAAGGCTATGGAGTATAATAGTGGCGGACAGCCTGTTGTACGAGTACAGGATTTTAACCTAGCTGTTGCTCAGGGTAAAGTACCAGGAGTCACAGGAATAAACATTTCAGGTTATCAGCCAGCCGCAGGAACGACTTTCACTCCAGCCTGGCGTGACGGAGCGTATGTTTACTTTCCTACAGCACAAGTAGTTCGGGTGTGGAGCGAGTCAGCATCCGACACTAATGTAAGTGTTCAAATTATTGGATTAGATGCTAACTACGTACTTCAAACAGAAACAGTTTTATTAAACAATGGGATAACTGGAGTACTTACTACTAAACAGTTTTTAAGAATTAATACTATTCGCCTAACACGAACTCCAAACAATTTAGGATTATTACACGCAGGTAGTAGTGATAAGGCTATAACACTAGCATACATTGGAACTGTAGCTTCGGGGCCTGAGATGGGAATAAGCCAGATGACTGTCTACACCGTACCAGCAGGATATACATTTTATCTAACACAAAGTAATTGGTACACAGCAGGTAGCCAACCAGCTAACTATAGAAGTTGGACACAAACTCCTGACGGACTTATTACAGTTGTTTTGAACTTTCCTTTAGTTTCTCAGTATAATTCTACAAAAGTTGTTCCTCGCCCGTACCCAGAAAAAACAGATATACAATGGCAAGTTTCAGCTTCGGGTAACGTAGCTATTGGCGGACAGATAGAAGGTTATCTGATTAGTAATAGCGTAATATAAGATAAGTAATAATATGAGAGCTAGAGAATTTATCATTAATGTTCCCATTAATATTAAAATTAATGGCGATGGTGATCCAGAAGTGGATGTAGCAGGTTCGGATCCCGCCAAGGATCCATCTGATCTTGACCCAAATCCTGTAATGGTACCTCCATTACAACAAGAATTAGAGCTTAAAAAAGCTGATCAAGGAAAAACTTCTCCGATAATTAAAGATCTAACACAGGACGAAGTAGAACACGATCCCCAAAATCCTATCTATAACAGACCCAGATAAATACCCAAAGTAGGGTGAATCTGTGGCATTTTTTAGAAAAATACAAGCAGGCCTAGTCAAGGCTAATATTACCGATTTTGTTGGAGAAGTAGGAACTCTCTTCTTCAATGTTGAAACCGGAGAATTGCGACTTTCTGACGGTGTAACTCCTGGTGGCTTGCCAGTCAGCGGAAATTCTACAACAGTTGTAAGCACTGTAACACCTAATAATCTTCCTAATGGTTCTTTTTGGTATAATCCTGATAATAACGAACTTCTTGTTTATCACGACGATGGATATTCGCCTAATTGGGCCACAATTAGTGGTGGTAATGGTTCAGGAGTTAGAGGTTTCACGGGTAGTCAAGGTGTAGGATATACAGGTTCACGAGGTTCAGTAGGTTCAGTAGGCTATACTGGTAGTCTTGGTTATACTGGTAGTATTGGACCTCTAGGACCTAGAGGCAACATCGGTTACACCGGTTCTGCCAGCACAGTAGCAGGATATACAGGATCATTAGGATATACAGGCTCTGCAGGCGCTGGCTATACAGGTAGTGCTGGATTTGTAGGAAGTCAAGGAATACAAGGACAACAGGGAAATCTAGGACCACAGGGGTATTCCGGTTCACAGGGTATTATTGGCTACACAGGTAGTCGAGGTTTTACAGGATCGCGCGGAGATCAGGGTGTAATTGGTCCTGTTGGTCTCACTGGTTCTACAGGATATATTGGCAGTAGGGGAGTCCAGGGAGAACAAGGTAGTCAAGGATTGCAAGGATTTACTGGTAGTGTTGGAGCTCAAGGACCAATGGGCTATACTGGTTCGGCCAGTACTGTAAGAGGGTATACCGGTTCAGTTGGGTTAACAACAGGACTGACCAGCAACTTAATTAATACAATTACAGTTGACAGTGGTTATAGTATATTACCAGAAACAGATTCGCAACAGGATTTGGGATCTTTACAGAAAAAATTTAGATCTCTTTATCTGTCTTCAAATACATTATACATTGAAAACAACAAAATCACTGTCAATCAACAAGGTGAATTTTTATTCTTTGATGGATCTAATAATCTAGTTCCTGTACACGCAAAAGAAATCTTTATTGGTAGCGAAGAAGATTCTGCATTAATTAGAAAAAATCCTGCAACTGGTCTCGTTGAACTACTGCTCAATCCCGGAACTACAGAACAAGAAACTTATAACATTGCTATTGGTTTTACTGGTAGTCAAGGATATACCGGTAGTAGAGGTATTCCAGGAGAATATGCAGGTCTAGGATATACTGGAAGTCAAGGAGTTATAGGATATACTGGCAGCACTGGTTATACTGGAAGTTCTGCTAAACTTACAGTTAGTCTTATAGATAATAGTACAGTATCAAATGTATTGACTAATATTGATACAATTAGATTTGACAGTGATGCTGGATTTGACGTTACTGATTTAGGGCAAGGTGCTGTTAAAGTTGGTATGAACTCTACCTTTAAGTATTGGGTAGTAGAAGGACAAGACACCCTAGTAGCACAGGGCTTAGATACAATCAAATTAGTTGCAGGTAATAATATTACTTTGGTTACTAATGCTACTAATGATCCTAAGGAACTAACAATCTCAGCGAATGCACCCACTGGGTTTGTAGGATCTAAAGGTTATACCGGTAGTCAAGGATTGCAAGGATTTACTGGTAGTAAAGGTGAAATCGGAATTCGAGGCGCACCCGGGGCGGACGGTCGAGACGGACAAATTGGATACACTGGTAGTTTAGGTTATACCGGTAGTCGTGGATCAAAAGGCGATCAAGGTGATCAGGGAGCAATTGGCTATACGGGCAGTCAGGGACCGCAAGGTGATCAAGGACCTACAGGTGATACTGGAGACACCGGTTTTGTAGGAAGTAGAGGAGCATTAGGATATACTGGCAGCATTGGTTACACAGGTAGTCAAGGTATTCCAGGTGAATATGCTGCCTTAGGTTTCACAGGCAGTCAAGGAGTTATTGGATACGTTGGATCTTTTGGCTACACAGGTAGTCGGGGTATTACTGGATACACAGGGTCAATCGGAAATTTAGGATATACTGGTAGTATTGGCTACACAGGTAGTCAAGGGGTAGGATACACAGGATCTCTAGGTTATGCAGGCAGTCAAGGTGACATTGGGTACACCGGTTCAATAGGATATACGGGTAGTCAAGGAGTAGGATACACAGGATCACAGGGCAATATTGGATACACAGGATCACAGGGCAATATTGGATACACAGGTAGCAGAGGTATTCCAGGAGAATATGCAGGTCTAGGATATACCGGAAGTCAAGGTGACATTGGGTACACCGGTTCAATAGGATATACGGGTAGTCAAGGTATAGGATATACGGGTAGTCGAGGTAGTACTGGATTTACTGGATCGTTAGGTGACCAAGGTCCTATAGGTTATAGTGGTAGTCGTGGGTTTGTGGGTAGTCGCGGAATACAAGGTGAACAAGGTATTCAAGGTATCATTGGTTATACAGGAAGTCAAGGCGCCCAGGGCGACCAGGGCATTCAAGGTGACCAAGGTGACCAAGGCAATACAGGATTCACAGGAAGTAAAGGATTTACCGGTAGTCAAGGTATCCCAGGTGAATATGCTGCTCTAGGATATACTGGATCTCGTGGGGTTACTGGATTTACAGGCAGTCAAGGCATTCAAGGAATTCAAGGAGTTATTGGGTATACTGGTAGTCAAGGTAATACAGGATTCACAGGAAGTAAAGGCTTTACTGGTAGTCAAGGTATCCCAGGTGAATATGCAGGTCTAGGATATACTGGATCACAAGGATATACTGGGTTTGTAGGATCCAAAGGTGATCTAGGAGACCAAGGACCTAGAGGTTATTCAGGAAGTCAAGGCGTTCAAGGCGTTCAAGGCGTTCAAGGGGACATTGGTTATACTGGCAGTCGTGGATTTACTGGTAGTCAAGGTATTATTGGAGTCACTGGTAATACAGGGTTTACTGGTAGCCGAGGAGTTATTGGCTACACAGGTAGTCAAGGCCTAATAGGAGACACTGGTTTTGTAGGAAGTCAAGGATCATTAGGATATACCGGTAGTATTGGCTATACAGGTAGTCAAGGTATTCCAGGTGAATATGCTGCTTTAGGATTTACAGGTAGTCAAGGCATTCAAGGCATTCAAGGAGTTATTGGGTATACTGGTAGTCAAGGCAGTATAGGATTCACAGGAAGCAAAGGATTCACAGGTAGCATTGGTAATTTAGGATATACTGGCAGTCAAGGTATACAGGGTATACAGGGTATACAGGGTATACAGGGAGTCATTGGTTATTCTGGCAGTTTAGGTTATACAGGTAGTCAAGGACAACAAGGGGATGTTGGTTTTGTAGGAAGTCGAGGACTAACTGGTTTTACAGGTAGCAGAGGTATTCCGGGAGAGTTTGCTGGTTTAGGTTACACTGGGTCGATAGGATTTACTGGTTCCAAAGGAGAAAAAGGAGACCCAGACGGATACACCGGTAGTAGAGGCTATACAGGCAGCGAAGGATACACAGGATCTAAAGGAGATCTTGGAGATCAAGGCCTTAGAGGTTTCACAGGTAGTCAAGGTGTTCAAGGTGTTCAAGGCGATCAGGGATCAGAAGGATACGCCGGTAGTAGAGGATATACAGGTAGCCAAGGATTTACAGGGGCACAGGGTCTTGTAGGATATACCGGTAGTAGAGGATATACAGGCAGCAGAGGATCACAAGGTATACAAGGAGACCTTGGTTATACTGGCAGTGAAGGATCTCAAGGCCCCCAAGGCGACACTGGTTATACTGGATCTGCCAGTACTGTGATAGGTTTCACAGGTAGTCAGGGAGTCAACGGATATACCGGCAGTCAGGGATTTACAGGAAGTGTTGGTTATACTGGATCTGCCAGTACTGTGATAGGTTTCACAGGTAGTCAGGGAGTCAACGGATATACCGGCAGTCAGGGAGTCAACGGATATACCGGCAGTAGAGGGTTCCTTGGATCACAAGGTATTGTCGGCCCTATTGGTTTTACCGGATCACGAGGCAATATTGGTTATACGGGTTCACAAGGCGACATTGGACCTATTGGTTACACCGGCAGTAAAGGTGATATTGGATTCACTGGCAGTGTTGGATTTGTAGGATCAAGAGGTGCCGACGGAGTCATAGGTCAAGATGGTTATACTGGATCACAGGGCAATATTGGATACACAGGATCAAGAGGTATTGACGGAGTCATAGGTCAAGATGGTTATACTGGATCACAGGGCAATATTGGATATACCGGATCAAGAGGTATTGACGGAGTCATAGGTCGAGATGGATATACTGGATCAAGAGGTGCCGACGGAGTCATAGGTCGAGATGGCTATACAGGTTCACAAGGCAATATTGGTTATACTGGATCAAGAGGTGCCGACGGAGTCATAGGTCGAGATGGTTATACTGGTAGTCAAGGTATCCCAGGTGAATATGCAGGTCTGGGTTATACTGGATCAAGAGGTAATATTGGTTATACCGGATCACAGGGCAATATTGGTTATACTGGATCAAGAGGTGCCGACGGAGTCATAGGTCGAGATGGTTATACCGGATCACAGGGCAATATTGGTTATACTGGATCAAGAGGTATTGCTGGAGAATATGCAGCTCTAGGTTACACAGGATCACAGGGCAATATTGGATACACAGGATCACAGGGCAATATTGGATACACAGGTAGTCAAGGAACCACAGGTTTTACAGGTAGTATTGGTGTTACTGGTTATACGGGATCAAGAGGATTACAAGGAACTGGATTAAACATTACAGGATTTGTTGGATCAAGTGCAGCATTGTCTAATCAATATAACGGCACAATAGGAGACGGGTATCTAGCAGTTAATACCGGTAATCTATGGATATGGAACGGAAGTCTGTGGACAGATGTTGGCCAAATAAGGGGATATACAGGCAGTGCAGGCACAGGCGGTGGCGGTGGTGCAGCTAATTTTGGTAATCTTGATGGCGGTTTGCCTAACAGTAACTATGGCGGAATACAGAGCATAGATGCTGGCGGAGTCACAGCATAAATATGAAAATAATAGCAGATTAATAAAAAATGGCCATACAAATACAGTTTAGACGAGGTACAGCAGCCGAATGGACATCGGTTAATCCCATTCTTGCCGAAGGAGAAATGGGTATTGAAACCGACACCAATCTTTTTAAAATTGGAAATGGTAATGATACCTGGACAAGTTTACCCTACGGCGGGTTACGAGGATATAGCGGTAGCTCAGGATACACTGGCAGTATAGGAAATATATCAGTTGCTAACGTTCTTTATGTAAGTAAAAGTGGTAATGATTCAAACAGCGGAACTAGCCTTAATCTAAGCAAACTAACAATTAAAGCAGCTCTTCAGATAGCCACTAACGGAACTACTATTTTTGTTAAAAGTGGTGACTATACTGAAATTAACCCAATCACTGTTCCAGAGGGGGTGGCTGTGGTTGGAGACAGTCTTAGAACAGTTACAGTTAGACCTCAAACTAAAACCACAGATTTATTTTATGTAAACAACGGTGCATATCTTGCACACATGACATTTAAAGATCATGAAAGCCCTGCTGCCGCAGTATCTTTTAATCCCGATGGATCAGCAGGAGTTATTCATACTAGTCCTTATGTACAAAACTGTACTAGCATGACTACTACAGGTACAGGTATGAGAGTAGACGGAGCACACGCCGGCGGACTACGTAGTATGGTCGTTGATGCTTATACACAGTATAATCAAGGTGGAATAGGTATACATCATAAAAATAGAGGTAACACACAGTTAGTGTCAGTGTTTACAATCTGCTGCGATGTTGCTGTACTTTGCGAAAGTGGCGGATTCTGTAGTCTAACTAATAGTAACAGCAGCTTTGGTAATTACGGACTGAAAGCAGACGGTGTAAGTTCTACACTGTATTCTGGAAAAGTTAACGGCGCTGCTAATGGAAGAACATTTGTTATAGATAATCTAACTATTAGACCTAACGTTGGTGATGCTGTTAAATTTACCGGAGATACTACTTATTATACACTTGCATCTAGCACAGCCTTTACCAGCGGTGCAACAACTATCACTTATCCAAGTTATACCTCTGAACCAGCTGATGCTAGAAACCTTAGACAGAACGTATTAGATGCAAAAAGTAAAATACAAATTGATGTTATAGATTATCTAAACGAAACTTATCCTAATTTTAATTTTAATCAATTTAAATGTAGTAGAGATGTTGGCCTTATCATAGATGCAGTAGTAGATGATATGGTGTTCAATACAAATTATAAATCAATTCAGGCAGGTATCAGCTATTACAGGGGCACTGCTAGTGAAGTTATTAACAATCAAAAAACAGAAACCATTGCAGGTATCAATTTTGCTAGAGATGCGGTGCTAGATATATTGAGTTCTGACAGTACACAAGGACCAGAGTATACAAGAGTTCAAACTAATTTTAACACCATTACAAATATTATTAATAGTGGACTAAGTGCAGCACCATCCTACGCATTTAATAATCCAATAGGAACAACTACAAATAGAGCAAGAGCTAAAACAATATTACAGGCTAATCGTAGTTTTCTAATTGAAGAAGGAATCGCTTATATAACTGCAAACTACTCTGGACTAAGTTATGATTCTACAAAGTGTCGCAGAGATATCGGATATATTGTAGATGCAGTAACCTATGATATGCTCTATGGCGGCAATAGTCAAACTGCTGATGCTGCTGATGAATATTATAGTACAGGAACATTACAAGTTCCAACAGGTGAAAAACAAGCTACTATTGATACATTTGCTTATTTAAAAACTGTAGTTGCTCAATGTCTAGTCAATACATCTGTTACAAGATTGAATAATTCTGTTAATCAAAATACTGCGAATCCAGCAGCTTCTAATACTGAAGTAGACATTTGTAATGGATTGTTTGATATAGTAACTAATCTAATTACTAATGCTTATTCTAGCACCATCACTTTAGAAGAATCTGTACCAGAACAAATAGCAGACAATGCCGCAGTGACATTCCATCAATTCAGTTTAATTACAGCATCGGGACAAACATTTGAATGGGTTGGCGCCGGAACTAATGTAAATACAGCCCTACCATATCTTGGTGGTATTCCTGTGTCCGAAAATCAAGTGGTACAAGTTAATCAAGGAAAAGTATATTATACCGGAACTGATCAAAGAGGTGACTTTAGAATAGGTAACGATTTAATAATTAATAGAAACACGGGAACTATCACTGGAAGAACATTTACCAAAAGTTTATTTGCCGTTATGACCCCTTATATATTAGCAATTGGAGAAAAATAAATGGCAGCATTGCCTTTAAACACATTTAGGACTAAGGCTTTCGAGCTAACTACATCAGTTCAAACAATCTACACAACTCCCGCAGGGTTAACTACTATTGTCCTAGGAGCACAGGCCAGTAATATTGGCAATAGTCCGGCCACAATTACATTTACTCTAAGAAAAAATAATACAGATTATGTGATGCTGAATGCATTTGAAATCCCACCTAACGATTCTGCAGAAGTAACCACAGGTAAACTAGTTATTGAAGAAGGAGCCAGTGTTAAAGCAGTAGTCAGTGCTAACAATACCATAAATTTAATATTAAGTATTTTGGAAACATCTAATGAGTAACACAAGATTACTAAGCGGAAAGAAGAAAAAGAAAACAGGTGCTGCTCTTGACAGTGACCGATACGACTATCTTGATCTATCAAATTCTGAACCCGATCTTGGTCTTCCTGTAGTAAATGACAGTGTACTAATTGGTGACACAGACGGTACCAGGACCTGGACCGATATCACCACTTATGCAGAACAATTCAAAGGTTATTCAGGCAGTGCTGGATTCACCGGCTCTGTGGGATTTGTGGGCAGTCAAGGCGTTCAAGGAAACTTTGGCGGAGTTACATTTGATTATACTTTTAATTCTGGGACCGCTGCATCTGAACCAGGTGCAGGTAAATTAAAATTCAACCAAGCGGATATCACTACTGCCTCTCAGTTATACATCCAAGACACGGACGATACTAATACCAATCTTGACTCTTATTTGACCACCATTGATGCTAGCACCAGCCAACTCAAAGGACATGTAAGGATCAGTAACAAGGCCAACAGCAATGATTTTGTTATATTTGCAATAACAGCCGCTAGCACAAACAACAGCACATATTTTACAGTCCCGGTCAGTTACGTTAGTGGTACAGCTTCATCGTTTGACAACAATGAAGATATTATTGTTACATTTGCTAGAACTGGTGATAAGGGAGATATTGGTTACACAGGTTCACGAGGTGCTGACGGCACCAATGGAACCAGTGGAGCTGTTGGATATACAGGTTCACGAGGTGATATTGGTTATACGGGTTCACAGGGCGATATTGGTTATACGGGTTCACAAGGCAATATTGGGTACACAGGTTCACGAGGCGCTGACGGCACCAGTGGAACCAGTGGAGCTGTTGGTTATACAGGTTCACAAGGCGATATTGGTTATACGGGTTCACAGGGCGATATTGGTTATACGGGTAGTATTGGCTATACAGGTTCACAAGGCAATATTGGTTACACAGGTTCACAAGGCGACATTGGTTATACGGGTAGTATTGGCTATACAGGTTCACAAGGCGATATTGGTTATACGGGTTCACAGGGCGACATTGGATTTACTGGTAGTCAAGGAGATCTAGGATACACCGGTAGTCAAGGCGCTGGTTTTACAGGTAGTCAAGGTGTCATTGGTTATACAGGATCACAAGGCGATCTAGGTTACACTGGATCTAAAGGTCTAGCTGGCAATTTTGGTGGAGCCACCTTTGGATACAATTTCAATACAACCACGGCAATAAATGCTGATCCTGGATCTGGAAAATTTGCTGTCAATAACTCAAATTTATCATCCGCTACGGTAATATCTATTAGCAGATATGATTTTTATGCAAATGATATTAAAGCTTATTTGTTAACTGTTTGTGATAGCACTTCGACAAATAAAGGTTACATAAAATTTACAAGCCAAGCAAATCCTCAGTTATTTACATTTTATACTATTACAAATACTGTCGTTGATAACACAGATTATGTAAACTTAACTCTCACTTACGTTTCAGGAACTACTTCTCCTTACAACAATAACGAAGACATGTTCTTGACTTTTTCAAGAACTGGTGACACTGGATTTGTTGGCAGTCGAGGCGACTTGGGGTACACTGGTAGTCAAGGCATACCAGGAACAGCCGCAGCCATTGGTTACACTGGCAGTCAAGGTTATCAAGGATATACTGGATCACAGGGTGCTGGATTTACTGGTAGTCAAGGAGATCTAGGATACACCGGTAGCCAAGGATATACAGGTAGTCGAGGTAATGATGGAACTAGTGTTCAAATTTTAGGAACCGTGGCAACATCTGCAAACTTGCCAGGGTATCCAACCAGCTACAACGGTGCCGTAGGAGACGGATATATTGCTAGTAATACTGGAAATCTATGGACATGGACTGGCTCAGCGTGGGCAGACGCTGGACAGGTTAGGGGATACACCGGAAGCCAAGGTCCTGCCGGAGGATATACTGGTAGTGCAGGAACTCCCGGGTATACTGGATCAAAAGGTGCATTACAGCCCTGGACCAGACATGTTGTAAACTACACGGCCGTAGATGGAGATAGAATTTTAGCAGATACATCATCAGGATCGTTTAATATTACTTTGCCTATAAGTCCTCAAACAGGATATTATGTTCAAATAAGTGATGGTGCAGATTTTTCTGTTAATAATCTAACTGTGTTAAGAAATGGCAGCACTATCGAAGGATTAGGAGAAGATGTTATTGTTGATCTTGCAGGTGTTACTATAGAATTTATTTATGGAGCATATACCTGGCAGGTTACAGCTACTACTGGTGCTCGAGGTCCAATCGGATATGCTGGATCTGCTAGCACTGTACCGGGATACGTAGGATCCCGGGGTCCTGTTGGATATACTGGAAGCGGACCAGGATTCCAATCGTTAGGAACACAAACCCCAGTAATTCTTCAATACAACGGTAAAACCATAAATGAAAATATTACAATAACTAGTTCTATGAATGCCTGGGCCGCTGGCTCTATAACCATTGGCAATGGTTACACTGTAACTATTGAGACCGGGGGAGAACTGATAATTTTATGAGCGCAGGAATACTAGAAGTTGATGAAATACAAAGTCCGGACAATTTATTAGTTTTTGAAAAACCATATCATCCGTCGGGCTATGTTGTACAGACAAAATATGCAAGAACAGACGTAACCGCGGTATTCAGCGCACCGGCAGCCCTTATTGGCACTGTGGTTACTCCGCTGTCCATAGGTTTTACACCAAAATATTCTAATAGTAAAATTTTAATAGAATGGATGATTAACGGTGAATTTTATCACGATGCAGGATTTTTAATATATCAAAATGGACTGCCAATTACTACTAGTAATTACGAAGGACAAAATAGAACCAACCTCACCAGTAGTAAATACTATTATAGTGTAGGAAAATATGATGGAGCAAACGATAATTCTACTACTCCAAATAATTATTATATTCAATATAATACTATTTCTAGCGACACAAACTATAGATCTTATGACATAGCAGTTAGAGCTTACACAGCAACATCATTTAATCTAAATAGATGTTTTACTTCTCCTAGCGCCAGTGCGGAAGTTGGCGTTAGCTCTGTTTTAATTATGGAAATTAAACAATAATGAGCTCAATAGCCTGTAGATCAATAAAATCAAGAGCTGGTGGTGCTATCACAGTTACAGCTGGAACTAGAATCATAAACCCTGGTTCAATTATTCAATATTTGCCTGTGAGAACTAATGCATTTAATACCTATGGTTCAGCAACCACAGGCGATGGTACACGCATAACTGATCTAGATTTAATTATTACTCCAAAACTTGCCTCCAGTACTTTGATAATGCAATGGATGGTCAATTGTGAAGTGAATCAGGATACTGTTTTTTTAATTCATAAAAATAATATTTTAATTACTGCTGAAAATTATGAAGGAAGAAATTCAGTAGGGAATCAAGGATATATCGGATATTCTCTTACTAATTATGACGTTGACACTGCTAGTACAATGAGTAATTATTTTATTCAGTATGCTATACCTGCTTTCAGCACCGATACTCAAACATTTTCTCTTGCTGTACGTTCGTCTTCAGCCACAGCTCAGACATTTTATTTGAATCGAACAGCAGGATCTGCAGGTCAGGCTCAGTACGAAAATGCTGTTAGTCTAGGAACTATTATGGAAGTTGGTAATGAGTAAAATAATAGTAAAAAATATAAAACCTCAAAGCAAGAATGCTGCTGCTATTGGAATTGAATCTAACACTTCGTTGATCTCGCCAGGACAGATAATTCAAGTGGTTACTAACAGGGTGGATACAGATTCCACTTATTCATACACCGCTACAGGTAATGGAACATTAATAACCCCACTAACAACTTCGATTTATCCAGTGAAATCTAACAGTATTATTTTGGTAAAATTTAATCTGGTAGCTGAGGTATTGCAAGACTCTACTTTTTTAATTCATTTGGCTAGACAAACCTATGTACCGGCAACACCACCAGGTCCTATAGGAGTAAAAACTTTTAATATTTCTCCTGCCGTTAACGGCAAAACATCTTGGGATCTTGAAGTTGATGGTCCATTGTCTTTGTCTACTTATGGAACTTGGACCCTAACTCCTACAAATAATTTTACCAACGTAGTAAAAATCTGGGGCGGTGGTGGAGGTGTTCCAACTTACGCGGCTTCTAATTATGGCGGAGCTGGAGGGGCTGCTAAGGGAACAGTTTCTTTTACTTCTGGCACAGCTTATCAATTGATAGTAGGACAAGGAGGAGGAGGAGTGGTTGCTAATAGAAATGCTGGAGGTGGCGGTGCAGGATCAGGTATACAGTTTGCCAGCAATAGTTCTCCAATTTTAGTAGCAGGTGGCGGCGGCGGTGGCTATGGTGGCGTTGGTCGCCGAGGTGGCGGCGGCGGTGGAACTACTGGACAGGCTGGTGAGGGTTTTGGTGGCCCTGGAGGTACACAGGCCGGACCAGGTATTGGTATAAGTGGTGGTAGAAGAACAGGTGCCAGCGGTTCAGGAAGAAATGGTGGGCAATTAGGCACTGGCTCAGCAGCAACTAGAACATCAACAGGATTTGGTACAGGTGGTGCCGGAGCGTATAATGGTGGCGATGCAGGATCAGGCGGTGGCGGTAGTGGATATTTTGGCGGAGCTGAAGGAGGTGGTGATGCTGGAGGTTTTGGTGGAGGAGGAGGATCCGGTTACTATAATCCATCATATGTTTCTAATGCAACTTTATATCAAGGTAATTATGAAGTTCCGGGCAACAATTCTGATATCGACAGAGGAACAGCAGGTAATCCTGGTGTAGGTACTAATCCAGGATTTGACGGTACTGATGGAAAAATCTTTCTGTCTGCTACACTGCAACCTGCATATTGGACCACCAATGCCCTAGACCTAGCATCTGATGCAGGCTACGAAGGCAAAAATCCAGTAAGTGCAAATGCCTGGGTAGGATATACATCTGCAGCCTACGACAATGACACAAACAGCACACCTAGTAGTTATTTTATTCAATATTACGTGCCGGTATCAGGCAGTGGAAAAATAGATATAGGATTGGCAATCAAAGGATCAAACACCACAGGAATATTGGCACTAAATAGAGCATACACTGTAAATGCCACCGCTAATTATGAATTTGGTGTTAGCAGTGTGACTGTGATGGAGATAGCCCAATAATGCCAAAAATTGTCAGAGAAAAAGTATATGGTGTTGCAGAAGCACTAATTTCGTTAAGTCCCCAGGCCAGATGGGGACTGGGCAGCGGCAACACCTATGAAGAAATTCAGTGGCAGGATCCCGAAATACCAATGCCTACTAAAGATCAGGTGCTGGCAGAAATTACAAGATTACAAACTGAATGGAATAAAACACAATATCAAAGATTAAGAATGGCAGCATATCCTAACATAGAAGATCAATTAGATCAAATATATCACGAAGGTATTGATAAGTGGAAAGAAACTATTGCAGCCATAAAAACTCAATATCCTAAATCGGAGTAAAAACTATGGCAGGATCCTTGACAGTAGATCAAATAACCAGTTCCAATTTAACTGTTAGTGGAACAATCACAACTGGTTCAAGCAACACACCTCATTATCCATTGGTACTATCTACTTTGCAGAATGCTAGTGGAACTGCTGTTACTTTTACAAATATTTCTTCCTGGGCAAAAAGAATTACAGTAATGTTTAATGGAGTATCTACTACCGGAACCAGTCATTTGCTTTGTCAATTAGGTACAGGAACTTTTGTAACTTCTGGGTATAATAGTTCCGGATCAGGGTGTATAAACGCTACTAGTCCAGCTGTGGCAGTTTCAACAGCAGGATTTATAATCTTAAATGACACTGCTACAGATATTAGATCAGGACATGTATCTATTACTTTAATGGGCAATAACATTTATATATCATCACATACTCTAGCAGGAGATTCAACCCGAGACGTTGTTTGGTGGGGAGCAGGATCTATAAATCTTGGAGGTGTTGTAGATAGACTAAGAATAACCACAGTCAGTGGAACCGACACTTTTGATGCTGGATCATTTAACATAATGTGGGAATAAAAATAGATGAGCACATTAACAGTCAAAACCCTAGAAGGATTTGCAGATGTTAACAATATAATATCTGTTAGTTCGGGACATGTTATATATACACCTGGATCGGTAGTGCAGGTTGTTAACACTACAAAAACTGATACGTTTTCAGGAACATCAAATACTACCGAACTTTTAGTGACAGGAATGGCAGCTACAATAACACCTAAGAAAACTTCTAGTAAAATACTATGCACCGCAGTGATCAATCATGGACAACTTAGTACGACATATAAAGGTTATTTTAAAAGGAACGGAGTCAAAGTTGGTGTTGGAGACACCGCAGGATCTAGGCAGACAGCATCGTCGCCTTTTCCATTAGCCACTGACACAAATCAAGGCATGAACTCTGTTATCTGTTTTCTTGATTCTCCAGGAACTACAGTCTCACTAACTTATCAATTATACGTAATAAATGATAATGCCACAGCATTTAATTTAAATCGATCCAATGCTGACGCAGATTCTGTCACTGGCGGCAGATATGTTTCTACTATAACTTTAATGGAAATAGCGCAATGACCGAAACAGTATTCACTGATCTTCCTGCCGCTTTAGTAAACCTCCGTCCTGGTGCTGTCTGGGCGTTAGAAGGTGATACTTATGATAAGTTAATTTGGAAAGATGAAATTCAAACCAAACCCACAGAACAAGAATGCCAAGATGAGATGTTCAGATTATGGGAACTAAAAAATAATACTGCATATAAAATTGATAGAGCCAAAGCGTATCCTTCAATTGGTGATCAATTAGATGCACTATTTCATGCAGGAGTTTTTCCGCCTGAAATGGCAGCTCAAATTCAAGCGGTCAAAGATCAGTATCCAAAACCCAAAACTGACGATTGATAAATATCTAAAATAAGGTATTTTAATATGGCCGTAAGTATACAAACTCTGTTATCTTCCAATCTCCCGCTAGGTTATACGGGCAGTATTGGCTATACGGGCAGTCAGGGATACACGGGCAGTCGTGGAGATAAAGGGGACAAATATAAAACTACATCATCAACATCGATGATCATTACTTCTTCTGGCACAAAGAATTTTGTGATAGAAACAGGATTGGCCTATACCACTAATCAAACCATAAAAGTAAGCTACAATCCCAGCAATTATATGACTATGAATATCGTCAGCTATAATGATATTACCGGAGGTATTGAAGCTACAGTTTACAACAGTACAGGCACAGGCACTTATACAAGTTGGGTAGTAAATTTAGAAGGGGCAGTAGGAGAAGTAGGATATACAGGCAGTCAAGGTTATACTGGCAGCTCAGGTGCGTATGCTGCTGTGGGATACACAGGTAGTCAAGGTGTAGGATATACAGGCAGTCAAGGCAATACTGGGTTTGTAGGTAGTCAAGGTCCAGCCGGGGGTTATACTGGCAGCGCAGGCTTTACTGGTAGTCAAGGATACACAGGCAGCGGATCATCTGTAGCTGGTTCTAATACACAAATACAGTACAACAACAATGGGGTACTTGGCGGCAGTGCTAACTTAACTTGGAACCAGACTACGACTACGTTAACTGTAACAGGAAATATTTACGCACCAAGTGAAGCTAATGCATCTTATCCGGGTGCATATAGAGCTGGATTTTTTGGCAGTGATGGATTTCTAGAAAGCAATTTTAGTGCAGGTAATGGACAAAATGTTTACATAGCACAGGGTTTAACTTCAGGTCCAGGTGTACCAGCTACCAGTTTGTATCTTGGTCCAGATATGAATTTAAACCCCGCCAACAATGCCAATTCCAATATCTATATAGGTGGTGGGAATAACACCTCCCAGATCTATTTGAGAGGTACGTCGTATTTGAATAATACAATGACGTATGGGCCGGCAGTTACCGGTGCGCCAACTGGTTATACTGGTGCTACATATAGAGTTGGTGCTCTTTATTCAGATGGCACATTGCAGTCGTTCTTTAGTGCAGGCAATGGAGTAAATTTTTATCTAGCACAGGGATTAACTGCAGGACCAGGTGTAAATCCTACCAGTTTGTATCTTGGTCCAGATATGAATTTTAATCCTGCTAATAGTGCCAATGCTAATATCTATATAGGTGGTGGGAATAACAACTCAAATTTATATTTGCGTTCTAATGTATATTTTCCAAATGAAGCTAATGCATCTTATCCGGGTGCATATAGAGCTGGATTTTTTGGCAGTGATGGATTTATAGAAAGTAACTTTGGTGCAGGTAATGGACAAAATGTTTACATAGCACAGGGATTAACTACATCAACAGGTCCAGCACCTACTAATTTATATCTTGGTCCAGATATGAATTTCAATTCAACTGGTAATGCCAATGCCAATATCTATATAGGTGGTGCTAACAACAACTCTTTGATTTATTTGAGAGGTGTACCATATTTCCCAAATGAAGCCAATCCCGCATATCCGGGTGCATACAGAGCTGGGTTTTTTGACAGTGCTGGTGGTTTTGAAAGTAATTTTAGTGCAGGTAATGGACAAAATGTTTACATAGCACAGGGATTAACTGCAGGACCAGGTGTACCAGCTACCAGTTTGTATCTTGGTCCAGATATGAATTTAAACCCCGCCAACAGTGCCAATGCCAATATCTATATAGGTGGTGCTAACAACACCTCTCAGATCTATCTACGTGGGAGTAGCTACCTACAAAATACTTTGACCTATGCACCGGCTGCTACCAGTGTTTCAACTGGTTATACTGGTACTACATATAGAGTTGGTGCTCTTTATTCAGATGGCACATTGCAGTCGTTCTTTAGTGCAGGCAATGGAGTAAATTTTTATCTAGCACAGGGATTAACTGCGGGCCCAGGTGTAAATCCTACCAATTTGTATCTTGGTCCGGATATGAATGTAAACCCCAACAACGGCGCTAGTGCCAATATCTATATAGGTGGTGCTAACAACAACTCTTTGATCTATCTACGTGGGATACCATATTTCCCAACTGAAGCAGCACCTACATATCCAGGTGCATATAGAGCTGGGTTTTTTGACAGTGCTGGTGGTTTTGAAAGTAATCTTGGTCCAGCAAATGGACTAAATGTTTACATAGCACAGGGATTAACTGCAGGACCAGGTGTACCAGCTACCAGTTTGTATCTTGGTCCAGATATGAATTTTAATCCCAACAACGGCGCCAATTCCGTTATCTATATAGGTGGTGCTAACAACAACTCTTTGATTTATTTGAGAGGTGTACCATATTTCCCAACTGAAGCAGCACCTACATATCCGGGTGCATACAGAGCTGGGTTTTTTGACAGTACTGGTGGTTTTGAAAGTAATTTTAGTGCAGTAAATGGACAAAATATTTACATAGCACAGGGTTACACCGCAGGTCCAGGTGTACCAGCTACCAATTTGTTGATTGGTCCGGATATGAATATGAGTCCCGTAAACAACGCCAATTCCGTTATCTATATAGGTGGTGCTAACAACAACTCTTTGATCTATCTACGTGGGATACCATATTTCCCAAATGAAGCCAATCCCGCATATCCAGGTGCATATAGAGCTGGGTTTTTTGACAGTACTGGTGGTTTTGAAAGTAATTTTAGTGCAGCAAATGGACAAAATGTTTACATAGCACAGGGGTTGACTGCAGGTCCAGGTGTACCAGCTACCAATTTGTATCTTGGTCCGGATATGAATATGAGTCCCGTAAACAACGCCAATGCCAATATCTATATAGGTGGTGCTAACAACACCTCTCAGATCTATTTGAGAGGTAATTCTTTAGTAGCACCTTTATCTGGTGTAGGTAACAGAGCTGTGTACAGTAATGCTAGCGGATCTTTAACTAATTCATCTTCTGACATTACTCACAAAACCAATATCAGAGCTTTACCTTATGGATTAGATGAAATATTACAATTAATACCTGTAATTTTTAATTGGGTAAATCAAACTAAGTATGGATCACAGGAAGAACTTGGTCTTATTGCCAATCATGTTGAACAAATTATTCCAGAATTAGTATCTACTAACAATGATGGATCGAAATCTTTAGATTATCCAAAACTAGTTGCACCTATAATTAAAGCCATACACCAGCTTGCAGAAAAAATCAATGTATTAGAAAATAAATAAATTTGGAGATTATATGACTATTAATTTTGAAACTTCAAACATAACGCCTACTGTGTTATCTGAATACCGAGGTAATCAAAATGTACTCAAAGAGATAACTTACTGTTTACTTGCTACCAATACAGAAAGTGGTGCGCAGGCATATGTGACTAGAGTGCATACCTTAGACATTGATAGAGAATACACTGCTGAAAATCCTTTTATTCCATTTGAAAATTTTACTGCTGAACAAATAAATTCAATAATTCAAGAAGCTATTCATACCTGCAGTTGGGATAAATTTTTGGAAAAAAAACTTCAAACGATTGCTGCTGAATCTAACAACATTAAAACTTTTTCATTTCAAGATTAAAAATCATATGTTGATCTCCTAATAAATATTTTTATCTAGGAGGTAGAATGAATCAACATCAAATGCAAAGCAAATTAACTGCAATGAAACTTCAACAAGAAGAGTTGTTAAAAACTCTTGCACAAAAAGACAGAGAAGTACATCAAATTAGAGAAAATGTTCTCAAAATACAAGGTATAATTGATTTTTTAACTTTAGAGCTAGAACCCGAATCATCTAGTGATCATAAATTAGATATCAATGGCTCTTAATAATCAGTTATTAAATAACAATTATCTTGTTATTGATAATCTAATATCTGCCGAACAGGCAAATGTCATTTATAAAGATTTCAAAAAATTCTGTGATCTTGCTTTATTTGGAAATTTCGGAGATTCTCAAGCTCCGAAAAGTCCATATGTATACAATTATCATCCATTCTTAGAAATTTTAATTGACAAAATACCAGTAGTAAAAGAATATTCTAATGAATCAGTTTTTCCAACTTACACATATGGAAGAATTTATAAACATAATGAAGAACTCAAAATTCATACAGATAGAGAGGCTTGCGAAATTAGTATAAGTCTGCATCTATGGGGCGATAAAGAATGGCCTTTCTGTATCAGGACCAGTCAAGGTGAAACTAAAGAAATATTTCTCAATCCTGGGCAGGCAGTTTTGTATCTAGGATGTGCTGCAGAACATTGGAGACCAAAATTTTACGGTTACAATTATGGTCAAGTATTTTTACATTATGTAAGATCTAACGGACCAAACGCCTGGGCCTATTTTGATAAAATTAAAAAACCTCAATGAAAGAATTATCCGATTATATTAAAGTTTTTGACAATATAGTTCCGTTAGATGTTTGCGACAATATTGTTTCAAGTTTAAAAGACAGTCCATTGTGGACTCCAGCAGTTATTGGAAAACGCGGTCTAACAGATAAGTCAATTAGAAATCTTGATATAATTTCTATGTCTAACAAATCTATTAAAGACCAATCCAAATTTATTAGAGAGATTGATGACAAATTTGTAGTATACAGTTTAAAAGCTATTAAACGCTATAAACAAGAATTTGATAAAGTAATGATCAATAACGACACCGGTTATGATCTATTAAGATATAATGAAGGATCTTTTTATACTACTCACACTGATAGTTTTTTAGAAAGACCAAGAACAGTAAGTTGTAGTTTTGCTCTCAATGAAGATTTTGAAGGGGGAGAGTTTGCATTTTTTGATCGAGAACTTACTTTTAAACTAAAAAAAGGATCTGTAATAATGTTTCCAAGTAATTTTATGTTTCCGCACGAAATTTGTAAAGTAATTTCAGGAACACGTTATTCAATTATAACCTGGTATGTTTAAAAAATATGAAACTGGCAATAATAGATATAATTGGTATTCCTTATGATGGAAATACAGTATTCAAACAAGGTCTAGGTGGTTCAGAAAGTGCTGTAACCTATATCAGCAAGGACCTTGCTAAATTAAATTTTGATGTTACAGTGTTTAATAACTGTGATCTAGATCACGCTCGTCCAGGAGTATATGATTCAGTTACCTATCGTCCGTTATCTGACCTATCTCAAGATCACGATTTTGACATAGTGATCAGCAGCAGAACTGTGATACCTTTTCTCACAGACACACAGTTTCAACAGGTAGGTGACATTAGAGCACTGCCATTTGCTGATAAACTAATTTACCAACGCATTCTCAGCAGAGCCAAGCAGCGTATCTTATGGATGCACGACACATTTTGTCTCGGCGACAATCTCATCGAAGATCTAGTTACCTCGGATAAAATTACCACTGTATTCACCCTCAGTGATTGGCATTTGACCTATGTGTTGAATTGCCATCACGGACGTAGGCGTAACTTTGAAGTGTTGAAACACAAAACATTCATCACACGCAATGGTGCATACCTACATAAACAAGAAGTAGACATAAAAGCCAAAGATCCCAACAGATTTGTCTATAACGCTTCAGTTACCAAAGGTATGATTCCTTTGGTCAAAGAAATTTGGCCCAGAGTCAAACAACAGCTGCCTCAAGCCAAACTCACTGTGATTGGTGGCTACTATAGATTCACAGTCAACGGACAGCCAGATCAACAGGAACAAGACTGGCGTCAAATGGCCAATGATCCTGCAAATCTACAATTGGATATAGAATTCACTGGTGTTATTCCTCAAAGCGAAATAGCTGATAGATTGGCCGGTGCTAACTTTATGATTTATCCTGCTGCTTTCCCAGAAACATTTGGCATCAGCACACTAGAAAGCATCTGTTACAACACTCCAGTTATAACCTGTAGATTTGGAGCCTTAGAAGAAGTGGCTCTGTCAGGTGCCTGTTATCTGTTAGACTATGCCATAGAGCCAAATGTTCTGTTTCAAGACATCAACACACAGCAGCAGATTCAAAAGTTTGTAGAGCTCACTGTCAATGCCTATCACAACACCTATCTACATCAACAGAAACAGTACTATGCCAACATAGTTAAACCTATAGCCGGGTGGGACACAGTGGCTCTGCAATGGAAACAGTTTTTCTATAAAAACTGCGGGCTTTATCTCAGTCTAGAAGAATATCGAAGAGTCTCTAAGATAAATCGCAGAGTTCATAAGATCTACAATAGACGATATCACAACGTTGTGGAATTAGAAAATTACAAATCCAACAGTGAACAAAAGATCAACATAGTCAGCACATTCTACAACAATCAAAATTATATTGCAAGGTGTATTGAAAGTGTAGCTAGCCAAGACTATGACAATTATCATCACTATCTAATCGATGACGCCAGCACAGATAGCACAGTGTCTGCGGTCAAACAGTGTCTAGAACAACTACCACAACATCTACAGAATAAATTTACTCTAATTGTCAACGATCAAAATCAGGGTGCTGTGCGCAATCAAGTAGATTTATTTAGAACTCTAGAAACTGACAGTATCATAATGATTCTAGACGGCGATGACAGTCTGGTTAATGACAATACTGTGTTATCCTACTACAATACTCTGTATCAGGATGATCTAGAATTTACCTATGGTAGTTCTTGGAGTATGGTTGATAACATTCCTCTAATCAGTCAGCCCTATCCAGAACAAGTAAAACAAAATAAGAGTTATAGACAGCATCATTTTAATTGGATACTGCCTTATACTCATCTGCGTACATTTAAAAAATATCTTATAGATGCCTGTACCGATGATCAATTCCAAGACAGTCAGGGAAAATGGTATCGTGCAGGAGGTGATGGCTCTGTGTTTTATGCACTGATAGAACAGGCTGAACCCAACAAGATACTCTGTATACAAGACATAGTTTATAATTACAACGACACTAATCCATTAAATGACTACAAGGTAAACGCAGATGAACAAAATCGTTCAGCAAAAGAAATTATAGGAAAAACACAGATGCCAAAAAAAAAGATATTGATAGCCATACCCACAGCCAAGAATATAGAACCGGATACATTCAAGAGCATCTACGATCAGATCATACCAGAGGGTTTCGAAACCACATTTCAATTCTTTTATGGATATAGAATAGACCAGGTACGAAATCTCATTGCTGATTGGACTATTAAAGGATTTGATTATCTTTGGGCCGTAGACTATGACATGTCGTTCCCTCCCGATACCCTAGCAAAATTATTAAGTTACGATAAAGATGTTGTTACTGCTTTATACAGACAGCGTAAACAAGAACAGATTTTAGAAGTATACGAATCAACTGACTGGGGCGGAGTCACACATATACCGTATCATAAAATACAAAATCAGGGATTAACAGAAGTTGCTGCTTGTGGATTTGGATGTGTATTAATTAAATCTGATGTGTTTAAAGTTGTAGGGTACCCTCAATTTGAATATCATGTTGCTCTTGACCATGCTAATACTGTTAGCGAAGATGTTGATTTTTGTCGAAAAGTTAAAAATCGAGGATTTAGTATCTGGGCAGATACTACAATTTTATGCAGACACATAGGTCAATTTTATTTTGACATTGTATCAGAAACAACGCCGGCTACTAAAATTATAGACTATACCTCTAGACTTAGAGAATTGGGTAGTCAGCGACTTATTCCTTCTCAACACGTAGAATTTTTACAATCGCTATCTATAGAACCTAAGGTAATATACGACATAGGCGCCTGTGTATTGCACTGGACTAATGAAGCCAAACGAATATGGCCATCTGCTGAATATGTAGTGTTTGAAGCTATGCCAGAATGTGAATTTTTATATAAAGAAAATAATTTATTATATCATGTTGGAGTGTTAAGCAACAGCACAGGAAAAGAAATAGAGTTTTATCAAAATACATATCATCCAGGCGGCAATAGTTATTATCGTGAAAATGTAGAAATTAATCCTGAAGCTAATGATTATTTTAACGAAAATCATCGTAGAACATATACAACTGTAACACTAGATGCTGTGGTTAATCTTAAAAAAATGCCTTTGCCTGATCTAATTAAAATGGATGTTCAAGGAGCAGAATTAGATGTATTAATGGGTGCTCAGGAAACTCTAGCTCAATGCAATCATGTTATTTTAGAGTGTCAAAGCGTAGAATATAATAAAGGAGCTCCTTTAAAAGAAGAAGTAATAGCATTTATGCAGGGTTTGGGTTTTAAAAACAATGGTCTATTTTGTTCTAACGGTCCAGATGGAGATTACTATTTTACCAGATAAATATCAAAAAGATCTTTGTAAATCAAATTATGACCTACAGAAAGTATATAAACATCATCGGCGAGAGTATACTCTAAAGGAGCAAACAAATGAGCTTCTTAGTAGCAAATCTTCCCCCAATACACTGTTTCGTTCGTAAAGAATTTTTATATGATTTCCAAAAAGGACACGGTGAGTATGAACCTTGCATATGGGTTAGTATCAAAAGTCTACGAAGTCAAGCATTTAGGATTGAATCATATTTGCCGCGTTATGGCGCACTTTATGACAAACTACCTTTACATGCGTTTGTGTCACGCACAGAAGATCTTGAACCAGAAAAGTTTTTACCTCTAGACACATTACAGATTTGGGATTGTTTCAGTTACGATATCGCGATTATACAGAAAGCTTTCTTGCGTAATCTCAGCTGTAAGTTTTACGCCAAAGACAAACAGATGTACGGCGGCGACTATATGTTTACTGTGGACAATGCCAGTCCAGATCTTAATATAATCGATACCAGTTACAGTGAATGGCCAGAAGATCATAAGAGCTTTAACTTCATACAACTGGACAACGGGCAGTATGCGGCACAGCCTAACAACCGTTGTTTGTTCTTTGATGCAGCCAGCAATCCTAAGGAAATTCAGTTCCCAGACTTCAAAGTTTGCACTAAGAAATACGTAGTAGAAACTAATCCAAAATGGAGACTCGGTGATAGCGATACAGTAACATACGAATAAATACAGTTATTATTTTGGAATAACAATGAAAAAACTGCTACTATTATTATCTTTATTCGTATCTACTGCATTTGCCTGGGATCAAAGACCCCCGCTTCCAGTAGAAAGCTGCCAAGTTCATAGCCCTTATGGATTTGCCCAAACAGCAAGAGCAGCACAGCCAATCTGTAGGGAAGCATATCTTGTAGCATACGATCCCCCTGCTAAGATCCCTATGTATGTTGCTTATACATTACTTCCACAAAATGCCTTAGGATGCTTTCCACGTACGAACGCATTCGTTGCGGATCAATCAATACAGGGCGGTCCACGTCCAGATGATTACGCAGGCACAGGTTACGACAAAGGACATGCTGCTCCCGATGGTGATCTTAGCTGGTCACAGATTGTGGAGTATGAAAGTTTCTTGATGACAAATATGTATCCACAACATGGAAGTTTAAATCGTGGAATTTGGAAGCTTCTGGAAACATCAGTGCGTGGGTGGGCGGTTCAGCAGAACAACGCTTTTACTATCTACGTGGGGGCATACTATGGAGCTGGTAATGAAACTATTGGCAAAGGTGTTATAGTTCCTCATGGTTTCTACAAGATTGTTATCAACAACAACACAGGTGCAGTAGCAGGTTGGGCTTTCCCTCATACCAAACCTTACGTCAATCTAGGCAACGACCTAACTAAATTCCGTGTACCGGTTGCACAGATTATGCAACAGGCAGGAGTTAATTTTGCATTTCCTCCTAACGCAAAAGAATTACAACCTGGCGGCGAATGGCCGGTAGACTACGGTGCATTGACTAATGCCAAACGTGCCAAGTGTGGGAAGAATGCCGAATGAAATCCTTTAAAGACTATCTAGAAGAAGCAGATCGTAAACGCCAGGATGCTGAAGACGATCCAGAACGTCCTAAAAAGACCAAAGAAAAAGATGACACTGACTGGAGCGGCCTAGACGATCTGTTTTCTCCAAAAGCAGATAATCCTCTAGTGCCTCAAGAACCAGAGAGGAATCAAGAACGCCCCGAAGAGCCCGGCGGTGAGGATCCTCGTAGAAGAGCTAGCCAACGAGATACACAAAGAGCAGCAGGCAATGTAACTCCTAACGATCGTATGCGTGATCTATTAAGCCGCATGCGTGACATTGAAAATGATCCAGATGATCCAGGGTATCCAGAACCAGAGAACCCAGATGTGCCTGCTATAAGAGTTGATACACAAAACTTGCCCGCAGTAGCCGGACAAAACTTACAGGCAGCTGGAGTACAGAATCCAGACTTCCATCAGGTAGCTAACTTACCGGGTAACATGAATCGTGCTATCCGTTCGCTAGGACGTCAGTTATTCCGCTCATTTACAAGAACAGAAACAAATGATATTTGGATGATTGGAAACCTAGGTGGTCAAGGTCCTAACAGCACACAAGAAGTTAATGCTGTGGCAAATTGGGTTAGAGAAAACGGAGATGATATCGGTACTGGTAATATAGATTTTGATACCAGCATCCCAGGATATTCTGCAGATATTAGACAATACTCTGCGGGCGGTATTAGATGGTTGTTGGTTAATGATGAATTTGGAAGATACATTTACAGCTGGCCAGAACAGGACAGTGTGCAGCAGGCAAATGCTCCTGCTCTAGGTAATGATCGTCCTCGCTTACCTAACCGATAAATATGACTATGAGAAAAGAATCATTACAAGAATTTGCTCAGCTATGCGAAACCTTTATTGCAGAAGCTAGCACCTCAATGGATCTTGTCAGGTCCAAGAACGGCGGTCCTCAGGTTATCAAAAAATTGCATAGCCAGGGGCTATCACACGAACAAAGCTATCAGCCTATAGAAAAGATCAGTTGGAGTGAGCTCAAAGGCAACTACAATAACAACTGGGTTATCATTGTCGGTGATCGTGGAGTTGGTGCAATCAAAGCCAGCGAACGAGATTATGAAGCATTAGCTAGTTCAGGTGGCGATGTTCTATCTAAGAGAGACGATCGTGGCGGTAACATATTAGATTTCTTAAAAGGTAACATAGGAGGTCTACGTAAATTTTATGTAGGTAGAGGATCTAGTGATGTTAAAGACAAAAAGAAACAACGTGCTGATCTTAAGAAACAAGCAGATGCTACTACAGTTACTAGAAAAGATATCGTAAAGAAATTTAAACCTTTGTGGGATAAAGCATTAGAGCAGGCCTATGCCGATGTTAAAGGCATGGCTGTTACAATGATCAAGAACGATGCTTTTGAAAAGGCTAAAAAGAAACTATCCCAATTAGATTATATCACAAACGCTAGAGAACACATTGAATCTGGAAATACAGACTTCCCAGAATATGTAGAAAGTGCTGTACAGACAGCTATCTCTATGGCAGCAGTATATCACTATCCAGAATTATCCGGAGAAATACAAACCTCTCGATACGGTTACAGATCCTCGGGATATACAACAACAAATGACGAAGGCCCTCGCAAGTTACTTCAGGACATAGCTAACGGAGATACTGCAAAGTTAGGATCTATATTGGCATACTTCAAGAGGAGCTTAGTATCAGGATGAGATTAATTACAGATTTAGAACCAACATTTGAGCAAGCTCTAACAGAAGCAAACATAGCTTCTAAGATCAAAGATCCTCAAAAGATTAAATTACTAAGATTAGCAGTGCTTCACGATTCAACATTTCCTAAGCATAAGATAGCGGCTTTAGGACCAACGGCATTTCGTCAAGACCAGGATCCCAAGAAGCAAGCAGAGAACGATCAACAAATTCTACAGCTCTGGAGCGACACCATTGATAGATTATTATCAAACACTGAGTTTGGAGACCTTAGCGCAGACGGCAAGTTTGACGATTGGTTGTTTAATCTTTATATTAAAGGTGCAGCAGACTACGAAGATATCTCGGGTGAAGCTGTTAATGCGTTAGGCATCTGGAAAGTATTGAGCAGGCGTGGTAAACTCAAGCCAATCGATCAGGACTTTAATAAATTTAAATCTATCAAGACTCTACAAAGAATTCGCAATGACAGAGATTATAGAAGAGAACTAGATCGTATTAAGGACTCAGAACGTATTGAAGCTCTTAAGCGTGATGCCAAACAGACTGTGTTAATTGACGATAATCGTTTCTATGTTATTGTTCCATTGAACTTCGGTAGTTGCTATGTAACAGATAGAGGACAAGGATATACTCCTAACTTCTGTACAAGTTCTAGCAATGGTCACGAATGGTTCCAGCGTTATGCTCCAGACGGCATTATCGTAAATGTAACAGATAAACAAAACATAGATGCTGAAGATGGCAAGTGGCAGATGCATGCTGCTACTAATCAAATCGTCAGAGGAGATCAGGAACGCAGACACGATGTATCTTATAACGATCAACGATTTGCAGATCTGTTTCCAGGTCTAATGAAACGAATACTAGCAGCCTTAGCCAGCAAAGCAGATGAAATTAAACAAGGATCTGTTAATCTAACCCGAAGCGGCGAAGGTTACGATGTACAGGCCAACATTGACATGATGAAACGCAAGTTCCCAGCATCATTTGCATCAGAAGCTCCGGCAGAAGAAGAAGAGGATACTGGTCCAGGAACTTATTTGATCACGCATACAACATCTGGCAGAACAGCACGAATCACAGCAGAAAGCAAACAAGATGCTATTGACAAATTGTTAGCTAGACATCCAGACGTAAACCTAGAAGAGTTTACTATCAAGAAGCAAAAAGAAGAACCTACTGACGAGGATCTAATTCAGTAACACCTACCTTAGGACGTTATCGTTACATAGGTGTGCCCGGCTGCTGGGCAGAGCGTTATGGGAGTCGTGCCCCGGAATGGCGCTCTAAGTGAGCATTACCAATGTCTAATAGTATTTGCTATAATAAAACAGCAAGTCACTACGTGTATAACTACCCAGAATGTTTTTAAGAATAATGCTATCCTAGCTTCTCGGATAGTTAATACAGGTACTGTGGGCCGATCCTCGTCGGTGTGACCCATTAGATGACCAGTGGCTCTGGCCCATATCCGTTCAAGACTTCTGACCGGTGATGATTTCATATACTTCTCGCCAATTTTTAACTACAGGATAGGTACATTCGTGATGCATATTGTGCCCGTGTTCAATAAGAATCGAGCTCAATCCCAATTCGTGCCCAACATCAGCATTAGCCGGCTTATCTTCGATCCACCACATACCGCTTTGCTTATAAGGAGATAACGCACCGTCTTTATCTGCTCCGGTATCTAGACAAATCACATCTTCGATAGCATTACCAAACAACTTACGCAGATTCATTTCTCGAAGTCTTTGTGCGTTTTTGTCTAGGCTCAAGCTAGTAATGACCCGGAACTGATATCCGTGCTCTTCGTGGAGCCGTTTAACATAGAACGTGCTGTCTCTTAATGCAGGAAGAAATCCAATGGCTGCTGATTCGTTAAAAGTCTTTACAACCTTCTTAGCGTCTTTCTCGTCTAATTCATTGTAGTGATGATGCAGGTAATAACTTTTCTTGTTGTCTGCGGTAAGTGTGTAACCACGTTCTTGCATCCAAACTGAGAATGCCCATTCCCAATCAAGTAATACGCCGTCTGCGTCTGTGAGTATGATTTTGTTTTTCATTTATAAAAAAGTCCAAAAATGTAAATTGCCAATAGTCCACCGTTAATAACCACAAGGTTCCATTCTTTGATCCTTAAACTCCAAATCAAATAAAGAAATGCTCCTGCGTTTAATAACCAAATATTGGTTGGGTCTATTCGTAAACTAGTGCAGACTGCACCAGCTAGCGTTACAAAACACGCAGCCCATTTTAAGATAGAGTCTAACATAATCCTATTATATACACAGTTATAGATCTTGTCAAGTAGTTTGTTCCAGTTGCTGCCCTGCCATAAATACTGGGTCATATTAAAGGAGACCCCGTGAAACAAAGAAATTACACACAAGACACAGTCCGCAAGTTACAAGGCTCATTACAAATTGAGCATACTTTAGCAAAACGTGGCGCATACAAACTACGCGAGCTATTAGCAAACGAACCATACGTTAATACGCTAGGCGCATACAGCGGTCAACAAGCCGTTCAACATGCCAAAGCAGGACTCAAAGCAATTTACCTATCAGGCTGGCAAGTAGCCGCAGCCGCAAACACAGCAAACCAAACATATCCAGATCAAAGTTTATATCCAGTAAACTCTGTCCCAACAATCGTACGACAAATTAACAATGCTTTCCGTCGTGCTGATCAAATTGAATACTCAGAAGGTAATGCGACTACAGATTACTTCTTACCAATTGTAGCAGATGCTGAAGCAGGCTTTGGTGGTGCGTTAAACGCATATGAACTAATGATGGCAATGATTGAAGCAGGAGCCGCAGGCGTACACTTTGAAGATCAATTAAGTTCAGAAAAGAAATGTGGACACTTAGGTGGTAAGGTTTTAATTCCTACTAGCCAAGCAATTCGCAACCTACAGGCCGCACGTCTAGCAAGTGACGTAGCAGGTGTTGACACAGTTATCATGGCACGTACAGATGCCGAATCTGCTACACTGATCACTAGCGATCATGACCCATTAGACAAGGATTTTATTATTAATGAACGTACTGACGAAGGTTTTTACAAATTTAAAAACGGGCTTGATGCTTGTATTAGGAGAGGTCTTGCTTATGCCCCTTACGCTGATCTCCTTTGGTTCGAAACTAGCACACCTGATATCAAACAGGCTAGAGTCTTTGCTGAAGCGATCCGTGCCCGTTATCCTGATCAAATGCTTGCTTATAATTGCAGTCCTAGTTTTAATTGGCAAAAGTTTTTAAGCATTGAAGAATGTGAAACATTCCAACGTGAACTAGGCGAACTAGGTTATAAGTTTCAGTTCATAACACTAGCAGGCTTCCACTCGGTTAATCTTGCTACATTTGAACTTGCTGAAGCATATCGTTTACGTGGTATGGCTGGTTATAGCGAAATGCAACAACGTGAGTTTGAAGCACAGGCTCGTGGCTTTACTACTGTTAAACATCAACGTGAAGTTGGCGTTGGTTACTTTGATTTAATTAGTGAAGCAGTTGGTGCTACATCTACAGTTGCTAACAAGAGCTCTACAGAAGCAGATCAGTTCCACTAAATATTAAATGGAAACTATTATAGCAACGTTAGTGATGACGCACATCACAATAGTGTGCGTCACACTATACCTGCATCGTGGACAGGCTCATAGAGGCATAACCTTTAATTTTATATTTGAACATCTAATACGTTTTTGGTTATGGCTTACTACTGGTATGGTCACAAAACAATGGGTGGCGATACATCGTAAGCATCACAGATTTAGTGATGAACAAGGCGACCCGCATAGTCCGCACGTATACGGTATTTGGCGTGTGTTGTTTAAAGGTGCTGTATTATATCATACTGCAAGTAAAGATTCTGAAATGATTCAACAATACGGAGTTGGTACTCCAGACGATTGGATCGAACGTAATTTGTATACCCCACACAGTCGCTGGGGGATTCTCTTAATGTTGGTCATAGACCTTGTTCTTTTTGGACCTGTAGGACTAGTAGTTTGGGGTATACAAATGCTTTGGATTCCTTTCTGGGCCGCAGGAGTAATTAACGGCCTTGCTCATTGGTGGGGGTACCGCAATGGTGAAACAAAAGATAGATCTAGAAATATATTTCCTATTGGCATTATCATTGGTGGTGAATGCCTTCACAATAATCATCATCTTGAGCCTGCTAATCCCAAACTAAGTCGTCGCTGGTTTGAGTTTGACATAGGATGGATGTGGTTTAAAATCTTTAATTTATTAGGATTGGCTAAACTTAGAAATGTTTGAACGTGTGCCTGAGCCAGAGCTGATGCTGGACAAAGAACAGTGTGAGACATACAATCAAGAGTTCATAGACGATCAATCAATAGTAGAAGATTTCGTTAACTCCTACAAACAATGCATAGGACTTGATCAAGGGTCTGTTGTTGATCTAGGGTCCGGATCTTGTAACTTTATTATTGCACTGGCTAACGCCTACCCAGGTTTAACTTTTACCTGTTATGAAGCCAGCGATGAAATGATAAAGATAGCAACAAACAACATAAGGTCTGCAGGGCTGGCCGACAGAATACAACTAGTACAACAAGACTTCTTTAACGCCACTGGACAATTTGATGTAGCAATTGCTAACAGAGTATTACATCACGTAAACGATACAGAAAGTTTTTGGAATCTAATTTCTAAACTAGGAAGCAAAGTCTTAGTATGTGATTTGGAAAGACCTTATACTTCGGAATTCTTAAACTATACCCTTCCTGCAGATTTTATTAATTCTTTAAAATCTGCATACACTGTGCCGGAAGTATCGGATCAAATAGTTAATTACGATTACACCATAGAGAAGAAATCGTTACCAGCTGATCTGTCCAGATTCACAGTGTTTACCAAAAAAGATAAGTAACATCGCCTTTGACTACTGCGTAGGCCTGCAGGGTCATTCGTTGATCTTTAGTCCCATTAATATCTGCGTGTCCTACTCTGTGCAGTATCTTTTTTGTTTGTATCAACAAAGATCCTTGTGTGTAATGCACAGTTTGAAATTCTTTTAATTTACAATCAGGATTACCGCAATCGTCTCCGAGCAAATCGTGATGATTCTCACACAGCGGAGTTTCTGGTGCGTTTCGATCTGAAGTAAATTCCGCTTCTGTTTCTGGAAAATAATCGAAGCTAGACTCTGATCCAGAGATCATTAGTCCTAGTACATAGTATCGATCAAAGTATGTATCAAACTTATCGTAATCCGGAAACTCTACATTGTAAGGGTATCTAATTAAGATCTTGTCATAGTGCCATACACAGGGTCTATTGGAAAAATCTCTTTCTATTATCTGAAATCCTGGACGAGCAAGGTATTGGCAGAATCTAACTTCTTTTTGAAAAAGTGATGATACTTTTTTACAGAATAAATCAACGGTAGCAAAACTGTATGTGTTATTGTTTAGATAGCTGTCGTTTTGATTTCTTAAATAGCTGTTGCCCAACACAAACATATCTGTGTCCGGACATCGGATCCACTTATCTTTATGTTCTGTTATTTCTTTTGCAGCATCTGTGCATTCTTGTGCAGTAAAGAAATTTTCTATTAGGTTGATCATACCCTATTTAACAGAAAGCCCCCTTGCGGGGGCTTATTCTTATCATATACGCTCTATGAGCTTATATTATTTCTTCACGCCGGCATTAACAAATGAGTACATTTTTTCGGCGGCTTCTAATACTTTATCGACACCTGGATATTCAGGCATACTAACTGTTGTTACGATCTGACCAGTCTTCTCATCACGAGAAGCAGTCATTTCCCAACCGTGTAACTTAGCGTGGAATTCACCCTGGATGTGATCCTTAGCCAATGCTAAGATGTCGGCACGGATTTCGTAACCGTTTTTATTAAATTTAACTTCTGGTAGTTTAGGTGTTTCAAATTGTGACATAATGTTTTCTCCTTTGTGTGTATGTCTGTTTAAGCCTTAGAGCTGGCTTCTGCTTTCTTTGGAAACAGTACCTTGGATACTGATTCTACGGAATACTTAGTCATGTCGATAGTGTTGTTAACAGCCATCTTGGCAAATTGTGTTTGCGCATCAATGTATGCGTGGGCTGCTTTGTTTAAAGAGGGATCTTTAAAAATCTGATCAGTGATGATCTTTTTAGTAGTTTGAAAACTATCGATGTAAAAGTGTGGTGTAAACATAAAATTCTCCTGTGTGTTTAGTATGTGTAACATTATATATCTCTATCCTATGTAAATGCAACTATATATGGCTAAATCAGTCTCTTAACATCAACTGTTTAGCTAGGTCTGGATGACCTCTTCTTGCTAATTCCGCCGCTGCTCTGGCTCTGCCCATCGATTCAAAGAACGCCTTGATGTAAGACAACAAGTTCATAGCATAAATCCTCTCTGTTTGTCGTAGCCGTATTGAACACTCCAGTGTTCTACATCTGCGGCACTCTGTGGGTACTTCGATAGGATGTAGCGTTCTAGTTCGCTTTGATAGTGTTGCTTTGGGAACATCTCTGCTAGCCGCTCTAAAAGCAATAGCATTTTTTCTGATAATTGTTTCATTGTGTTATCCTCTGTATGTGTGTAGACTCAGTGTTTCTACTGATTTATTTATGCTGCGATCGCACGAACTCTAAATAATTTTGGACATCAGAAATGATTTAAGGTAAATACTACATTAGATAATTACATTTATGAAACTAAGCACTCGATCAATACTTCAAGAACTTAACTCGATTGCCGAGGTAAGGCACACTGATTCTGTGTTTGAAAGCAGGGCAGTTAATATCATTAACTCTGCGATCAACCTTATAGAATCTATGAAGAAGCACTATACAGCTGAAGAAGCAGATGAGCTAGAGCGCAGACTGTTGAATTCTATCAAAGGGCAGGATGCTGCCAAATTTACCCGAGGCATACGTAAAGTTGCCGAAGATCGCAAATCCCGCAAAAAAATGGTCTAAGACCCTGGTTCTCCAATAATCGGATAAATAACTATGGCGACCTCTGAGCGAGGTTATTTAAAAGGAGAACTTTATCATGCCAAATACATATTCAGATCTAACAAGCGAAACAGTTGCAGCCAATTATGGCAAGCACGTTATCAACCAAGCTGACGTAGGCCGCGAGCTTATCGTTAAAGTTGCACTAACAAACATGACCAATGCAAACGTTACATCAATCCGTAACGCAATCACTCTACCAGGTGGTTCTGGTGGTACTTTACCAGCTAACACTGGTGATGCATTCACTGTAGCAGCTATCGGTACAGCAGATGGTTCAGCTTTTGTAAGCGGTACCACTGACGTTATCTATATGCGTGTACAAGGTACTGGTACATTTGACACAACAGACGCAGCAGCAGGCACAGGTGCTACTGTTACCGTTGAGGCAGTGTTTACACCAGCAATGTAATTTTCCTAGGGATGGGAAGATGAGGGCGGATTTATTCCGCCCTTTTTTGTTGGCCATAAATAGTAGCACATTATGGCACGATACACTGTAATCACTTTTGTAGATATCACACGGACCAATCCCACAAGGTCCGAGACTGATAAACTTAAACTAGCACAACAATCAAACTTCAATAGTTTGTTGCAGGCCATTGGTCTTAGATCCAATGTCAATTGGGAAGAAGATCCTAAAAAATTATCTGGGTGCTATCACAGTGTGTTTGAAGGCAAAGCCAATCATTGGGTTTGGACATTCGATACTGAACGTGATGATGTATTCTTGCAAGACGATGATCCTGTAGCACTATTAGTAGAAGACCTACACGGAGTACCCATAATAGATCAATTAGAAAATACAGTAGATATCTACCCTGCGGTGTTTAAAACTCGAGGTGACGACATCAACACCTGGATCAAAATACCATTCGATATAAATAGTTGATACAGGCAAACATTTTAGGCATTCTTAACTTAGGCACATGTCCATAACGGACCTTGACTTAACATACAGGAGAACGGCCTAGAATGGCTAGAGTAACAGCACTGCAACCAGTCGCGGAGCGAGTAAGCGTACTGGAGACTAAAGTTGAAAACATAGACGAAAAACTCGACGATCTCAAAGCAGACGTTAAAGATATGCACGATTGTTTAGATCGTACTAGAGATTTGATTGATACTAAGCTCGATAATATGTTAGATGAGTATCGCATCAATAGGGACAAGTTTTACGAGCATGCCGACAAGCTCAACTCAGAGCAGACTGCACAGCACAACGAACTTGCAGCTAAATTATCGGAGTTAGAAAAGGTCAAGCACAAATTTATGTTGTACGCTATGGCTGGATTAGCATTTGCAGCCGGCGCTGGATGGATCAATCATTTGGATCTAGATAAGCTAGTCAAATTCTTTTTATAATATAATAACAACATTTAAATAAAGGAACCCCGGTTCCTTTTTTATGTCCAATATAAACCGTAATCTTAAAACGGTAATTGAAAACACCCATAAGAGGCTGTACGAAAATTACCAAATAATGCCTGTGAAAACAGAACAGGGCATTCTGGTAGGTACGGTTTTGATAGTCAGCAACGAATCGGTAAAAGATCTTTACCTTAAAGAACAACTGGTTTACAAAGATGTAAGTCTAAATCAGGTAGTCATAAGATTAGCTAACATATTAGCCAAGGACGGGAAAACTGCTAGGGCTGATGTGATATATAGGGCAGATCAGGAGTATGGCAAGTTCCTAACAGAAAGCCAACTATTACGTAGACAGTATCAAAAATCTCGAGAATCACAAGATCACGATAGGGCTGATATGCTATTAGCCCGGTACTGCACAGCCCGCGACAAAGCCCTATCAGCTAAAAAACAAGTTTTGTCTTTGGTCGCGTTCTGAATAAATATACAATAATTCTGGATTTATAAACATGAAAACATTTCAAATATTAACTAGAACTTCCAGCAAGCAGATGAACGAATCGTTTGAAAAAACGTTCGGATCCAAGCTAAATCTAGAAGGTTTCAGCTTGACTCAGCTAGAAGATGCTAGAAATAGGCTACGCACAAAGATCAGCCAGGTACGTGCAGAAGCAAACTTTAACGAAACAATCGAAAACGAAGATGTAACTAAAACACAGTGGATGTTAGACATCATCAACAAAGAGATTTCAGAAAGAACTGAACAACAGGTTGATGAGTCCGATCCTGCAGAAATGTTCAAAGGCATCGACATCGGAGAAGCTTCGCCAGGCGATGACGACGATATGGCAAAAGATACCGATTACGATGATAAGGATTCAGAGTATGACGACGAGGACGGAGAACCTCGAGGATCATATGACAGCAGCGATGATGCAGAAGCCCTAGCATCTGCAGGTTTTGGATCGGATGAAGACTATGGGCATTACGGCGATGACGAATCGTTTGGAATATATGACAGTTACGATTTTAATACTGGACAACCAATTGGAGAAAGCATGAAAAAAATCAACGAAAGTGAATTAAACAAAGCATCCGCTGTTGTTTCTGCAAAGAGCATGGTGGACAAAGTAAGCCGCTGGATCGAAGAACTAGCAGGCATGGAGAATGACACCCTACTAACACTAGGTGATAGTATCCGTGATGAAATGGGACAGGAACAGGCCAAACAGTTTTTAAGCACTGTTGCTCCTTCTATCCAAGCAGCATTAGATACACTAAAGACTGCTCGTGAAACGATGGCTTCTGGTGTAAGAGGACTGACAGGTGAAGAACAATCTGCAGAAATGATTGGCGCAGAACCAGAAGGCGGAATGGGTGCAGAGCCAGCAGCTGATTCAATGGCTGATGCTGGTGCCGATTCAATGAATGATGCTGATGCTGCGAACAATGCAGAACTAGACAACTTTGCGGCAGCAGAACCAGCAGCAGGTGGACTAGAGGCAGCTGGACGTGAGAAGCGTGAAAGCATCAATCGTCAAACTCGTTTAATGAACATTCTGGCAGGCTAATGAGACTAGACGAAATTGTTTCCGAAAAGGAACGCCAACAGTTAGATGAGATATTACCTGCGTTAGCAGCTGGTGCTGCCATTGCAGGTAGAGTAGCGTTAGGCGGTGCTCAACTAGTTGGTAGAGGTGCTATGGCAGCTGGTCGAGCAGTAGGTAGCCTAGCAGCTCGAGGCGCTAATGCCTTGGGGCAGGCAGTTAAATCTGGTGCCCAAGCAGCAGGCCAAGCAGTTAAGACTGGAGCACAAAACGCTGCTACCAATGTAGCCAAAGGTGCAAGCCAGCTAGGTCAACAAGTAGGTAAAGCCGCAGCAACGTCAAACATGGCACAGGCTGTAGCAGGTGGCAGTGCATCGTCTGAACTGGATAAAAAACAAAAAGAGTTAGACGATAGAGAACAGGCAATACAACAAACAACACAGCAACAACAGATTCAGATGCAGCAATTACAAAAAGCTTTAGATGACTTCAAAAAACAAACAGGCCTAAAATGAGATTTAAAGAATTTGCACCAATCTTTGAAGCTGATGCAGTTGCTGGTGATCAGTTCGTTCTAGCATTGAATAACTACATTAACACAGCAGCTTTAAAAGACAAAGAACAGGGACTTCCTATGAAGTTCAACTGGAAAGGTTTTGCTAACCTAATGAAGCATTATGGTTACGAAATGGCAGCAGATTACGAAACATTCAAAGTCATCTATGACGGCTCTCCAGAAGCTGTTAAGGCTAAGATCAAAGACTTCAATCGTGATTATATCGAATTAGAAGTACCCGGCATAACTAATGATAACCCAGAGTTAGCTCCAGGTCAGGATTCGCAAAACGCGGTTAACCAAATGGCCGCAAAAGCAGCCGATAAACAGTTGAAACAAGCAGCCGCTTGATGCTAAACTGTTTGATATAATCAAACAATAATTATGACACTACTCGTAGACAAATACAAATACCCCGCCACCACACGCGAAACAATCGATGGTAAGAGACATTATGTTTCAGAAGGCTTAGATCCTGTACCTAGCGTTACAACTATCTTAGATTCCACAAAAGATAAAACTTTTCTTATAGCCTGGAGAAAACGGGTAGGAGAAGAAAAAGCTAGACAAATTACTACTGAAGCAGCAGGTGTGGGCACTTCAATGCATACTTACTTAGAAAAGTATGTCAAGGGTGAAACTATTAAAGCAGGCTCTAATCACGTACATCAGCAGGGCTTTAAAATGGCTGAAATAGTTATAGCCAAAGGACTAAGTCAAGTCAATGAACTTTGGGGCAGTGAAGTTAGCCTTTACTACCCGGGTTTATACGCAGGAACTACTGACGGAGTTGGTGTCTTTAACGGTAACCCTGCTATCATTGACTTCAAGCAAACTAACAAACCTAAGAAAGAAGAATGGGTTGAAGATTACTACCTACAGTTGGTAGCATACGCAATGGCCCATAACGAGATGCACGGAACAGATATCCGTGAAGGGCACGTTTTAATGTGTTCTAGAGATCTAGAATATCAACAGTTCGATTTAACCCCAAATCGCTGGAATGAGTACCAGGACAAGTGGTTAGCAAGGGTTGAACAATACTATGCTAGCAGATAAATACCCAATAACGGGAAATTATCTATGGCAGTAGTGCAAATATCCAAAATACAAGTTCGCAAAGGCGAAAAATTAAAGACAGGAATTCCACAGTTATCAGGGGGCGAGTTTGCGTGGGCTGTAGATACGCAAGAATTATACATCGGTAATGGAAGTGTTGCCGACGGAGCACCTGCTGTAGGAAATACCAAGATCCTCACAGAGTTCGATAACATATTAGATCTTTCTAGATCTTATAAATTTGAAGAGGCTAATCCTTCTATCACAAACAGTATAGGTAGGAGTCTCCAATCCAAGTTAGACGACTTTGTAAACGTAGCAGATTATGGTGCAGTCCCAGATGTCAGCACAGATTCTACCGCTGCATTCCAAGCAGCGTTGAATGATCTATACATAGGGGCTAGCAATAACACAAAGAAAAAATTATATGTTCCACCGGGGCAATATAATTTTCTTACTAACCTAACGATTCCCACAGGTGCGGTAATACAGGGAGAATCTGTAGATTCAGTAGTATTAAACATCGAAGCAAACAGTATTGTTACTTGCACAGCGGTAGGTACTATTTTAGGTTTGTTCACCTCCACTGATAGACCAGAAAACATAACAGTTTCAAATTTAACTGTTAAACGCTCAACTGGTCAACTAGTTCTAACTGGTGTTAGAAATGCCTACATACAAAATGTAAAATTCCAGGGCGAATATATTATCGGAAGTTCTAGCGGTAGTTCTGCGGTTACTTGGCAGAACTCTACAGAAGGAACAAAGGTAGATGACATATTCTTTGACAGATGTCAATTTGAATCTGTACCTATTGGTGTGTATGCTATCTCCTCAACATCTCTTGAGACCGGTGTGAAATTTAAAGATTGTAAGTTCTATGTAAACTACAACGGAATTTATGTATCTGGAATAACTGATCAAGTGTATCGTTGGAAGATCGAAAACTGTATATTTGATACCATCACTGCTGCTGGTGTATATTCTACAAATGGTGTAGGAACAAAGATATTAAATTCTACTTTTAGATTAGTAGGCAACGGCGGTAGTGGCGGTCCGACTAGTCCTCAAACTCCAATGGTATACTTTAATCAATCAATTAATAATCAAGTAATTGATTGTTGGTTTGATAGATCACAAGCATATAATATTGTTAATTCTAATCTAAGAGCATCAGTACCAGAAGTACTAGGAGCAGGACACGTTAAGGTCGGAAATCAAATCAAATCAGATATTGTTAAGACTGATGCATTCAGACCTCTAGCAGTATTCAGTTGCCTTAATAGAAAAGTAAATCTTGATTATGTTTTAAAATTAGGCGACTATGTAAGACAAGGACAACTGACCATTGCCATCCAACCAGATCTTGCTGCCGCTGCGTTATCAGATCATTATCAATATACAACTACCCAAGCTAACTTCACAGGTTCGATAACTGGTAGCATATTGACTGTAACAAATATCACCAACGGGCAGATTAATGTCAACGACGTTATTGTTGGCACCGAAGTACAGGGTGGTACTAGAATAACTGCTATTTTAACGGGATCGGGAGGTGTTGGTACATTCTCTGTAGATCTTTCACAAACATCGGTATCATCAGCTATGAGAACAGCAGGTTCAGGAGCATCAGTTATGTTTAATTTTGATTTTGGTTATGAGATTAGAGACAATGATGCAGACTCGGGTGCTGAGACTCTTGTTCTCACATATAAAAATCCGTTAGCAACAGGACAAACAGGCGCAATAAACTTCTTCGTATCATACGGTGTTTAATCTTCATAAAGAAGATAGGATCAAAGCGTGGAAAGACTTCAGAGAAACCCTAGAGACAAGTGCCACTCCGCTGGAGGATGTGGCACTGTTCTGGAGCCACTGCCCGTTTGTTAATCACTATCTGAATCCACAAGATCCAGCAAGCTGGCCAGATCCCTGGAAGCTAATCATTGACGGAAAGTTTGATAATTTAGCTATTGCTCTTGGTATGCTTTATACGTTAAAATTAACTCAGCGGTTTATTGAGAGCGAATGCGAGATACATATGTCTATGTCCCCCAACGAAAAAGAACACGATTATTTTTTAGTTGTTGACAAGAGTCACGTTCTTAATTTTGATTATGGAAAGTGCTCACCGTTATCTGCCGTCGCAAGCGGCTCTTCCAGCATCATTTGGTCCGGTCGAGAATTACCATAAATATTCCATTATAATAAAAAATAGAGGCGATATGACAACGATTACTGTTATTAAAAGAAACGGAAAGAAAGAGCCACTGACATTAGAAAAGTGGCAGACACAGGTAGCAAAAGTATGTAAAGGTATCGCTGACGTCAGTCAGTCGATGATAGAAATCAAAGCTCAACCTCATTTTTACGATGGCATTACCACAAATGAAATTGATGAAATAACTCTACGTGCTATCGTAGATTTAATTGATGTTGAACACAATCCCGATGTGGGTCATACCAATTATCAATATGTAGCAGGCAAGCAACGTTTGTCTATGCTACGTAAGGATGTATATGGTGAATACGATCCTCCCCACCTTTACGAAATCGTAAAGAAAAATATCTCAGTTGGTCTTTACACTCCAGAACTTCTTAAGTGGTATTCAGAAGATGATTGGAACAAGATGGACGACATGCTAGATCACGAAAAAGATGAAGATTACTCGTATGCTGCGATTGAACAGTTAATAGAGAAGTATTTGGTACGCAATCGTGCGACAAAAGAAATTTATGAAACCCCACAAGTTAGATACATGGTAGCGGCTGCTACTGTGTTCCATAAAGAAGAGCCTAATAGTGCTCGCATGAAGTTCATTAAGGAGTATTACAATGCGGCTTCAGACGGTTTATTTACTCTCGCTACTCCTGTTCTTGCTGGGCTTGGGACTCCCACTAAGCAGTTCAGTAGTTGTGTTCTCATTCGCAGTGATGATGATCTTGACTCCATTTTTGCTTCTGGCGAAATGATGGCTAAGTATGCTAGTAAACGTGCTGGCATTGGTTTAGAGATTGGCAGACTTCGTCCACTAGGTGCACCTATTAGAGGTGGCGAAATTATGCACACTGGCATGATTCCTTTTTTGAAGAAGTGGTTCGGTGACTTACGTTCTTGCTCACAAGGCGGCATTCGAAATGCGAGTGCTACAGTTTTTTATCCTATTTGGCATCATCAGTTTGACGACCTTATTGTGCTTAAAAACAATCAAGGAACTGAGGAAACTCGTGTACGACACATGGACTACGGAGTTGTACTATCAGCGTTCTTTTGGCGTCGTTTTAAAAACAAAGAAGATATTACTTTCTTTGATCCTAACGAAGTACCTGATCTGTACGAGGCCTTCTATCAAAATACAGAATTATTTGAACAGTTATATGTAAAATACGAAAGACAAAAAGGTCTACGTAAAAAGACAATGAATGCCGAGGAAGTGTTTAAATCCGGCATCTTAAAAGAGCGCACTGATACTGGTCGTATCTATCTAGTGTTTATTGACAACGTGATGAACCAAGGACCTTTTGATCCTGAGTATCATACAATTTATCAGAGTAACCTTTGCTGTGAAATTCTATTACCTACTAAGCCCTTTAAACGTTTGGATGACCCTGATGGTCGTATCGCTCTATGCACGTTGGGATCGATCAACTGGGGTGCTTTCCGTAATCCGGAAGATATGCGTCGCGCTTGTCGTATTCTTCAGCGTAGCCTTTGCAATATATTGGACTACCAAGACTTTCTATCAATACAATCTAGACTCAGCAATGATGAGATACAACCACTAGGCATTGGTGTAACTAACCTAGCTTATTGGCACGCCAAACGTGGACACAAGTACGGCGAGAAAGATGCTCTGGCTGAAGTTAAGAGTTGGATGGAGCATCAGGCTTACTACCTAACAGAAGCTACAGTTGAATTGGCTAAAGAGCGTGGCAAGTGCCTACATTCAGATCTTACTAGATATGGTAAGGGAGAATTTCCTTGGGAGCATCGTGCCAAAGGAGTTAACGAACTCACAGACTTTAAACCAGAATTAGATTGGGAACCTCTACGCAAGGATATGAAACAATATGGTGTACGCAATGCTACACTTATGGCTATTGCTCCAGTCGAGTCTAGTAGTGTTGTTATTAATAGCACAAATGGAATAGAAATGCCAATGAGCCTTATCTCTACTAAAGAGTCAAAGGCCGGATCGTTTACTCAAGTAGTACCAGACTTCCAAAGATTGAAAAACAAATATCAATTGATGTGGGAACAAAAAGACTGTTTAGGATATCTTAAAACAGCAGCAGTGTTAGCAGCATATGTTGATCAAAGTATCAGTACTAACACATTCTACAATCCAGCGCACTTCCCAGAGCGCAAAGTTCCAACTACAATGATCGCTAAGAATCTAATGTTAGCACATCATTGGGGTATCAAGACTTTCTACTACAGTTTGATTAACAAAGCAGGTAGTAAACAGCAAGACCCCGAGCCGAAATTAAACGGACATCATATAGCAGAGTTAGAAGCTAATGGATTTAGTGTCGACATAGAAGATGACTGCGAGGCATGTAAGTTATGATAAATTGGAAAAAAGAAGGCGAAGTGGTTCGTCAAGGATTTAGCTTTTATCATCCTAAAGACGAATACAGTGCAGGTGGATGTTTACGCATCGGAAATCGGTTATGGAGAGTGCGTTACTCAAAGTTTGCAAAAAAATGGTTTGTTGGATACGATAAAATAGATTCAAATGCCCTACGAAAGTGGGAAGAACAAAACGGATATAAAAATGAGCAAGGCACAGTATAATTTAAACACAAAGACAGACTATCTAAGTCGTAAGATGTTCTTGGATCCAGCAGGTCCAGTTACTATACAACGATTCGAAGAAGTCAAATACAACAAGATTGCAGACTTTGAAAAAACTGCACGTGGTTTCTTTTGGGTACCAGAAGAGATCAGCTTAACCAAAGATGCACAAGACTTTAAGGAGGCCAGTGATGCAGTTAAACATATCTTCACTAGCAACCTGCTTAGGCAAACTGCTCTTGACAGTCTGCAAGGTCGCGGCCCAAGTCAAATCTTTACTCCGGTCGTAAGTCTACCAGAACTAGAAGCACTAGTCTACAACTGGACATTCTTTGAAACTAACATTCATAGTCGTTCATATAGTCACATCATTCGTAATATCTATAACGTGCCTAAGGAAGTTTTTAACACTATCCACGACACACAAGAGATCGTAGACATGGCAAGTAGTGTTGGAAAATACTATGATAGATTACATACAGCCAATTGTAATATAGAAGCTGGATTACACGTAGATGAAGACTATCATATTAAATCAATTTATCTAGCTCTACATGCTTCGTATGCGTTAGAAGCATTCCGCTTTATGGTATCATTTGCTACAAGCCTAGCAATGGTTGAGAACAAGATCTTTATTGGTAATGGTAATATCATTAGCCTAATCTTACAGGATGAACTGCTACACAAAGGGTGGACTGCTTTCTTGATTAATCAAGTAGTCAAAGAAGATCCTCGTTTTGCAAAAGCAGCGCAGGAATGTCAAGAAGAAGTTCTACAGATTTACAGAGATGTTATCGCTGAAGAAAAGTCCTGGGCCGATTATCTATTCAAGAAAGGCCCTGTTATTGGCCTTAATGCTAATATCCTAAAAGATTTTGTTGATTACACAGCAGTTGGCGCATTGAAAGATATCGGAATCAAATATTGGAATCCTGCTCCAAAGAGCACACCTATTCCTTGGTTTAACAAACATAGCGATACTAGCAAGAAGCAAACAGCATTACAAGAAAACGAAAGTACAAACTACGTAATCGGCGTAATGAGTGATGCAATAGATTATGATGAGTTGCCTGCCCTATAAATAGTTTTACTATGAAATGGCAAGAACTCACAAATCAACAGAAACTATACCTAATAACAATCAGAGTTAAGGAACCCGGATACAGTCGTTTGATAAAAACAACTGTATTCGCGGCTAATGTCGACATGGCTAAGAAATTAGCCAAAGCACAATATCCAAATTGTAATTTAATCGGAATCCCAAAGGAGATAAAATGACACCCGTTGTAAGGAGCAAGCATAAGGCTCTCCTCTTCCTCATCGCGAGAGAAGGCGAAGCAGGAAGATCCGGTGGTGGTCATCGTATCGCAACTGAAATCAGAAAACACGGTTGGGATGTTGAAGTAGTTGATTTTTTTCGATTTTGGACATTTGAGGAAATAAAGCAACTGTTAATCTCCAGGATCGACGAAGATATGAAATTTATTGGTTTTGGATCATTGTTCTTGCAATGGCCAGAAATCGCCGAACAAACAGCAACCTGGATAAAAGAAAATCATCCAAACTTATTGATCATCTATGGTTCGCAAACATATGCAGAAATTAATACCAAACATATAGATTATCAGATATGTGGTTATGCTGAAACAATTTTTATAAAATTATTAAAGTATTTGTTTGCTTCAGGTGATCCAGTACAGTACATAACCATTAAAGGAACTAAAGTCATACAAGGCGGATGGGATGCTGCTCCCTGGAGAGATCCCGATATCATCTATGAAGATAGAGATTTCATACAGCCCTATGAATGGCTTTCTATAGAATTCAGTAGAGGGTGTAAGTTTGTATGTGACTACTGCAATCATCCTATGATCGGTGTTAAAGGAGATTGGACCAGAGATGCTGACAGCTTTGAAAGACAGATAAAAGATACCTATGATCGATTCGGATCTACAAGGTACATGATTAGCGATGAAACTTTTAACGATCGCACTGAGAAAATTACAAAGTTTGCCGATGTCGTAGAGAAGCTAGACTTCCAGCCTTTCTTCTGGGCATTCATACGCCCGGACCTGTTAGTAAAGAGAGGACAGAAGGAATGGGACGAACTGATACGAATGCAGGTAGTTTCTCATCTGTACGGTATAGAAACATTTGGTCACGAATCGGGAAAAGCCATTGGAAAAGGCATGCATCCAGATATTCTAAAGCAAGGATTGATCGATGCCAAGAATTATTTCCACGAAAAGAATGACGGACTCTACAGAGCAACTATCACACTCATAGCAGGTCTTCCTCACGATACAGAAGAACAAGTAGAAGCAAACTTCCAGTGGATGATAGACAACTGGCAAGGTGAAAATGTAGTTTCGAATGTGCTAGACATTCCTCGTAAGAATGAATTCCATTTCTTAAATCAGAATTCAAAGATGACAATGGATTATGCAAAGTACGGATATGAACAAGTATCTGAAGAAGAAGAAAAGCAGATCTGGGAAATGTTAAAAAAATATGAAAATTATAACTATGTTACTGGTTTCCGACCAGATAACATGATATGGAAAAATAAACATACCAACTGGGGAAGAATGGCAGAGTGGGTAGAGCTAATGTATTATAGATTTCACGAACACGATATTAGATATCCGATACAACGTTTCTTTTATACTGCACCCGATTTGCCAATAAAAGAATTATTGTCTTATAATTATAAAAAAGGTTCACCGAAGCTTAATCTTAATTATGAAATGATCAATAATTATAAGAATAAAAAATTAAGTGTGTAACTATGCTTTTTATCCACGACACTGTAAGTCTTTGTAATACCTGCTACAGGCACGTTCCTGCTTTTGTGTTTGAACGTGACGGACAAATATTCCTAAAAAAGAAATGTCCATTCCACGGAGAAAGCGAAATATTAGTTGAGCCTGATGCTGCATTATTCCATAGTTTAGAATATGTGTCTAGAGATGATCAGTCTATACTATTTGAAATCACTGATAAGTGCCAGCTAGAGTGTCCGCACTGTTATCACTTACCAGACAACAAAACACAAGATAGAACGATAGATGATATACTTGAACAATTAAGGTCATTTCCAAAAGAGTCTTTTATAGTAATGGCTGGTGCCGAACCATCACTAAGACCCGACTTCATTGAAGTAGTAAAATCAATAAGCAGCATGAATCACTTTAATGATAATGCTGTTAACATTCTAACAAACGGTATTAAATTTAGCAGTGTGTCTTTTTGCGAACGAGCAGTAGATGCTGGGCTGAATAGTGCATTTATAGGATTGAATCATTATTCATATAACGGACCTAATGTGCATCAGCAGCAACTTACCGGAATACACAACTTTATTAAAAGCGGCGGTAGAGTTGATATTGTTTCGTATACATTAGAAACATTAGATCATATACCTGATATATTAGACGAAGTTGCTAGTTTAAAAAATTCAGGTGTTGGACAGTTTAGAATACGATGCGGCAGTTTTATCGGACGCAGTTCTGATAGTCAACGTAGTTACATTAGCAACACGATAAAAGCTATCGAAAACTATGTAGGTAAAGAAAATCTCAAGATGATACCGGGAACTGATCACAATCTGTATCACATTAATTTAATGTGGAATGGAGCGATGTTACGGATCATACAATGGCCCGATGTTCAATCTATAGACATGGAAGAACTTAACATGGGTCCATACTGTCAGTTCTATGGAAAGCCGATAACAAATTTCGTTCATCAGGTTATAGTAAGAGATATCTACAAAAATATGAAATTTCCTTTGTATGACGGAGTTCCGAATAAGTTTACGATTTACGGAGATAAAACTTACTGGAGAGATACCTTTACTGGTATGAAAGAGATTAGCGATTACGATTACAAATCTAATACATTGTTAGCAGATCGTGTACCCCAATTTTAAAAATGAAGATAGCGATAACCGGACATACAAACGGAATAGGTAAAGAACTAGATCTTTATTATCATAATAAAGGAATAGAAACTAAAACCTATAGCAGATCAACAGGGCACGATATATCAGATATCAGTGTTAGAAATAAAATTATCAGTGAAACACTAGACTGTGATGTGTTTATTAATAATGCATACGATACAGTTGGACAAACTGACATAGCCTCTAGATGGTTTGAAGAGCATAAAAATTCTCCTCACTTGTTAGTAAACATCAGCAGCATTGCACCCATAGCTGACAGATATATTAGTCCCAGGATAAAGCCTGTAGAGTATACAGACTATGTTACACAAAAAAATGAGCTTGATAAAATCAGTTGGGATATTAATTTTGCAGGATTAGCTGCCAAGTGTATAAATGTGTCACCGGCTCTAGTCGACACAGACATGGCACATCCAGTCTATATCAAAAGATTTAAAGAGAATAACACTGTTATTAGTCCTAATGAATTGGCCACGATGATTGGCGAGTTAGTAGATCAATACTTTAACAAAAAGTGGTTTGTGCCGCACGTTTATCTAATAAACAACGATGCGTTCATTCAATGATCTGTTGAAAATAAACTAAGCGATAAATTCAAACGCCTCTTGGTGTTATCCATATTTTCTACACTGTGTATTTTTGTTACGTCTAATCTATACCATTCGTCTTTCTGACAAATAACAGAATCAACTTTTTGTATGCGATCATATGGTATACAGGTCCTAGGAGTAATTTCTAAATGAGCAAATTCTGGCTTAGGATCATAAAAAACTGTTTCTACGTTATCACCGCCAGTATCTATGATGTAATTGTATGCAGTGCTCCTCATCAAATCCACGTGTGGAAAAAATATGTTTCCTCCGCGGAATTCGTGGACACTGGCAAAGATTTTACCTAACGGTAAGTTTTCGCTCAGCCATTGATGCACACGGTCTGACACTGTCATAACACTAAAATAACAAACAGCATCACCAAACATCCATTCTGCTTCACCGCTGGGCACACCGAGATTGTTGTCTAAGTTTACATCTAATGGATGCTCGTTGTCTACATCATCTTGCAGTCCCGGAAGCATTAGAAATCTTTTGTATTCTGTTATAGGAATAAAAGATTGACGGCAACGTTCGAAATCGTTTATAATATCATCGATAATATATTGCGGTAACTTTGGAAAGTTTGTTTTTTCATATCGCATAGTGAAATATTTATGCACAAAAAAACGATCATAAATATACCAATAAAGGAACTATAATGAAAGCTATTGTATGGAGTAAGTATAACTGTCCCTACTGCGATCAAGCAAAAGCACTGCTGACTGCAAAGGGCATTCAATTTGAAGAGCGTAAAATTGGTGACGGATTTACTAAAGAAGATTTATTAGAGGCTGTGCCAAATGCTAGAACAGTACCTCAGGTATTTCTAGACGAAAAATTAATAGGTGGCTTCAACGAATTAAGAGCCCACTTGCAAAAGGAACAACATGCTAATTGATAAAGGCGTTGCAGCCGGAGAAGTAGTAACATTGAAACTTTCTTCCGGAGAAGAAGTTATAGCCAAATTGATTGAGGAAACGGCGAATGGTTATAAAATTACCAAACCGTTAGTCCTTAGTATGAGTCAAAAGGGTGTAGGAATGATTCCTTATTTGTTTACCGTTAATCCTTCTAAAGAAATCGTTATCAACAAAACCCAAGTGACTGTTGTTGCACCAACAGACAAAGACTTTGCCACTCAGTATATAGAAGGTACTACTGGGATAGCGTTAGCATAAGATGTCAGGCCGTCCTGCTCAACGTCTAACTGACAAAAACAGCGCCGGTGGTGTTATAGTTAACACCGACGGTAATACCAATGTTTATACAAACAATCTGTTATCGTCAGTTGACACTAGCGTCGTAGACTATCAGCCAGGAAATACAGCCACAGCCAGCGGTAGTGGCGTTGTGTTTATTGCCAATCAACCGTTTAACTATACTGATAATGCAGACGAAGATGGTGCTGTGAGAATCGGTGGTAGTGACAGTGTATATGTGGGCGATGATATAGATCAGGACACAATAGAAACAAGAGCAGTTAATGAAGGTGACGAAGAAGATCTATACGAACCAGATCCAGTGGCGCCAGGACAGCCACAACCTACTAGTCGTGGCCAGGTTTACATGGAGAAGCAGGTTGCACAAGGTAAAGTTAGCCAGAAAGAATTAAACAAAGCTAACACACCCGTAGAAGGTAATACTGACTCTAAGCCGCCAAACAATCCTACAACATTTGATAGCAACTGCGCTGATATACATTTAATATTCAATCCTATTCCTCCTGCTGTTGCACCGACAGGAGATGCAATTGATGCCGTGCCGTTAACTACAGGATGGACTGTAGGTAGACTTACGCGAAGACCTAATGTAACTTTCAATCATCCATTGAGGGCACCTAGTGTAGGTTTAAGTGTTGAAGAGATTGTATGCAATCTTAAATTGCTCACAGTAAATTGCATCGTCCCTATAAAGGCTAGGTTTCCAAATGTGTTCATAACTAACACGTTTAGACCATCGGGCATTGGTTCTCCTACTAGTCAACATCCTAGGGGACAAGCTGCTGATATGCAGTTCAGGGGCGTGACTAAAAAAGACTATTTTGAAATAGCACAGGTCATTAAGGATCTAGTACCGTATGACCAATTGTTGTTAGAATATAAAACTACAGGTTCAGGGTTACCCTGGATACATATAAGTTTTAACAAAGCAGGTAACCGAAGGCAGGTTTTAACGTTCTTGAACGATAGAACTTATGCACAAGGTTTAAAAGATTTATCAGGGACAGCATTACAATGAAAAAATTATTTTGGAACGTATTAGGATTTTTAAGTTTAGGAATGGCCTATATTGGTGTTATTACTCCGGGCATTCCCTACAGTCCGTTCGTAGTATTTGCCGCATATTGTTTTAGCAAAGGCAGCGAACGCATGCACCGTTGGATTTATAATCATAAGTTATTTGGACCATTCCTAACTAATTGGAATACCAAACGTGTATTTCCACAAAAGATGAAATACTTTATGATCGGTATGATGTCATTAAGTTTAATACTAATGTATACTGGAGGTGTTAAGCCAATTGGTATCGTTAGCACAGCTATATTCATGGCATTAGTAGCAATTTGGGCTTGGAGATTTCCAAGCAGTGTTGAAGAACACGATCGTAGAAAAGAAGCAGGGGAGAAAATAGGTTGGCTAAAATAACTATAGAAGAACTTTGCGATATCGCATTCGCTGCTGAAGAGGGCGACCCAATTGATTGGGGAGTGTTTGCAGATGGCAAAGAACAGGCAATGAGAATGATTGGTACTAGCATTTTGGACCAATTTGACAAAGATATTGTAACGGACGAAGATCGTTTGATTATGCTGTCTACTATTACTAAGTTAGTAACAGAAAATTTCGTTTTGAACGCAAAGCTCTTGCAATTAACCAAGAAAGATAGTTAAATAATGTTGTTAGATCTTTTATTTTTAGCAATCATTGGTGCCGCTTTCTATTGGTGGATTGATTGGCGCAACAAACATAAGGAATGATTATGGGACGATTAGTTCAAAAAAGAGCAGCAAAGACGAAAAAAGCTCAACGTCAAAAAGATACACGCAGAGCTCGTAGTAAGTAATCATGGCTAGAAAATGGCGAGCACATCATAAGAGCTCTGTTCGTGCAACAGCACGTAGAGTTCTTAAGAAACGTAAGTAAAGAATTGTTGTAACTCCTTCAAAGCGAAGGACTCTTGGACGCGGGTTCGACTCCCGCCAGGTCCACCATAAAATGTTTTTGTTGAGCTTGATGCTTTGACTGATCAACATAGCTACATAGGGTAGATAAGAACATTTTATAATGGGCCTGCACTGGTTTCGACAGGGGTAGATAGTAGAGACGGCAACACGGTAGGCGATGACCGTAAATCAAGCAAAACAAGTAAACGCAAACGCATTTACATCACAAGAGTTATTCGTAGTTAAAAGCGTTAAATTCGCTGCTAACGACGAAATGCTACAAGCAGCCTAATAAGCAACTCCGGGGCAGTTATGCCTTGTTACCCAAAATAACAGAAATGGCTACTTCGGTAGCCATTTTTTTATTGACAACATCCTAAAAGTATCATACACTTAACCCGTAAACACATTTATCAACTCTTTTTGAAAGCTTTTATGTCTTACTTTCTTAAATCAGGAAACACGTTCAAAGTCAGCACCAAAGAAGCAATGGATCTACACGATCACTTGCCCGTTGGTACTTACACAGTTGGCTTTGACAAAATGAACGGTAATTTCTTCCTAGAGGAAATTGATTCATTTGAAATCAAAGGCAAGCTCTACGGAGATACCACACGTCATGCAGATCGAATCATTAGGACCTTTAATGATCGAGGTGCCAGCACCGGTGTAATGCTTACTGGTGAAAAGGGCAGCGGTAAAACACTACTGACCAAGCAGATCGCTATTAATGCTGCCAAAGAAGGTGTACCAACTATCGTTATCAATCAACCATGGTGCGGTGAAGGATTTAATGCTTTTATGCAAATGATCGAGCAGCCTACTATTGTGTTGTTTGATGAGTTTGAAAAAGTGTATGATCGTGATGATCAGGAAAAGATGCTGACCTTGCTTGACGGTGTATATCCTAGCAAGAAACTGTTCTTGTTGACCTGTAACGACAAGTGGCGTGTAGATAGCCATATGCGTAATCGTCCAGGCCGTATCTTTTACATGATTGACTTCAAAGGCCTTGACATGGATTTCATCAAAGAATACTGCGAGGATAATCTAGAAGCCAAAGAACACATTATGACTATCTGCCGTATCGCTAGCTTGTTCGGCCAGTTTAACTTTGATATGCTCAAAGCAATGGTTGAAGAAATGAATCGCTACGGCGAAACTCCTCAAGATGTTCTTAAGCTGTTGAATGCTAAACCAGAGTTCAGCGATGAATCTCGTTACAAAGTTGAACTGCAAGTTGATGGTATTGATATCAAAGACGAAGTTGTTGAGACTCGCGAATGGCATGGTAATCCTCTCATCAAAGGTGTTAGCATTGATTACAAAAAGATCGATGGCAAAGATGATGACGGTGATGATGTTTGGGATTGGGAACACTTGGCATTTACTACTAACGATCTTAAGCAGGTCGATCCTAATACTAACAAGTTCATTTTTATGGATGACGATGGTAACCGTTTGGTGCTGACTAAGATCAAAGAAAAGAGCTGGCACTATGATGCTTTCTAAAAGTATTTGGGATCTAGAGGTTGCAGTTGAGGAAGTATTTGAAACTTCCTCGACTGAGCCAATAGAGGAAAAAAGCATACAAAAGTTTGCTACAGTCCACCCTGATGATTTTGAGCCTGTAACTATTGTTTCTCCCGATCTTAAGAATGGACCTTGGATCGCCGGAGGAGCAGTGTTACAGTGGTATCAAGGTCAGCCTGTTAATCACAGCGACATAGATATATTCTGCAAGGACGAGAATCAGATTGCAGATCTGTTGAATACATTTTATTCTAGAGACCATAGTAAAAAATGGTCTAGTGATAATGCAGAAACGTTTGATTACTATCGAAGAAAAGATAATAAAACCTGGAGGATCCAGGTAATCAAAAGACGTACCTTTAAATCTATACAAGATGTTATTGACAGCTTTGATATCAGTGTATGTCAGATTGCCACTGCTGGCAATGAGTATATCACCGGATCAAAAACTATCGAGGATATAAAAAATAAGAAGTTACGATTCAAATATCCTCTACAGCCCGATGCTGTAAAAAGATATACCAAATATGTTTGTTATGGTTATCTTCCCGATCCAGATCTTTGTAAAGCCATAGCAGAAAATGAAGATTCCAAATGGAATTTTAATATGCAGGAAGATTACAACAATGCGTTCTGAACACAGTTGGAGTTTGTTGACTCCTAAACCAATACACTTGTTTTTAAAATCACACGGCGAATACATTACTTTCTGGAATGGAATAGTAATGCCATATAGTGCAGCTCTGTGCGTAGGACTAGAACTGATAGGCATATGGCCTAGTCCTGAAATGAAAGAAAAGATACATCAAACCTTTGAAAAACTCTACTATACAGGAGCATTTCAAAATAGGAACTGGGATAGAATTGCAGAAAGCAAAGATATCCTTAATTACTACAAGCGAAAAATGCAACCTCACGTAGTAAATCATTTTAAAAATTACACAGGGCCCGAGTTATTTGAAATGTTTGATTTGACAAAAGCGAGAGTTGAAGAATGAACGAAATTTTGCAATATATTTTAGTCAGTTTGGCAGTGTTGGTCATCGTTGTTAATATAGCCACTACCCTAAGTCCGAGGTTCCGTCGATGGGTATATTCTAAAGATTAGAAATTAAATTCGGTAAGAAATTTTACACACACATAGACTAATAGATATATAAACTCATACTTTGCCGCGAAGTCAGAGACACACAAACAGTGGCAGGTATTCATTAAAAAGGAATTGAAAATGAAAAAATTAGTAATCTTAGCCTCATTTTTGGCTGCAAGTACAGCATTTGCCGGTGGATTCGGCAGTGTTGAGTATAGTGATCGCGACGGAGTGAACGGTAATGCAGATGCTCGTGCAACGAAAGTGACCATGGGTACAGATATTAATAGCATGCTCAAAGCTGATATTAGTTTACGTCAAAAGACCAACACCAGCAACGATCTCAGCGACACACGTCTAGAAGCTGGTCTAACTGCTACACAACCAATTGGTGGTACAGGCCTTAGCGTTTACGGCCGCGGTGCTATTGGTGAAAAGTTTAAGACTTCAACAGACTATACCTACTACAGCGTAGAACCAGGCTTGAAGTATGCAGTAACACCAGCACTTTCAGTTAAAGCAGGATATCGTTATCGTGCAGCTACTGACAGCGTGAATGCAGATACAACACGTACCTGGAGAGCAGGAGTTGAGTATGCTGTAACTAAAAACTACTTTGTTGGTCTAGGATATGACCGTGTTCGTGGCGACAGCGAATACAATGCAACAAACTTTGTAGTTGGTTTCAAGTTCTAATTGAAACTACTTCACACAAGGCCCTTAGGGGCCTTTTTATTTCTAAATTTGATATTGATTTTTTCAATTACGGTAATAGAAATAATTATTAAAAAAACCTATTGAAATTGCATTTTAATAGGATATATAATGTACATACACAACAAAATGTTGTAGAAGTTTTCAAACACAGACTAAGGAGATACTATGAAAACAGTTGGTGATAAATTAGATGCATTTGCATTAGTAGGCGTTAAGCCAGGACAACCAGAAGATGCTTTCTTTGACATTACAGAAAAGTCATATGAAGGCAAGTGGAAAGTAATCGTTTACTATCCAAAAGATTTTACATTTGTATGCCCAACCGAGATCGTTGCCTATGACAAGCTGGCAAAAGATTTTGAAGACCGTGATGCTGTATTGCTTACTGGTAGTACAGACAACGAGTTCTGTAAAGTTTCATGGCAAAATGCTCATAGCGATCTTAAGAAAATCAAGCACGTTCAGTTTGCTGACACACAGCGCGGAGAACTAAGCCTAATCAATCAGTTAGGTGTGTTCTATGCTCCTGCTGGTGCCGCACTTCGTGCAACATTCATTGTTGATCCTAACAACGAAATCCAGCACGTTACTGTCAACAACTTGAACGTTGGTCGTAGTCCAGAAGAAACACTTCGTGTATTAGATGCGCTACAAACTGGCGAACTATGTGCATGTAATCGTGCTGTAGGCGGAGAGACACTATAATGACTGCTTGGGTAGATGCACTTAAAGAACAAAGTATCCCAGAATATGCCAAGGATACTAAATTAAATCTTGATGCTGTTATCAAGCGTAGTAGTCTACCTGTAGAAGAAGCAGAAGCTGTTGCTCTAGCAGCGGCTTTTGCCACAGGCAATAGCAAACTATGGACCTGGGTACACTCACAGATTGCAGACAGAAAAGAAGCAGACGCAGCATTGACCGCAGCCAGTATCATGGCACAAAACAATATCTGGTATCCCTATGTTGAAATGGCAGACGATGAACAACTCAAAGGACTCCCAGCTCAATTGAGGATGAATGCCATCGCCAGCCACGGTGGCACTACCAAAGCTAGATTCGAAGCATATAGTCTAGCAGCCAGCATTGTTGGTAAATGTCATTTCTGTGTCAAGGCACACTATGATACTTTGAAGCAAGAAGGATACACAACAGAACAACTCCGTGATATCGGACGCATAGCGGCAGTAATAACAAGTGTATCTAGAGTATTGAGTAGCTAAATTATTGAGATCATTTTAATGATTTTAACTATGTTTCGATTGGTGTTTTCCTTGTAAAATTGTGATACATACTGACACACAGGTATGTTTTTACAAAGGAGAACACTATGTGGTCTAAACCAGAAGCAATTGAAATGCGCTACGGTTTCGAAATCACGATGTATATCGCGAATCGATAAGGTGCTATAAATATAGGGGACTTAGATCCCCTATTTTTTTGAAAGCACTATGGAAAAATATCTTGTAGTTAGTCCCGGTAGGTCAGGTAGCACTACCTTCAGGAACCACATTAAAAATTCATTAGAAAAAAAAGGTGTTCCTTATTATGTGGAACAACTAGAAATGCCTATGCTTTGGCCTGAGGCCGAAGAAAATCCCCAGGATTGGAACATTGTTATATGTTATAGAAGAGACATGTTAGCACAAGTGCTAAGTTTCTATACAATAGTTCTATCTAAACAAACTCAGAAATGGAAAGACATTGAACTAGAACCTTTTGTGGTTCCTAGAATACCTTTCTGGATGTTTGCACACGGAATATTATTTTTTCATTACCGAGTTTTTGGCATAAAAGAATGGCCCAAGTTTAAGAGCATACATTGGTTTGTATATGAAGATATGTTTGATGATTGGAATGCCGTCGGTAAACAATTAGGATTTGATGATTGGTCTAACAAATCAGAAGGCCATGCCATAGGTTATGGTTCAGTGTGGGACAAGGTCATTAATAAAGAAGAAGTGTTAGGCTGGGTTGAAGAATTGCAAAAGCATTATCAATTTACCGTTGATCTAACCCGATACAAATAAAGGAACATAAATGACAAAACGTATTCTTATTATGGGATTGCCAGGTGCAGGTAAAACGTATCTAGCAGAACAGCTAAAGAAATCTCTCGAAGCAGAAGGCAAAACTGTAGGTTGGCTCAATGCTGACGAAGTCCGTCGTCACTTTGACGATTGGGATTTTAGTAAAGAAGGACGCATTAGACAAAGTCATCGTATGCGTGAGCTGGCTGATACTAGTAACACAGACTATTGCATTGTAGATTTTGTTGCTCCATTAGTTGAGATGCGTAATAACTTTAGAGCCGATTGGACTATTTGGGTAGATACTATCGATGCCGGGCGGTTTGAAGATACCAACAAGATGTTTGTTGAACCCGAAGTCTATGACTTCCGCATTACAGAACAATGGGCAGAAAAATGGGCTCCGTTTATTGCAGAACATATCGTAGACGATCGCAGACGTCCGCAATGGGACAATCGTAAAGAAACTGTACAGATGCTAGGACGCTGGCAACCCTGGCACACCGGACATAGAGCACTATTTGATCGTGCGATCGCCAAAACTGGACAAGTGTGCATTATGGTGCGCGATTGCCAGGGATGGCAAGGATCAAATCCGTTTGATTTTTATCAGGTCACACGAGCGATCAAGCGAGATCTAGAACCCGTATATCAAGGGCAGTTTCAAATAGTGTTAGTCCCTAATATAGTGAACATTACCTACGGTCGTGATGTAGGTTATAAAATTGAGCAAGAGAGCTTTGACGAAACAATAACCAGCATTAGTGCTACGAAAATTCGCAAAGAAATGGGTCTTGAGTGATACTAATCTAAGAAGTCTAGTTAAAACTATCAGTTGGCGATTTACTGGTAGTTTTAGCACATTCCTTATATCTTTTTTAGTTACCGGAAGTTTTGCTCTAGCTGGATCTATTGCTGTAGTCCAAATTGTTGCTAATACTGTACTTTATTTTATTCACGAAAGAATTTGGAATAAAGTCAAATGGGGCAAACACTAGATTGACATACCAAACTTCTTAATGTAAAATAACATCATAAGGAGATTTTATGAGTATGCATCTTGAAGGTCCTTGGCTGTCAACCACAGGCAAGAAAAAAGGCAAACAGAAATTTCGTAACGCTGAACAGGCACGTAAGTCACGAGAGCTCGATGAAGCTTGGAAAGAATTGTTGAGCCGTTATGATGTTAAACCTAGCAAATCAAAATCTAAGTTTGAAACTTATGTCCCTTCTAAGGATACCTTGCGTCGAGAAACTGAAAAATATCCTAGCCTACCTTTTACTGGCGGACCTTGTACTAAGCCTGAGCAAAAAGTTTATACTGGCAACAAGATTAAAGGAATTGGTACCATGCATAAGAGCAATGCCGTTCCAATCTTTTCAGACGAAGAGGCCGTTGATATTGCCAAAATGCGTCGATAATTACCTATTTTCGTGCTATAATAACTAACTTATGCTATATATTACTACGTTTCGCAAAGAAACTAAGATAGTTGGTTGGTAAGAATGGAAAATATTTTTATCAATCCGCGAGTCTTGGCCTATGAGAAACCCGTGAGATTCGGGAAGCCATGCTCGCCAAAGGTACTGAGTGTTATGAGCATTCGGTGGCTGATGGAGACGACTACACGAACCCAGGGTTCTTTCAAGAGCCTCGTGAAGTTTACTCCCTTAATGTAATGTTGATGATGAACAGTCTATCGTTTTGATTCGACACCAAATGAAAGGAGAACTAATATGGAAATACTTTTAAGACCAATCATCTTGGTCATCGGTTTGATTTTAACTGCAATGGCGATACAATCCGTTACTACAAATAAAATCAATCAATTGAAATTAACAGCAGGAGTCTACAGTAGTGACATCATCACTATCAAGGATCGTGAACGTCAGTTAGATTGCCTGGCAAAAAATATCTATCACGAAGCTGCTTCAGAACCATTTGAAGGAAAAGTTGCAGTAGCACAGGTAACAATGAATCGTGCTGCTAGCGGTAAGTTCCCAAATGATGTATGCGCAGTTGTTTATCAGAAAAATGTAATCTACGAAAAGGTCGTGTGCCAGTTCTCATGGTATTGCGAAAATGGTGGAAAGCCTCCAATTCGTAGCAAAGAAATGTACGACGAATCATATAAAGTAGCTAAGAAAGTCTTGCTGGAAAACTTTAGACTTGACGTTATGAAAGATGCGTTGTATTATCATGCTGATTATGTCAACCCTCGTTGGGGTAAAGAGAAAATTGGTAAAATTGGTCGTCATATTTTTTATAGGGATTAAGAATGGAAAAGTTTGAGCTGTTGTTTAATAAATGTAGAGATTTTTTGGCAACTAAATTAAATCATATTAGTAGCGAAGCTTTGGGTTGGTTGGCTACTATCGTGATTCATGCAAGTACTCTTCCGACATTCCTAGCAGTAATGATGGGATTGAGTGATAAGCTTCCGGGCGTAGATATCATCCTAATGGTTTGGGGAGGACTAACACTATTGTTCTTCCGTGCAGTTTTGATTAAAGATATGCTTAATGTGGCTACTATTGGATTTGGATTTATCCTACAGGCTACGATGATGGCATTGATATTTTTCAAATAACGGTTTACCAAAATAGGTTGACAGCCTAAAGCCTCTACAGTATATTAATGCTGTAGAGGTTTTTGTTTTAACACACACAGAAAGGCAACTTATGAAGGCAATTGTAGTTTTAATCTTGGCACTGAATATCACCGCCTGCTCAACAGTAGCAGGTGCTGGTAAAGATCTAACCAGTGCTGCCGAATGGACCAAAGACAAAATGGGTGGCAAATAATGAAGAAACTTATTACACTAATTCCTGTAGTTGCTATCCTAGCAGCCTGCGGAACAACTGATCCCTATCAAAAACGTGCTGATGCAGAACGTGAGCGTCAAGAGAAATATGCTGAACGATCGCTAGACAAGGCTCCTAAGTGGATGACTGATCTTCCTAAGTCTACCGCTGCCGTCTATGCCAACGGCACTTCAGTTAGTGCAGACATGGCTATGGCAGATGAAAAAGCCAAAGTCATCGCTTTTGGCAAACTGTGTATGAGCGCAGGTGGTGAAGTTGACAAACAGAGCCGAGTGTTCCGTAATGACATCGGTGAAAGCTCAAACGAAAACAGTGAAATGGCTATTCGTAGCATGTGCCGTAAGGTAGACATGACGGGTGCCGAAATCACTGAGATCAAACGTATCACTGAAGGTACACGCTATCGGACTTATGTATTGGTAGCTATGCCCTTTGGAGATGCTAATCCTCTAAAGAAACAAAAGATCGAAACAGAAATGCGTCGCGAATCCGCTCGCCGTTCTACAGAAGCATTCCGCGAACTTGATAACGTAACTGTACAACCCGTACGATGAAACGTTACCTATTAGGACTGTGCCTACTGCCCTGTGCAGTTTTGGCACAGTCAAATATCTGCACCAACAAAGAAAAGACTATAGTTAGTCAGGATGAGCAGGGTAGGCAGGTAGTAACAAAATTGCAAGAAACTACCTGCATTGATACTGACGGACGAACTAAAGGTCTTGGCTTAGCACCTAATTGTGCGTTGCCTGCTAAAGGATACGGTGTCGCTAACATGAACAGTGTTTCTTGCATTCTTCCTGATCGTGTTTGGGAACAGTTTGATGCAAGTCCGCAAATAGATCAATTTGTTGATGACAAATATCGTGCAGAAGATATATTCCTTTTAGACTATTCTAGTCCAGCAGATAATTCTATTTGGTCTAGACTAGCAGGTTCTTTTAGGAAGTTAGATCCCTATCAACAAGAAGCACATAATGTAGCTATAATCAAAGCTATTAAAGAGTCAAAAACAGGACAAAAAGTAACCTGGAAACACGGTGATGCTAGTGGGTATGCGGTTCCTGTAGCAGTAATCCCTAGTAGTCAGGGGTATTGCAAGCGTATACACGTCAGTGTATGGGCTTTTGACCAACAAAATATAGGTTCTAAAACTATTTGTTATAACAATTCCGATGGCCGTTGGCGCTGGCTCCGCGATAAATAAGATATCAAGGAGATAATTTTATGGCTTCAGGATTTCAGCAAGATACCAATCAGCTAAACCCAAATTTTTACAGAATTTCTATTGACCTAAGTGGTTACGATTCAACAGCGGCCAATACTACAGCAGGTGGTGTCGAGCCATCCAGCGGAGATTCATTTACAACATTGAATACTACACTGGCAAATTCTCAACGCCGTGCTAGAGGCAATTTACGTTGGGATGCTGTTCTACAGCAACTACAGCGTTTTGGCGATTGCAAGATTTTAGACGTGACCGCAACAGAAGGATCTAGCGATCCGTTAGACGTTGCAGATGACGTAACAACAGGTCTAGCATTCACAGTTATGTATGAAAGAGATGCTTTCATTCTTCCAGCTGTGCAAGCTATGTTAATCGCAGAAGGTAGAGTAAGTGGTGGCAATGCAAAATTGTCAGATAACGCTACATTAGCTAGCGCCACAACTTGTTCTTCTACAGCGTTAGCAGTGCAAGAGCTAGTGGTCAGAGGAATCACAAAAGGTTACAGAGACTACACCGCACCAGGTACCGCAGTAAGTTCAACTCTAGATGTTTTCACAAAATCAGCAAGAGTTTACGACGGTTTGGCAGGCGGTCAAGAAAAGCTCACAGTAGCTTCTCCAGTAACTCCTGTAGTGGCACACACTGATGTGACTGTATCATTAATCACAACCACTACTTTGGTAACAGCGGACTATTGACCTTTGTCTAATTAGACATTAAACTAACTTAATGCTAGTAGGATTACTTACACTTCTAAGTGCGCTTTCCATTTCGGTCGTCGCAATCTATTATTCCGTAGTAGGTTTGACGGCCATTTTCTCCGCGGCGGCATTGGCTATTATGATTATGGGCGTGTCGCTAGAGGTTGGAAAATTAGTAACAGTTGTTTGGTTACATCAGAATTGGAAGACAGCCCCTAGACTAATCAAAATATATTTGAGCACTGCATTGGTAGTGCTGATGCTGGTTACCTCTATGGGTATCTTTGGATTCTTATCTAAAGCACACATGGATCAAAGTGTACCTACTGGCGATGTAGCAGATAAAGTTGCGTTGTATGATGAAAAGATTAAAACGCAAAAGGAGAACATCGATGCATATCGCAAAGCTCTTCGTCAAATGGATGAATCTGTTGATCAAGTTATGGCAAGATCCTCAGATGAAAAAGGAGCCGATAAAGCAGCGGCCCTTCGTAGAAGTCAGCAAAAAGAGCGTAACCAATTACAGGCTGACATTGGCAAGGCACAGGCAGAAATTGCAAAGCTCAATAATGAACGTGCCCCGATCGCCAAAGAGTTACGCAAAGTTGAAGCTGAAGTAGGCCCAATCAAATACATAGCTAACTTCTTCTATGGTGATACTGATCAATCAATTTTAGAAAAAGCTGTAACCTGGGTAATACTTACTCTTATATTTGTATTTGATCCATTGGCAATTGTATTGTTAATTGCCGCACAGGTAAGTATCAAACAAGCATTGGATAAAAAGAAATCACAACCTAAGGAAGAACCTCCAGTCTATGAAGACGATGGATTTAGATTCTTAGCAGATGAGAAAGATCTTTATCCCGAGGATGCTCCTGTAGAGCGTAAATCTTTTTGGCCTACTGCTACAAGTCTTTGGCCTTTCCCTAAGAAAGAAAAAGTAGAAGAGCCAATAGTAGAAACTGTTCTTCCCGACACTGACTTAGAGCCTGATCTTTTAAAGCAGGCTGAAGAACGTGTTAAAGAAAATGTAGAAAAAGCGGAAGAAGAACACGCCCTCGAGCAATGGAACAAAATGATTGAAGAGGCTGAAAAAGAAGCCGAAGAGGAATCTAAGCGTCTGCAAGAAAAACGCCTTAAAGATGATGCAGCCGAAGAAGCTAAGAAATGGGCTGAAGAACAAGAAGCCATTGCAGAAGAAGAAGCCAAAAAAAAAGAAGTGACATATCTCGAGAAGGACGGGAAGAATCAAATCCTGAAGATCAGCGAGAAGTAACATATCAACAAAACAGCGAGCAATCTCAAAGCACTATTTGGAAACGTGTACAAGAGAAAAAAACTTCTAAACCTGATAACTTTCTACCATTAGATAGAATATACAGGAATCTCAGCAAAGACAATCTTAGCGCATTGGACCTTGAAATATACGATCAGGACGATCCTGAGTTTACAAGAATACTAGAACTAATCAAACGATTAAGAGATAGAACACTTCGACCAGAGGAATTATCAGAAGTAGATGCTGAGATCATAGCTGAAGTGCTAACTAAGATATGATGAATAAAATTACCTTAGTAACTCCCCCAGACGATATATCTCAAGATGGTTTGAGGATTTTATGCGTATCTTTAACTCCTGATCAGGATCAGGTAGTATCACAAGCCATTACTAAACAGTCAGATCTTCCCAATACTATAATATATGTTTGGAAAAATGGAGAACCATTAGAATGGCTGTTTGACAAAAAATTAAAAAGTAATATAATAATTTTTAATGGCTGTTCTGATAGCGGAGAAATAAATGGCTATTTGGCAGCACAACCAAATTCTTATTATTTCGGTCCAGTAAAAAATTTAATACTGGTCAATGATAGGGATATATATGATGTTGAAACTTGTTTTGAGATTATTAAGAACTACATAGACATTTATGGCAAAAAATTTATCTAAACCGTCCGGATCTTCTGTATTAGTAAAAGAAGGCGAAGATATCAACAGAGCCCTTAAACGTTTTAAGAAGAAAGTAGAAGATAGTGGCACACTAGAAACTCTTAGAAAAAAAGAATTCTACGAAAAGCCAACTACTGAACGTAAACGTAAGAAGGGTGCTGCTCGCGCACGTTGGCAAAAGAAACTCAAAGACCAACAACTACCACAGAAACTATTTTAAGAAAGGTATCCGATGCGTATCGAAGACGAAGTCAAATTAGACTTCCGTGATGTGCTGATTCGTCCTAAGCGTTCTACGCTTTCAAGCCGCAAGGAAGTAGATCTCACCCGTACATATAAATTTAAGCACAGTAGATTCCAATGGACCGGTGTTCCTGTAATGGCCGCTAACATGGACGGTGTGGGCACTATAGAAATGGCTAGGAAACTTTATAAGCATCAGATGTTTACCTGCCTAGTTAAAAACTATGCCGAAGACGATCTTTTTGATCTAACTGGTAAGTTCGGTGGAAATTATTTTGCCGTTAGTACCGGAATCAGTGATAAAGATTTTCTAAAACTAAGACAGATATTAAATGCCTATCCAGAAATTCATTTCATCTGTATTGATGTGGCCAATGGATATAGTGAACACTTTGGTGAATATGTTTCTAAAGTTAGGCAAACATATCCTGAACACACTATTATCGCAGGTAACGTTGTTACCGCAGACATGACACAGGAGTTAATTTTACGTGGAGCAGATATTGTTAAAGTTGGGATTGGCCCTGGCAGTGTCTGTACGACTCGTATACAGACTGGTGTTGGGTACCCTCAACTTTCTGCTATCATCGAGTGCGCTGATGCTGCTCACGGTCTTGGTGGCCATATCGTGGCTGATGGCGGGTGTACTTGCCCCGGTGATGTGGCTAAAGCGTTTGGTGCTGGGGCAGACTTCGTAATGCTTGGAGGTTTGTTAGCCGGACACGACGAAGGCGGCGGTGACATTAAAGATGGTAAAGTTACATTCTATGGTATGAGTTCAGACACTGCAATGAACAAACACAATGGCGGGGTTGCCGAATATAGAAGTTCAGAAGGCCGCACAGTTGAGATTCCTTATAAAGGAGCAGTCCAAGATACAGTTCTAGATCTACTAGGAGGCTTACGCAGTACCTGCACTTATGTTGGTGCTCCTAGTCTTAAACAACTATCCAAATGCACAACATTCATCCGAGTTAATAAACAAATTAATGATGTATTTGTAAAATGATTGACGGGTATAATAAAAGAAAGTACAATAATAGTATGAATACTGATATAATGATTGATTTAGAAACTCTGGCCACATCACCAGACAGTGCCATTTTAACAATTGGTGCTGTAAAATTTGATCCATTTGGACAAGAATTAAAAGAACCAGCAATGGATAGCTTTTATCTTAAAGTGGATTTAGACAGTTGCCACGCACTAGGTTTAGTCGTAGCCGACGATACGATTAAATGGTGGTCTCAACAAGATCCCGAAGCACAGGAAGAAGCATTTGGCACCGAAGGGCGTGTTAGCATAACTGACGCACTCAACCGATTGTATAAATTCTGTTGGGGTGCTAACCGTGTTTGGAGCCACGGTGCTGGATTTGATATTGTAATTTTAGAAACTGCTTTCCGTAAAATTGGTAAAGGTTATCCTTGGCAATTTTGGCAAGTTAGGGACACTAGGACTATTTACGATATTGGTATAAATCCAGATCGTCCCGAAGTACTAAAACATCACGCACTGCACGATGCTTATAATCAAGCTATAGGTGTCCAAAATGTGCTAAGAAAATTAAGATGCGCTACATTAGGTAGTGAATATATTACGCCACTCTCTCAAAGATGAGAGATAAATAAATTTGCAGTAAGCACCTAATGGGCTTGCTGTAGAGCATAAGCTCAAACGATTCTTACTTTATAAGGAGATAAAATTATGTCTAGAATCATCGGTATTGACCTCGGCACTACCAACTCATGCGTTAGTGTTATCGAGAACGGAATCCCCAAAATTATTGAAAATGCAGAAGGTGCAAGAACTACACCTAGCGTCGTTGCCTATACTGAAAACGATATCTTAGTAGGTGCCCCTGCTAAACGTCAATCAGTCACAAATCCAAAAAATACTCTTTATGCTGTAAAACGTCTAATCGGACGTAAGTTCAAAGAGGAAGCAGTGCAAAAAGATATTGACCTTATGCCATACCAAATCGTCGAAGCTAAGAACGGCGATGCTTGGGTTAAGGCCAATGACAAAGAACTAGCACCACCACAGGTCAGTGCAGAAGTTCTAAGAAAAATGAAAGAAGCAGCCGAAGCACATCTCGGCGAAAAAGTAGATAAAGCAGTTATCACAGTTCCAGCTTACTTCAATGACAGTCAACGTCAAGCAACTAAAGATGCAGGTAAGATTGCAGGCTTAGAAGTAATGCGTATTATCAATGAACCAACAGCGGCTGCATTGGCATATGGTGTTGATAAGAAAGATGGCAAGGATCGTAAAGTTGCTGTCTACGACTTAGGTGGTGGTACATTTGATATTTCAATTATTGAAATCGCAGAAGTTGACGGCGACAAGCAGATTGAAGTGTTGTCCACGAACGGTGACACATTCTTAGGTGGTGAAGACTTCGACCAACGTATCATGGACTACATCATCGATGAGTTTAGAAAAGAACAAGGCGTTGATCTAAGCAAAGACGTGTTGGCCTTACAGCGTCTAAAAGATGCTGCTGAGAAAGCTAAGATTGAACTTTCTAGCAGTTCACAGACAGAAGTGAACTTACCTTATGTTACTGCTGACGCAAGTGGTCCTAAGCATTTGGTAGTTAAAATCACTCGTGCTAAATTAGAAAGCATTGTTGATGAACTAATCCAACGCAGTATCGAGCCTTGCAAGATTGCTATGACAGATGCTAAAGTCACAGCCGCAGACATTGATGAAGTTATTCTTGTTGGTGGTATGACACGTATGCCTAAGGTGCAGGAAGCAGTTGAAAAGCTGTTTGGTAAGTCACCACGTAAGGATGTTAATCCAGACGAAGCAGTTGCCGCAGGCGCTGCCATCCAAGGTGCTGTTCTAGCAGGAGATCGTAAAGACGTTCTGTTGTTAGACGTTACTCCATTAAGCCTAGGCATCGAAACACTAGGCGGCATCATGGCCAAGGTTGTGAACAAGAACACAACTATTCCTACCAAGGCTAGCCAAACATTTAGTACTGCCGAAGACAATCAGCCAGCAGTTACTATCCGTGTGTTCCAAGGCGAACGTGAACGTGCCAATGCAAATAAGATGCTAGGTGAATTCCATTTAGAAGGAATTGATCCAGCACCGCGTGGTATGCCACAGATTGAAGTTACATTTGATATCGATGCAAACGGTATCCTAAATGTAAGTGCCAAAGACAAGAACACCGGTAAAGAAAACAAAATCACTATCAAAGCCAACTCTGGTATCAGCGACGATGAGATCAAGAAAATGATCAAAGAAGCTGAGGAGTTTGCTGAAGAAGATAAGAAGTATAGAGAAACTGTAGAAGCACGTAACAAGTGGGAAGCAGAAGTCTATACAATGATGAAAGAGTTAGAAGCTGAAAAGGATCTAGCTACTGAGGAAGAATGGAAAGCTATCGAAGATGCTAAACAGGCAGCTTTAGATTTTGTTAAAGCAAATGAAGACGGCGAAGCAATGAAGGCAGAAGTGTTTAAGATTGCCGATGTTGCTAAACCTTTGTTTGATAAGATCAAAGCTAAACGTGATGCAGAAACGGCAGCTAACCAGCCTGCACAAGAACCAGCACAAGGCGAAGTTATTGATGCAGAGTTTAAAGAGACCAACAAGTAACAGTTGGTAAATATGATTGTGATTGCACCTAATGGGCAATCACAATCGGGCAATGCCCATTGATTCTTACTTTATAAGGAGATTATCATGAATCAACATTTAGTACGTTTAGACACAAATGCTCTTAACAGAGCTCTTATTGGCTTTGACACGATGTTCGATCACTTAGAGCGTCGTTTTGCAAATGCATCAACCAATAACTATCCACCACACAATATCCTGCGCCTAGGCGACAACGATTACGCCATCCAAATCGCAGTGACTGGTTTCGATAAAACAGAAATTTCTGTTACTGTCGAAAATAATGTATTAGTAGTCAAAGGCGAAAGTATGACTACTGATCATCCTCCAGAATCATATCTATATCGTGGCCTAGCAACTCGTGATTTCACCAAAGAGTTTCCTCTTGCAGAACACATTGAAGTTGTGGGAGCAGAAACAAAGAATGGTATGTTGACTATTAAATTGGTCCGTAACGTTCCTGAATCTGCCAAGCCCAAAGTCATTGACATTGTGGATGTGAAGTAATATAATAAGGGGGAAGGTAATTCCCCCTTATGACACTGGAGATATAATGACTACTGAAGTTCAAATTGAGAAAACAACAAAGGTTGCACTTAACCCACCTCGCAAATGGAAAGTGCTTTTTCTCAATGACGATCAAACCCCTATGCAATTTGTGATCGAATTGTTGACTACTATCTTTCGACACGATCTACAAACAGCAGAAGAATTAACAATGGAGATCCACAATACTGGCAGTGCCGTAGTTGGACTCTATACACACGAAGTAGCAGAACAAAAAGGTATTGATGCTACATCACTGGCCCGAGAAAACGGTTTTCCATTGCAGGTAACAATCGAAGAAGACAAATAAAAATGACAGCCGATGAGTTTAAGTTCATAAGATACATGAACGCAAAAACTAATCGGTTTTCTTTTTGGGTAATTTTTCAAGACAAGAGAAATTATCATTTGGGTCAAAAAGGAAGGAAAGAATTTATTAAATTCTTTTCCGAACAATTAGGTCCGTTAGGAGATCGCTGGGAATATGAAAAGACAACTTCAACTTTTTGTATTAAACTGAATAATGAATCAGATGCCACAATGATGACCTTGCGTTATGCCAACAAGTAAATAATCAACTATGAGCTTAAGAGAACTTACCGCACAAAAACACAAAGAAGCCGAGGAAACTGCGTTTTCTCAGAAACTAGTATCAGGGCAACTTTCACAAGAAGCCTATGCAGACTACCTTTATCAAATGTTTCTAATCTACACAGGACTAGAAGCTGCTTGCTCTCAAAATGGTTTTTTGAGAGACATGGAAGGAATCCAACGTAGTCCACATATCTATGCAGATTGGCTAGAATTAAAAAGTGATAAAGAATATGAGTGGTTACCAGAAACACATGCTTACTGGAATCACATAATGAATCTAAACGGACCAGAAAGATATCATCTATTAAGAGCACACCAATATACTAGATATCTTGGAGATCTTTACGGCGGTCAAATGATTGCTAGAGTAGTTCCCGGAGAAGGTCGTTGGTACCATTTCGATAATGCTAAACAACTAAAAGAAACTTTAAGATCACATCTCACAGATGATTTAGCAGAAGAAGCTAATCTTAGTTTCGACATGACTATTGCTATCTTTAACGCATTGGATAAGAAACACAGTGAGTAAAGTTTGGGATACATTGATCAGTGTACAACACCTATTAGAAAAAAGATTTAGTGAAACAGGTGTTGAAACATTTGAACCTGGAATGGATCGTTTTAATCAACCAGGTTGGGTAAATAGAGTTTGGTGCAGTGATCATTATCGTAGAGCTCATGTCGATGTAGTGGACGCCCGAGAAACTAAGGGCCTCTGGATGATGCATTGCTGCATCTTTCCTCATATTCATAATACAGCACCTATATTCGGTTTTGATGTAATTGCAGGTAAAAATAAAATCACAGGTTGTTTTATTGATTATAGTCCGACAGCAGATAAACAACATCCTATGATTGATTATTTTGCAGAGGAAGTTAGCAGATACGAATGGATTAAAAAACGAGAACTACCAGAATGGGCACAGCGTATTTTTAGTCCCTACATGATAGCCGCAGGTAATGTACAAAATGAAGATGAATTAAGCCAGATCAGCAGCCTAGCACACATACTGGTAAATCATTACTTAGAAACAGTAGGTGAAACTAACAATCGAACTTCAGATACTACATTTGAGCAAAACTACTATGCTCAAAATCAAAAACAAAATCCTCATACTCCTAGAGTTATGACTAGTTTAGGATTAGATGAAGAAGATGTTCGTGTTTTTATCCAGAATTGTCTGTTCCCAGAAATAAGATAAATACTTGATGCGTTTAAGTGAAATCGAATCAAGACCTAAACTAGTCAAATTACATTACTTCAGTGTTACAGATATTATCGCTGCCGAAGAATTAGGTATGCGTAAAGACCGTAACGGTAATTGGTTCCTCCCCCAATACGATCGTAGTGGTTCTGGTTTTGATAGAAAAGCTGTTTCTGCCATGCGAATGTTTGGTCGTCCATATAAAACAGTTAATCTAGATTAAACTCATCTTATAATTTCTTTCCAATTTGCTCTAAATACTATTACGGTATTCCGGGAGCGAATTGATGTTAAAAAAAATAATAATAACACTAGCATTGCCTTCATTGGCAATAGCTGCACCTATTGGCGATTTCCAGTTTAAAAGTCCTTCTTTTAATGGTGCCGGTTATAGTTCTCACGTTTTAACTATTGATAATCTAGAACGTACTAGAGAAAAAGAACGTGCGGATAAACTACAGGCAGCAATAGATAAAGAAATTGCTGATAAAAAAAATACAAATCTTGCTAAGTTTGTTAACAATTTAGAATCACGCATATATGCACAAATCTCGCAAAACGTAGCGACTGCTATGTTTGCCAATAATAATTGCACAGCCAGTTCAAATACAAATTGTACAGGTGCTATAGACTTCCAAGGCAATTATATCAGTTGGTCAAGAGTAAGTAGTGCCAATGATGCAAACTGTTCAACAGCATATGGTTATTGCATTATGCTGAAAGTGGCAGATCCAACAGCAACTAATCCTAGTACAGCAGCCTGTACCGACACAGGAATGAGTTGTGTCTATGTTCCATTACAATCATTTCAAATGCCGGGGAACTAAGATATGAAAAAGACTATTTTATCCCTAGCAATTGTAAGTTTATTATCTGGCTGCGCTGTGATGCAGGCTACTGGACATCTAGAAAAAGATCCAGAACTTGCACGTTCTAATAAATCTGTTCAGAAAGAGTTTGATACTATACCTGGTCCACAAGCAGGTAAGCCATTAAGTGTAGCGGTATACAGTTTTACTGATAAGACTGGACAAAGACGTCCACAGGCAAATATTGCCAGCTTATCAACAGCAGTTACACAAGGTGCAGAAACATTTCTAATACAGGCCTTACAAAATGTAGGGCGCGGAGAATGGTTCGATGTTGTTGAACGTGTTGGTATTGATAATTTAACTAAAGAACGTTTAATAATCCGTCAGATGCGAGAAGCATATGAAGGCAAGGATGCAAAACCATTGTTACCTATGCAATTTGCAGGTATTATCTTAGAAGGTGGTATTATTGGTTACGATCAAAGTACTACTAGTGGAGGATTAGGACAGCGTATATTTGGAATTGGTAAACAGACACAATGGAGTACAGACACAGTAACAGTGAGTTTAAGAGCAGTCAGCGTAAACACAGGAAAGGTATTAGCGACAGTAACAGTGCAGAAAACTATCTTGAGTTCAGCAGACAGTGTAACTGCATTGAAGTTCTTTGATGCCGGAACGAAAGCGTTTGAAGCAGAAGCAGGCTTAACAATCAACGAGCCCGGAACTTATGCTACAAAAGCAACTATTGAAATGGCCGTAGTAGAACTTATTAAAGAAGGGCAACGCAAAGGTATTTGGGAATATAAACAACCTCAACCACCTGTTCCTCTAGCGCCAGTACCTCAAAAGGAAGAAGTTAAAGCACCAGTAATTTCTTCCGAAATAAAACAAACAGAGGAGAAGAAAGATGAGTTGGTTCAATCACAAACCCTCCAGACACCCGAAAGAGCCGTCAGCACACCAGCCCCACAGGCTGAGTCCAGCGACGGACAAGATACTAAAGCAGACCAAGGAGAACGTAAGGCCTCTGAAAGTAAGCAAGAAAAAACAGTAATCTCTAAAGGCCTAACAAATGTTAGAGAAAGCGAAAAAGCTGGTTCGACAATAATTGCCTTATTGCAGCCAGGACAAGAAGTAAAAGTAATAGAAGAAAAAGATTTACTCTTTTGCATCGAATTACCAAATGGCAAGAAAGGTTGGATAGGAAAAACAACAGTAAAATAACGGTACACCAAAAAAAATTATAAAGTACCAAGGAGCGAAAAAATGCATAAAACAGATATTAGATTAATGGCCTTTGTAGCAAGCGCCATGTTTTGGGGTTCTGGGTATGCTGCGGACAACAGCATCTATATTGATCAGTCAGGAGACAATAGTACTATAACTATGACTCAGGATGGATCTGGAAACAAAGTAAAAGGAATACTGGCAAACGGCACAGCAGGAGGCACAACAGATCCTGCCAAATTGACAGGTAATGCACAGACAATAAATGTTGAACAAATAGGACAAGGCAATTCATTAGCTCTAGGAGCAAACACTACGCAAGGCGGAAGTGTATCGGGATATGCCAACGTAGGAGTTCACTTGAATTATCAAGCAACTGGCAATCTCAACACAGCATTAATAAACATCAACAATAATGGCACTGGGACTGCCGCAGGTAATGTAGTAGATATACAACAAAGCGGAAATACCAACACAACCACATTGAGGATGACTGGAACTTCAAATCAATTTACAGTTAATACCACTGGCGGCAACAGCAATACAATAACAGCAGATGTTAATGCCAGCAATACAGTAACAACAATCAATCATTCCGGCGGTGGCGGAAATAATACCACAGTTGATATGACAGGCAACAGCGGTCAAGTTAGTGTGACTACCGTGGGAGCTAGTAATACAACCAGTGTGACACAGAGTGCATACAGTTCATTGGGATCACAGACACTAATTGATATAACAGGCTCAGGTAATACAACTAATGTAACACAGAGCGGCGTAGCCGATCATTACACTAACATTAAATTATATTCAGGCAGCAATGATAATAATATTACAGTTTCCCAATCTGGAACTTATAATCATTCTGCCGATATAACTTTAAGAGCAGGTAGCAGCACTAACACTATAGGTATTACACAAAGCGGTGGCGGAGCCTCTGGTGGTCAAACTGCCGTGTTAGAACTATTGGCTGGCAGTAGCAACAACAACGTTAGTATTACCCAACAAGGATCTGTTTCTAACTTGTCTAATATCAGGTTAAGTGGAAATAGCAACAACTATACTATTTTACAGAAAAATTAAGAGGGTTACATGAAATTATGGATGGTAATACTATGCGTTCCGTTGCTCAGTATATCGTCAAAAGTAAACGCAGCAATAGGGAAAGTAACAGAACAGGTAAATGCCCCGCCGACCATTACCAGGCAGAATTCGACACTAACGGGATCGAAAGGGACTGGAGTGGAGATGAACGACGCCATAAAAACCCAACAGGGAAAGGTAGGAATAACTTTTGAGGATGATACTAAAGTACAGGTAAACGAAAATTCAAAATTAGTTATAGATGATTTTGTTTACGATCCTAAAAGTAAAAGTGGCAAACTAGGAGCTAAAATAGCACTAGGCACCGTTCGTTACGCCAGTGGACAGATTGCTAAAAACAGTCCACAGAACGTAGCACTTAATACCCCAAGTGCAACAGTAGCCGTTCGAGGCACTGACTTTACAGCAACAGTAGAGGAACTAGGAGAAAGTACTATAATACTTTTACCTAGTTGCCCTAACGACCGTCCCACAAGATCTGTTAGAGATATCGAAACCAATTGTAAAACAGGAACAATCGAAGTTAGCACAGACGTAGGTACTGTTATTTTAAATCAACCTTTCCAGGTTACTAAAGTTTTAAGTAGAACACATCCTCCCACAGCACCTAAAGTTTTAAACTTATCTGAAATGGCTATCAGCAATCTGTTAATCATTAGTCCACCCGCAGAGGTTAAACGTGCTGTACAAGAACAGCATAAAATGTTTAATCCATTAGAATTTGATTTCTTAAAAGAAAAAGGATTAGAGAACTGGCTTGATATGCAGGCTAATTCATTTTATGATGATAAGTTTGCTAAAAACTTTTTAGATAATGGATTCTTAGCCAGCCTATTTGATATAATTGGTAATGCACTTGATGAAAAGTTTTTAGAACCAGTGGACCCAGTACTCCCAGACTATAGAAAATCTAGTGGCATAGTAGCTTTTAAAGATGAAATGAGTGTTGAATTATGTAGAGACAATGGGGCGGATATTCAATGTGTCAAAACACCATTAGCGCAAAACAGTACAATTTATCAAACACAAGGCACACTAGAATTTAAAAATCGTGTTAACCAAGGCGGTAATACTATTATTACCTTGATACAGAAATGACAAAAAGAATACTGCAATTTTTATTTGGATTGATGTTTTGCATCAGCGCATATAGCCAAGCTGTAACATACAATGCTATCGCTACCGCCTATGTAACTACAACTATCAGTCAGTATGTAGTATTTGACAGTAATATGCAACAGGGTGGAACTTTCACTATGAGTGTATTAGCACACAACGGTGGAGGTCGTGCTGGACAAAGCGACACGGCTAACGTAAAGATTGAATTCTACAACGCAAGCGGCGGACTGATAACTAGTGCAAATTCAACTTACAATGCTAACCTTCCAAACCCCAATGCAGTTTGTGGCAACCCTTGTATTGACACTAGTGTTCCTTGGTCGACATTAACCATTAGCAAAAGTTTAACATCTGCTGAAGCCGCAAACGTTGCGTATGCTCGAGTTAGTATGTATGGTATTGACGGAAGTTATTGGGCAGGTGACTACGGTCCTTGGTATCGTGCTCCTACCTTTCAACAAAATGGTGGCGGTAACTTATTGTATAACCCAGAGTTTGGACCATACAATGGTATAACAGCACAAGGTTGGACAAGTAATCCAGGCTTTGGTGCTTGCCAAGGTGCGTGGGGTGGTAGCAATGCCTGTATTGTAAACAGCGATGGTGTTCCAGGATCTAGCACAGTAGGCCTAGTTGCTAACGCTAACGGCGGCGGCCCAAGTGCTACTGGTGGTACAACAAGTGGACAGCCAGGCGGGTACAATAATACAATGAGTGTAACCAATGCTGGTACAGGCGCAACAGCGGGCACAGCACCAAGTGCTCCTACAGTTACATCAACTACTACATCGTACACTTATAGAACAGTAGTCACTGGTAATACTACACGAGTATATAGAACTCTAGTAACTACAACAAATTACAGTGATGGAACTAGTACATCTAGCAATGGAACAGAAGAATTGTATTACACAGCCGTAGTGACAACTAGCGAAACAAACGGTATTGTTGGCGGAAACCTCGCAACTACTACAACCACTACAACTACTACAACATATAACAACGGAACACAGACAGTATCATCAAGCAACTCATATGTTTATTATGGCACAATTAATCAAACTAATGCTCCTGGAGATCAAATAGTTACAAGCGGCCCTGGTAGTACAGCAGGATACACAGGAACACAACAACAAAACCGTGTAGATAACTGGAACAATGGATCTGGACAAAATAAAAACAATTATTTGTATATTGATCAGGTTAGCGGAGATTCAAATACTGTGAGTGTGACACAGTCTACAACATCAGGAAAGAATCATACTGAAGCAACTTTCTCTGGAGCCGGTAGTAATAATATCAACATTACACAAACAGGAACTAACTATCTTAGTCTTGAAGTCAATGGAGCATATAATACCGTAACTAGCCAACAGTCAAATAACAGTACCTCTAGTAACTTTAAAGAAACTACAGTTATAGGTAGCAACAACATAATCAATACGAATCAAAAAGATAACGCTAATAAAATAATGTTCACTACTGTTACAGGCAGCAACAATTCTGTCACAGCAGTCCAAGAAGGATCGGGAAATCACTATCTAGAAAATGTATTAACAGGTAACGGGCACACAGTCACAGTAAATCAGAGCGGAAGTACAGCGAATAATGCCAGCTTGAATTTGACCAACTCCGGAGGTGCTGCTAGTGTAGATCTGCAACAGTCAGGCGGGAAGTCGTTCAATCTAATACAGAGCTGCACTAACCCTGCGGGCTGCACAACAGTGGTCCGCCAATAAATACTTTTTTAAGGAGTATGCCATGCGTACAGTTGCCGTGGCGTTCCTATTCTGCCTAGCAAGCTCTATAGCCAACGCACAATCATTCCAGAGCAATAAACCCGTAGTTTGTGATAACGTACAAAAAGTAATAAAAGCACTTGGTGAAAATTACGAAGAAAAACCCATTTGGATGGCTTCGGGCGAAAATACTAAATTTTCTCTATTTGTTAATCAAAGTACAGGAAGTTGGACGATCATACAGTTTACTTCAGAAGTAGCCTGTATTTTGGGTGTTGGAAACGATAGCAAACTAGTACTAGGCAACCCGGTTTAACATCAAATAAATAGTTGATGTTAAGAAAAATCTTAATCATCAGCATAATTTTAACCATCACTGGATGTGCGGGAATCCGTTTCTGTAGCAAAGAAGAAAGCACTAAAACTGGATGTAAATCCTGGGACCCTGCCACTACGACCGGAGCCGCAAGTAGATGAAAATCAATCTCAAAAAAATCTTAGTTAACCCTTGGACAGCACTACTCACTTTAGTACTGATACTGGGGGTGAGATCTACAGATCCTACATTTGTTGAAAGTGTAAGATTACGTTACTTTGATACCCTAATTACTGCTAAAGAACCTACATATAATAATATTGTCACGGTTAACATAGACGAAACAGCACTAGACAAGCACGGACAATGGCCGTTACCTAGAGCCGAGTACGCACATATTATAGAAGATCTATATTCTAGAAATGCAGGACTAGTAGTATTAAACATTCTTATGCCGGAAAAAGATAGAACAGGTGGAGATGCTGAACTAGCAAAATTACTCAAACAATACCCTGTAGTGTTAGGCTCTGCGCCCGCACAGCAGACAAAGAATCAACCACGTGTTCCCGGCTCAGCTGTTCTTAATCCGGAATGGTTGGATCAAATAGTACAGTATCCAGGATTAATTGCTAACATTCCTCAACTAGAAAATGCTGCGGCAGGTGTTGGTATAACAAATACACTACCAGAAGTTGACGGTGTTAATCGTCGTATGCCATTGATCGTAACAGTAGATGACAAATTATATCCCGCACTAAGTTTAGAAACTCTTCGTGTTGCCGCAGGTGATTCAACATTCCAGGTTAAGCTGTTTGAGGGTGGAGTTGAGAAAATGCGCATTCCTAAGTTTGGTCCTGTAACTACAGACAATCTAGGACGCATATGGATTGACTGGAGTCAACAGTCACGCAGCTTTAGTTTAACTAAATTACCCAAAGACTTAGAAGGTGCTATTGTTATAGTAGGACCTACAGCGGCAGGGATAGGTAATCCATTGCCAACTAGCAAAGGAGCAGTATGGCCGCACGAAGCACAGGCAGCTGTGATTGGAACAATGGTAAATGGTGTTGTTATAGAACGTCCTGATTATGCTGACGGTGTTGAATTACTTGCAATTGGATTAGCAGGTATACTTTTATTATTTTTAACAAGGTGGGTATATGTTGGATTGGCAACGACTATTATGTTGGGTGCTGGCGGTTATTTTATCAGCCAGTATCTTTTCACTAATTTTCTATTCTTATTCGACGCTACTGCGTTTACCGTTGGAACAATATTGGTCGCTTTGCATGCCTACGGTGTCAAGTTCGTCTCAGAGTTCTTACAGAAGCAAGCCATAAAGAAACAGTTTGCTGGATACTGTTCTAAGGAAGTAGTAGAGATGTTACAAAAAGATCCAGACCTGATCAAGCGTGGTGTGCGTAAAGACGTTAGTGTTATGTTCAGTGACCTACGTGGCTTTACTCCTATTGGTGAACACTATGGTGATGATGTTGCCGGCCTAGGCAAATACATGAACGGATACATGGATGCTATCAGTCGTCCTATTATGGACAACAAAGGAATGGTCATTAAGTATGTAGGCGATGCGAGTATGCACATACACGGTGCACCTATCGAAGACCCTAACCACGCTCGTACAATTGTTGCTGTTGGTTTACAAATGTTAGACGCAGTTGATGCCTACACTAAAGAAATGGAGGCACAAGGTTTACCTCCTGCTGCAATGGGTTGGGGCTGTAACACTGGTATTGGCTTTATTGGCGAAATGGGCTCAACAGACAGACATAGTTACGACATTCTAGGCGACATGGTTTCAACAGCCGCACGTTTAGAAGCACGTTGTAAAGCATATGGTGTGCTATGTATTATTGGTGCTGAAACATACAACCGTACTAAAGATGATTTCTTCTATTTGTGCATTGACAACTTACAACCAAAAGGCAAGTCAGTGGCAGACTTGATCTATACAGCACTACGTCCTAACGGCGAGGATTGGACTAAGGATTTAGAACGTTACAATGAAATGCAAACACTGTATAAGTCTAAGAAATTTGACGAAGCGGCTGCTATGTGTAAGAAATTAAAAGGCACATTCGGAGGACAGATGGACAAGTACTATAAGATATGGATCGAACGCTGCGATTTTATGAAACAGCAAGATCTACCAGATAATTGGAACGGCGAATTTATCGCTCACGAAAAATGATATATACTCCACTTGATTGGTGGATTGATTATTCAGTCTGGCTTATGCTACAATACAAGTTCATGATGCCTGCTAAAATAATTGGCATCAATGACGATATGCAAGAATACCTAAAATGTTTTAGTCTAAATGGAATAAAGCAACATAATATCTGTAGAGGATAAAAAATGAAAGGCAGAATAGCCTTATTTGTGCATCAACCTAAATGTTCTGTTCAAAGCGGCAACGGAATAATAAAAGCTTTAAGCCCGCACTATAATTTTAAAATCTTTACAAAACATGAATTAGAAAAAGATTTCTTCGACGATGTAGATATCGTATGCATTCCCGGTGGTATCGGTGATAGTGAAAGTTACAGATATCTAATGAAAGAACACAAAGACAAGATAAGACAGTTTGTCAGACGAGGTGGAAAGTACCTTGGAATATGCATGGGAGCATACTGGGCTGACAAACACTACTTTGATCTACTGTGCGATATACGTGCGGATCAATACATAACTAGGCCGGGTGCCGACACACGCAGGCCACATGCTAAAAATCAACGAGTATTATGGAAAGGTGAAGAATATAAAATGTTCTTCTACGACGGTTGTGCATTTTACGGAATGGGTTTAGATACAGCTAAGATATGGTCATTATATCCCAACGGTGACCCTATGGCCATAATACAAGGACGTCTAGGATTGATAGGTTGTCATCCGGAAAGTGAACCACACTGGTATAACAGTTGGAGTTGGATGAACGGGAAATACCACAACGGTGAACATCACAAACTTCTGTTAGAGTTTGTAGATGAGCTTATGAAAAGTTAATTCTTCTTTTCTTCTTTTTCTTTATTCTTTGCGCCGATGTTATCAGCTTCTTCCATTGCATCGTGAAACTTAGCGTTAGCCTTAGCCTCTACGATAGCAGTCTCCATAACGCGGTCTGATTCAATCATTTTACCGCGTATGGTCAACACCGTATTAACTTTCTGATTTAGACGAATCAGATCGTTGTCTAGCATACGGATACGATCAATTAGTGCTATAAGCACAGTATTGGCGTCACTGATAACGGGCTTAACTTCTTTTGTTGCCCATTCCCAAACATATTTGATAATGAAGCCCATTCCAACTGCCATCACAATCGGAAATCCATACTTATTGACTAACTCTACTACATCCATGTTCTTATCCTATTAATGGTTTGAAACAATTTACTATAGGTTTAAATGCCCATTCATAGCCTACAACTACACCTATAACAAATCCTATGCCTACTCCGAACATTAATGATTTAAACATGTCACGGTCGTGCCATATGGGTTGACGTTTTAAATATTCTTGCATCTGGGGATTAAGGCTATCCCACCATTGCTTATACTTGCTCATTGTCTATCGATCCTTTTACGATAAATTTTTCTAGGTCTCCGACTTTGCGCAGCATCTGGCGACCGTTGATATTAACCAACTTGAAATAATCTCCGCCCTTCCATCCGAGCTTGTCACTGTCGAATTCCTCATCTAAAATGATTCCTTCTTTGTCACAATTCCAGGAGTAGTCTACATACAACATTATCTACCCTGTCCTCTATAGGCTTTGTGCGTTTTTCTTTCAGTCTTGTTCATAGAACTAGTTTTAACTCTGCCGCCCTGTTTTGTTCTTTTTACAACAGAGTTATGTGTCTTTCCAGATGTGCTACCTTTTGCTTTAGCCATTAGTCTCTCCTTGCGTCATTTTTACCGTCTGCACGAGCAATACGGTCTACGTCTGGTCTTAAACCCAGTGCGTTACTAACTATCGTATCGATACGAACAACATCGTGATTCATTGTTTTGACACGATTATCGAGAGCAGTGATGATCCCGGCCATTCCTTTGATGCTGCCTAAAACGCCCTGTAGCAAAAGTTTGATGGTCAAGTAAACGAAGTAACCGCCGGCTAATGCAGCAGCTACAGGAAATCCTAGATCTCCGATTATTTTGAAAACTTCATTCATTCGCTCCCGCTCCTAACTTATATGTGTATTTAACTACTTGACACTCAAATTATCAGGCTATATAATATACGTATATTTCTATAAATTCATTATGCGAATCAAACTAGTATCAGACCTACATTTGGAGTTTTCGGATATCAATATCCAAAATGACCAAAACTACGATGTGCTTATTCTGAGCGGTGATATCCTTGTGGCTAGTAAAGTACTGAAACCTGAAAGCGAATACGGTATTCGTTTCCGTGACTTCTTGAAGCGTGTGAGCTTTCAATTCCCGCATGTGATCTATATTGCTGGCAATCACGAGTTCTACGACAGCGGTCGATTCTTTGACAGCATCGATTGGTTACGTGCTGCCTGCGGGGTTCACGACAATATCTATTTCTTAGAAAGGGATGTTAAGGTAATAGACGATGTTACATTCATCGGTGCTACTCTATGGACTGATCTTAACCGAGGTGATCCATTGACCATGCATTTTATACGAGATCGCATGAATGACTATCGTGCCATTAGGAATGACAAAAAAGGTTTTGTTAACTTAAAGCCCGCCGACACATACGAACGTCATATTAACACTAAGCAATACATCGAAACTGTATTGAAAGAAAACAAAGATAAGAAGTGTGTGGTAGTTACACATCACGCTCCTACCTATCAGAGTGTAAGCGAATACTACAGGCCAGATCATTTAATGAATGGTGCATACTACAGTGAGCTCACGGATCTCATATTAGATCATCCACAGATAGTGCTGTGGACACACGGGCATATGCATCAGCCGTTTGATTACCTAGTCGGTACTACTCGAGTTGTCTGCAATCCTAGAGGTTACGAAAGCGCAACCTACAGCGAACAAACAGGCTGGGATCCAAATATCTTAATCGAAGTGTAAATACATCTACACTTTGATTAAGGATTGGCCGATGATTAGAATTTTATTATCTATGCTGTTATTCTTTTGCATAAACTCCTATGCGAAATCACAACCACATACTGTTTATCTTTATAACATCACTAAGCAAGAATCGGTGATCGCAAATCATATAGACGATGTAAGGCCAATCGCTAGCATTACTAAATTGATGACTGCTGTAGTGTCTTTAGATTATACCCGAGACATGAACGAGAGACTTATGCTCAGTCGTAAAGCAGGCAGCAGTCTACCCAGGCAAAAATATCCCAGAGGAGATATTCTAAATGCTATGTTAGTTAGATCTGACAATGGCAGCGCAGAAACTATAGCAGAGCACTATCCCGGAGGCAGAGAAGAATTCTTATCGGCTATGAATAGCAAAGCTCGTGAGATAGGAATGACGGAAACACACTTCGATGATCCAACGGGATTACTAGCCACTAACATCAGTACAGCTAAAGATCTTTCGATACTGCTAAAGTATGCATTAAGATACGAACATATTAAAAAAATCAGTATTAAAAAACACACTATAGTTGAAGTTCAATATAAAAAGAAAATACGTAAGATTAATCTTAACAATACTAATAGTCCAATACTTTTTGAGTTTGATAATGTCCTAGTAACAAAGACTGGTTACACATCTAAAGCCGGTAAGTGTATTGCAATGGTGGTTGAAAAGGGAAATCAAAAATACACTATTGTTATATTAGGAGCCAAAACAGTAGCACAACGTATTGACTTAATTAAAGACTTAATGTATAATCACCTTAATGATGATGAGATAATAATCGAAGCCGAACCACCACCATTAGGTAATCCAATATGACCAATGATAAACTGATAGAAGAAATCAAAGGAATCCGCCGAATAGTCATTAACAAATGCCACGGCGGATTTGGTTTGAGTAACGAAGCTGTTCTTAGATACCTAGAACTTTCAGGTACAAGAGTTTGGCCCGAAGCTAATGAGAAGTTTGGGGGTATAATTCCTTTTACATACTTTTTGGTTCCTCCGGAAGAACGTATACCTGGAGATCCGGACAACTGGCACGACATGACATTAGCTGAACGTGCTGCCCACAATGCTGCATACAGCAAGACAGTTTTTTACGATCGAGAAGTAGCTCGCGACGATCCTTATCTTGTTAAGGTAGTTCAAGAATTGGGAGAACAAGCCAATGGAGATCATGCAAATCTAAGAGTTGTAGAAGTTCCTGCAGATGTTGATTGGATCGTAGAAGAATATGACGGACTCGAATGGATCGCTGAGAGACATAGGACATGGGATTAGGCAAAGGTTTGAAGGTTGGTAGTGTGAGCGAGATCTTGGCAACAAGAGCTCGCGCCACCTTCTCTCATCGTATTAACTTTGATAATGTAGCATATCTCAATCTTGATGAGATGAAGTGGTGGTGCGAAGAAAACTGTCAAGATCTTTGGCGAGCAGAAACTACCCACGCACTGTATTGGCAGTTTGCCAATGAGAAAGATGCTATGATGTTTATGCTACGTTGGGGTAGCGCAGAAGGGAACAAATTAAAATGATTGCCGTTGAATTTGGAAAAGACCGTTATCATCTACAAGAAGAAATGATCAAATGGTGTCGTACTACCCTTGGCAAGGGCGGCTGGGCTGCTAACTTAGAATTAAGTGACAATAACTGGTCAGTGGATAGTATGTTCGGTAATACCTTCTTTAAATTTAAAGAAAGCAAAGATGCCGTGTTATTTCAATTGAGGTGGGCATGATATGAAAAAGAAAAAACTATTAACAGATCGCTCCGGAGACCTGCAGGAAAAAATGCTAGAAGAATCAGCTAAGGCGATGGCTAATGATATTGATAGAGAAGTACTGTGGGGTATGCTCGAGGGTATAGGATGGACTAGAGCAGGATGTTATCCTCGAGCACATTTCGTTACTGCTGACAGGATCAAAGAAATACACGATTGGGTTAAAAATAACGCCAAGGGTCATTACGAAAATCATCATACAGATTTTATATTTGAAAATTCACAAGACGCAGTAAATTTTATATTGAGATGGAAGTAAGAATACGCTGAATTATTTGATATATTAACTTATGGCGATCAAGAAAAAAATACAGTGGCCTGATGCTAGAGATTTTACTGCTCAAATAAATCAGCAGTTGGCGGATAGTTACTTCCAATACCACTCTCCCTTCACTCACAAGCCCCCACGCCATAAGTACAACATCGTAGGAGATCGTGTGGAAGAATGTAAAGAATTTGTAGTTCACTCATTCCAAATGGGTGATGTTGAAGATCCTGATCTTTATGCAGCTGAACCTTTATGGAAATGGCAAAACAGTGACATAGGCCAATGGGTAATGAAGAATGCCGCAGATACTCCTACCTGGCATAGAATGGCCGATGCAGTTACCTATGGATATCGATATCAGATACGTGCTAAGTTTATGGGTCCAGCACTAACTGAATACCTTCTTAGAAGCAGTAAATGACAGACGGTAAACAAGTAATGGAAAAAATAGCACACAAAAAAATTGGTGCTATGATGATGGAAAATGATAAGTTGATGCAGATACTGCAAGACTATCATATAGTGAGGTTAGAACAGGACGACGACTTCAATGATAAATTATCCTGGTGCATGGAACACTGTCAACAGAAATTCCGTGACATAAGAGAAGATGATTGCCGTGCTTGGTATTTTCAAAACGAACAAGATGCTACAATGTTTGCATTGAAATGGAGTAAATGATGTATGTATATTCGGATGATTGGAAGAAATTCAAACCTCCTGATGAAGTGTTACAGCAATGTTATCAAATATTGATAACGGACGACGAATCAAAACGTGCAGGAATGCCATTCTGGAAAATAAAGAAATGGTGTTTAGAACATACAGAAAGCTTTGTTTGGATGGATGTTACTGATGTTAGCGACGCTAGCTATCATTGGGATGAAATCGCTGCCTATTATTTTCTTAAAGAATCAGATAAGATGTTGGTTGCATTAAAATTTAAATGATGTTATAGTTATTGAAGTTAACAACATTTGGATTCAATGATGTACGACGAAGATCAATACGAAGCATTTGCTAAAGAAATGGAAACACGACATCCTGAGATGTTTAAAAATGCCTACGGTGGATTTGCTGTAGGTGCAGGATGGTGGCCTATCCTACAAGAACTCTGTAGGCAAATAGATTCTTATACACAATGGCGCAATAAAACACGCGAGTCATTGCTCAAAGACAACCCTCACGATCATCCCATCCCTGATGCAGTTCCTCAGGTAACTGTTGCACAGATCAAAGAGAAGTTCGGCGGTTTGCGTTTTTACTACGACGGTGGGGACGAACATATTAGCGGAATGGTGCGTATGGCAGAAATATGGGCCGGTCACTCTTGTGAAGAATGTGGTAAGCCGGGCAAACAACGCAGTGGCGGATGGATTAAAACTTTGTGTGATGAACACGAAATCGCACGTCAACAGAAGTATAGGAATCAATAATGAAGATCGGTTTTAGTCTTGGTCGTTGCATCCGTGACATTGTCAACGAAGAAGTTTCTGTTGACGATGTTGCATTCCTTATCACTGCTACAAACATTAAAACTGAAGAACAAATAGACAATGTGATCAGTGTCTACATGGGAGAACCAGGATATCTCTTAGGATTAGATTTTGAAAAGTGTAAAGAAGTAGCACATATACTGTGGGATAGTAATAGAATTATTCAACCTCGAGCCCAAGGTATGCATCGTCATATGCAACCCGAAAGCTCAATTTGGGTCGACATGTTTCCCACGACACTGAGTGAAAATGAATCTGTTAAGAAATCCTGGGATGCTTATAGATTTATGTTGCACATGGTAGAGAATGTCGACACCGAATCAATGGAGGCATTTAAGTGATCAGTTTTAGTTTTAACATACGCAATCCCTGGAGTGATCGTTGGGAATGTATTAAGACCTGGGCAGGTGACACTCCCTTCAAGAATAAGTTTTGGGAAGCACAAGTCGACCGTACCAGCGATGTGATAGGTTTGGAATTCCGATACACCATCCGACAAGACCATGCAGGACTGTATGTGTCTTTAGCATTATTTGGTTATGACGTAATTTTTAACATCTATGATAGTCGCCACTGGAATGATGAAGCTGGTCGCTATTATATCTACAACGAAGAAAAGGAAATGCATTAAATGAGTATCGAACAATCATCAGTGTTTTTAGCAGGCAGCATCTTAACTATGTTAGGATTTATTGTTCTTGTTATCGGTATCGTAGTAATTAATAACATACTATCTAAATACTGGAAACCTGTAAAATTGTTTACTCCTGATAGTTGGAAGGCATTTAACCCTCCGCCTCACGAGTATGCAGATAAGATTTCTCCATCGTTTGAAGAATCTACAAAGGAAGTTAACAAGAAATGACATCACTAGACATCATCCTTGTATTATCTCTTTTAGGAATCAAACACTTTTTTGCTGACTTTGTTTGGCAGTTTGATTACATGGTCCGTGAAAAAGGTTATTACGGACAACGGGGAGGCATCGATCATAGTCTAATCCACGCTGTACTTACATTGTTTGTTTTAGTTCCATTTGCAGGAACCTTTGACGCCTTTATTCTAGCTATGCTAGATGGCATAGTTCACTATCACATTGATTGGGCCAAGATGACCATTAATCGAAACAAAGACCTATCTCCTGAAGATAGAGAATTTTGGATTTGGTTAGGCTTAGATCAAATGGCACACTTTTTAACTTACGTAGGCGTTGTTGCAATTCTAATCCTTTGACAGTATAATAATGTCATGAAAAAGATTTTCTACGAAAAGAAAGGTCGCAGATATGTTCCAGTAATGGAATATGACAATGATCTTTTGGACAGCTTCACTAAAGGTACTCATCTAGTGCAGGTGTACCCGGGTGGCAGTAGTAGAAGGTATAATATTGATCCTGCATATGCTCCAATGATAGCCGCAGGTCGTGTAGCCGAAGATGCTATCAGCACTGCTGTAATGAAAGCTACAGAAGTGCGACCGAAGCGTAAGGCTATGACTCAGGAAGAAATTGATGCTTGGAACAACCTCATAGAAGTTTGGGGTGAAGAAGCTCGTAGTCTTATCCGGCCCTGTGCTCGGGATGTTGCCGAAGCAGGGGTCAAGGCAATGATGGAAGAAGCAGAAAAGCTTTTAGAACACGAAGGTGTTCGCAAGGCATACGATCATTTTATTTTGATGTGTGAACTTACTAAGGAGCAAGAACGTGTTTAAGGAAATCGTTAATTTCGTACAGTGGCAGTGGAACAAGTACGAATTCTGGCAAAAATGTTTTGTTGCCAGTTCTGCCTTTTTCGGTGCTGCTCTTGTTGCGCCTGCACCCTACGGACAGTATCTTTCTTTTGTGCCAATGTGCGTAATATTTTCATTTATGACCAAGTGGCTAGTTTGGGACGGAGCCAAGGCTCAGTGGAAGAAATACAAAGAAGAGAAAGAAAACCTTTTTACAACTATCAAAGAAAGTGACAAATGATTAGTATCAAACAATGGATGGAAATCTGCAACTATCGCATAACTGAAGGTAGCGATTATCAGTGGCAGTGCTTTGGATATAATGCATACCGCCTAGACAGCTGGAACGGTGATCAGGAAGGTCACACTATCAGTATCCTCTTTGATACTAAGACGCAAGAGGTATATCAGGTAGAAGCATTTGACTATGCTCGCGAACGTGCATATCGTATGACCAACCCCGATTACAAAAAAGAATTTGACAGTGAGTGTGAAGATCGCGAAATCTTAGATTGTGCCTGGGAACGAGATGATGGTACTCCTGTAAACTATGTCGATCTAGATGTGGATGAAGATTTTATAGAAAAAGCAACAGCTATTATTAACGATGAAGATTACGATACTCGTGTTAGAGTACCAGTAGACTTCACAGACGACGAACTTTTGACTTACATGAAAATGGCACACGACCGTGACATGACATTTAATCAATTTGTAGAAGAAGCGTTAAGAGCTACAATCGAACAGTATCGAGATGAACAAGAGTTAATCAACGAACTCGAGATTGAAGAGACAGTAGAAAAAAACAAAAAACGTAAAAAAGGAAAAAACAAATGACCACAATGATTTGGAAGATGCCTGTTAGGCAAGAACCCGTAGTTCAAGTACACGTACCTAAAGGCGCTGTGTTTATCTCTGCTGATTTCCAGGGAGACGAGATCTATACCTATGCTATCGTAGAGGCAGAATCTCAGGATACTGAAAATCGTACTTTTAAAGTCGCTAAAACAAATGAAGCTATCGACCTTAATGGACATTGGTTATTCGTAGCCACTTGCCAAAAAGGTGAAGAAGAATTCCATCTGTTCGTAGACGACACACGAATGAAAGACCCAGAATAATTAAACTTTGGTTATTGGCGGTAGTGCTAATGTTAACGTAGAAAAATAATAGACTATATTTCAAAGGTGGATAAATGGTATTCGAAGTAGTGTTGTGGGGATTTTTATCAGCGTTCGGGTGGTGGGGTGCTCAACACTATGTTATTGAACCCTACTTTCCTCCTCCGATAGAAAAGAAAACAGATAAGAAGGCAGAATGAAACTATTTGGACGCACAGGCGGTTACTGGTTGTTCTGGACAGGAGTCATTTACCTTGTATTTGGCTTACCTGTTGCCTTATACTTCAAAGACATACCAACACCACTGATACAACTAGTTTGGTTAGTGGCGCTGGCCCTGCCTTTTGCGATTCCACCATTTGGCCGTTGGCTTAACTTAGATGTAGAATGGGATAGAAAAATGTTAGATTGGCTTAAGAAAAAACCTAGCAATGTAATTCCGTTTCCTGAACAAAAGGAAACCACAGAGTACGGTGGTGGGAGTTACGTGCCCCCAGAACCAAAGAAACCTCCTGTAACCTACTACACTCTAGGAATGACCAGTGAGAATCGTGTAGAATTCAAAATGGGTTACAGCGCCATTACAATGAATCATGACGGGCTGGTTAACTTAATGGAACAACTCGAAGTCTTTCGCAAACAACTCGCTGAATATGAGGGTATTGAAGAATGAGCGGACGTGGTGTTATAATGCAAGAGCCAGAACAGTTCTGTGAACTGTGTGGCAAGTTAGATGAATGTCGGCCATATGGTCCTAACGATGAACAAATCTGTTTTGATTGTGCCATGAAGGATGACGAATCTAAAGCAATCGCAGAAAAGAAAATGGCAGCATATATTTTTGGAGAATAAGCGTCTATCGCCAAATGGAAAGGCAGGGGCCTCTAAAACCTCTATGCGTGGGTTCGATTCCCACTGGACGCACCAAATACAGTTATAAATAAAATGCCGGACCTGTAACCATACTCCGGCTCCGCTGACGCGAAAACAGGATGGGCTGCGCTCACGGGGTTGATAGTTTCCCGACACAACAAAACTATCACATAACTTAAAGGAAAATAAAATGAAATAGATTGAATATGCATGTAAGGACATAGTGTTCCATTTTAACAAAAAACACTTAGAAGATCAGACCATTCCCATGTGGGTCTTAAAATTCCATGGCGAAACTCTTTATGTGAATCACGTCGATTGTTCTGTTCCTTGGAGTACCAAAGAAACACCAGATAACAATCATACTAAAGGTAGCATCAAAGTCAAAGATGTGCTGTTGCAGATCAGTGATACTAACGAAGCTACAATTTCAAATCTCACTCTAATAGACAAATACAGACTTCGTAATCAAAAGTTGGGTATCACACGAGTGATGTTTAGACCGAGTACTAAGTTTCATAAGGCGCTACAGGCGAATGAATTTAAGCACAGTCCTTTTAAAACTATATACGGTCGTTGTAGTAGTCCGTTTATCATTTGTGATCTATTAAACAAATCGGAAATTACTTTAGCTGCTCTCAAGTACACCAATGACTTTCGTATAGTACAACCTAACGAAACTTATTTCCAACAGTATGATGAGATCAAAGGTGATAATATTCCAGTAGATTATGGACATCCTAGCACACCGTTTGAATATAGTTAAGGATAAAAAATAATCTCCGTCCGATTCTCTTGTGTAAATACAATCACTTGAAAAGAAAGGATAATAATGTCAACAGCTAAAGAAATAACTGACCAGTTAATAGACAGAGCAAAAGCAGCTAAAAAATTCGATCTCAAATTACGAGTACACGAAAATTGGATGCCTTGCGGAGTAGTTCCATTTGATATACACATCAAAGATGGAATAGCCACTGTTTCTGTCATAGCTCAAAGTTTAGAAGAAGCTCAATTTCAAGTGTCATTATTCATGGAATCGGACGATTGGATCTCTGATAAGTAATGTTAGCACATTAAGAGGATCCTGTGAAAAACTTCAATGAATTTAATGCGGGCGATCGCGTTGAGGTTAAACTTCTAGAAAATTCGGTACATTTTCTTGTTGGCGAAATTTCAGAAGATAATATCAGCGAGTGTATAAAATGGATAGTCTATGAAAATCTAGACACCAGCAAACAAAAGATCCTAACACTGTATATCAACTCAACTGGCGGCAATCTTTACGATGCATTTGCCCTCATCGATGTGATGAGATCTAGCACACATCAAATCCGAACGATTGGTATAGGAGCAGTAATGAGTGCAGCATTCCTTATATTTGCCGCTGGACATCAGGGTGAACGATATGCTGCTCGTAACACCAGCTATATGTGTCATCAATTTACAGAAAGTATGCACGACAAATATCACGACCTCAAGGCCACTATGCGAGAGAACGATCTCTGCAATCAAAAAATGATCAACATATTACGGGATTCAACAGGCTTGACAGCAAGTAAAATCAAAGTTAAACTACTACCAGCGAGCGATGTATACCTTAAGGCAGACGAACTCATCGAGCTAGGCGTAGCGGATCACATCCTGTAATAAATATGGCTAAAGAATCAGTTTTAAAAATCTCAGGCACCATCACCGAAGTTTTACCTAACACTACATACAGAGTGAAGTTAGAAACTGGAACAGAAATATTCGCTTATACCAGCGGAAAAATGCGCCAACATAATATTAAGATTTTGTTAGGCGATCAGGTATCACTGGAGCTCAGCCCTTATGACCTTACTAAAGGAAGAATTGTTTACAGAAAATGAAATAATTGATCCTAACAAGGTCATAGAATTTCTTGACGGACGATTGAAATCTGTTAAGTTTATGAGTTCAGAAGATCTTATACTCATACTAGCAGAAATGCTGCCCACCAAATCTGGAATTAAAGTTTCGTATAGACGATCAAAAGCATTAGTTGATTGTTTTGGAATCAATGGATATTTTGATTCAGAAGTTAAAAAAGATATCGAAATAGAAGTTTGCTGTTCTAGTTACAAAAAGAAAA